CTGATTCTACCAACACCTAACCATTGGAAATCAATAAAGAGTAATTGAGACCTTTCAAAGAATATATTAATACCACTAGGTCCAGTTCCATCTAATGAATCAATATTCCACTCACTTTGAGGAATTGATGTTTCTGTGACTGCTCCACCAACATTAGACCTTCTTACAATATCATATCTTGCTGTTGTTCCAATACCAACTTGTTTTGCAAAAACACCATTATAGTCATCAAAATATCCAATTGCTTTATAAGTATTATTTCTTGGTTCTCTAAAATTAAAACTTTCTAGAATATATTGAGATTTTCCAGGCATGTAATGATGGTACATTCTGGACTGATGAATCACCTGATCCGTTGCACCAGTTCCAACTGAAAGAATAATTGCTGCTTCTGTTGCACTTGAAGTTGTTGTTGATGATGCACCAACTGTTTTTGTGAGAAGTTCTAATTCTTCACCATAAACATGAGAATAATCTGCAAGTGTATATGGTTCTGATACTCTTAATCTTCCAAATGCATCAAGATTTTGTCCTGTGATTGCGATTGATGCACCAGCACTAACAGAAACTGTTCCATCAACAGTGATACTATTACCACCATCATTGATACTTACTTCATTTCCAATATTAACTGTTCCCGAAATATTAACAGTAGAACCAATACCTGTTACAGAAACTTCTGTTACAGGATTAAGAACATTTACATCTATTGTATTTCCAGCACCAATATTAACTGTTCCATCTATTGTGAATGGATTTGATGCTGTATATTCATCTTCATTCTCATCATATAGATGTGTATGAGTTGGAATTGGATTTCCCTCATCATTACTGATTTCAATTGAACCAGGAATAACAACAGTTCCACCAATACTGATATTTGAAGAACCAAGAGATACTGGAAATGGATTATCAAAAGTTACTTGTTGCCCATCAATTGTCGCTACATTGAATACTTCAAAAAGAGTTGTTCCATCTTTTAAATATGTTTGTATTCCTGAATTCCACTGAGCCATTAATCATTCACCCCAAGTTAATCTTTCTGGTTGATATCTCTGTACATTTTTAATTCTTGATGCTTGTTGAGATGCTGGATAAATGTTATGAACAATTGCTCCGGGATATTCTCCTTGGAGATGTTCTGCAAGTTCATTCTTGTTCATCATTCTACCTTCAACTTCCATTCTATAAATTTTTCCTTCCCAAACCACATCAGCAACAAAAGATTCTTTACTGACTTCTGGTTCAGAACTATTAATATAAAGATTTCCGTTGAAATCTCCAGAGATATTTACTGATTCTGATAGAAATTGTTTGAAGGATTTCATTTTAGTTACAGTTCCAACGGCGAAGGGCTTTGTTGATTCTTGAATCAGGATCTCTTGCAGTTTCTGCAGAAGTCAATCTTTTTTTCATTCCGGTCATACGACGGCAAAAGGACTTGCGACGATCTGATCTTTTTCCTTCAGGATTCTTTTCAGTTACTGCAGTTTGTAGTTTTGAACCTGGATTCTCTCTACGATATGCATTAACTGCTTTTTGACTTAATCCATCAGTCTTATCCTGACGATTTACTTTTTGCCAGTCTTCTACTTGAAGAAACTGCTCTCCTGGTTTTATATCGGAAACATAATATGATTGTATTCTTGATCCTGGATAAACCTTTTCAATTTGAGATTGAACTTCTTGCCTGTTTGGTTTTGATGTTTGAGGAAAGAACATCTTCATCATAAAATACTTCCCTCTCCAATTCAGAGTAACGAGAATAATATTTCCAGTTTTTGCAGGAATCCTTACAGATTCTGCCATTGGTTTTACATAGTTTTTATCCGGACCAGGTTTTGCCGAACTCCCTCCCATTGGTCTTTTTGGAGAGCACTCGCAAGGAGACTTTCCACATACATCACAAACCTTACCACTTTCTTCAGAAACTAATGGTTCTGCTTTGATAATATCAATAACTTCTGCAAATGAATTTCCATTTGCATCTTCAATAGTTTCTTCTTTTACTGACTTCCAACCACCACCCTCAGATTTATATCCTTTCGCTGCCCAACCATTTGCATATGCTGAAGGATAGACATCAAACTTTGCTTTTGCCTTTGCTTTCCACTTAGCCCAGAGAGAAGGATTAGTTGGTTTATTTTCCTCTTCTAAATCTAATTCTTCTGGTACACAATTAGGAACCATTTTATTACCTTTCTTCTTCAGTCCTTCTTGCTTATATCCAGTCCAGCAAGGACCTTTTGCTTCATCCATTGATCCTTGAACATCATGTTCACCACTATCCAAGTAATCTGCTGCCGAATCAATATAGTCTGCTGCTTTTGTAATTTTTGATTGTACCCATGCTTCAATATTACCTTCACCCTTCATTTTTGATTTAAGACGCTTGACTGCTTTCTCAATGGTAGAAAGTTCAGATCTTGCCATTGAGTGTTCATGATCTGGTTCAGGTTTTTTAGATTCTGCAACTCCACCAATAGTTACTGCATCCCACATAGCAGGTCCATAGGAACAATCCATTCTCCTTTCTTTTTTTCTACACATAGGACAATATCTTTCTTCACTGGATTGTTCTTCTATCTTATTAGATACCATTTTTGGTTTTCCTCCTTTTCCTGGACGATCTGCTACTGGATCTGCTTCCCTTTTTCTTCTTACTGCTGCAGCAATTTCATCTTTTGACATTTTTGCTGCTTTTTCTTTTGATAAACACTTTGGTTTTGCCTCTCCTGGCTCACGAGCACATTTACCAATTCTTTCTCCTTTAGTGTTGTAACGATCCCATCCATCACCGCCGACGCCACCTTCGCCGCCTTTACCAAACCATTTTCTGAGATCTTCGTTCATTTTACTGGACTTGATTTAGTTTCTTCACCTTTTGCTCTTTTTCTTCTCGCTGCACAATGAGCACGTTGAGAAAAACCTTTTGGATTTGAGCAATCAATACTCTTTTTATATTTATTACTCCACTCTTCTTGAAACTGCTTAAACGTTTTCATTGGTAGATTGCTTCTTAAGTAGTTTTGCTAATTCTGCTGTTGAACCAACAAATAATGCATTTGTTACATTTGTTGGACCTTTTCCAACTTTGTCTTCATCAAGATCTTTTAGTTTCTTCTGAAGATCCATCAACTTATCAGTTGCATCTGCTACATTTTTAATTAACTGGCCAGCAACTTCGTATGCTCTTGGCATTTCGCTTTCTTGTGCAAGTTCAAGAATTCCATTGATTGCTTCTTGACCTTTTTCAATCAATGAATATAAGTTACCTCTAGTATATTCATAATCTTTTTTTACGTCTTCAATTGAAGATGCAACTTTTTCAACCTTTTCGATAGGTTCAATTTGCTTTTCTACTATTTCGCCAGAAACATTAAATGTTTCATTTAAATCGTCGAATTTTTTTGTCATCTTCATGAGAATCCGCCATCAAATCCAAAATCATCTCCAACTTCAATTAGTAAATTATCCTCGCTAGTTATTTTCTTAACATCAGCACCAGAAACATGATTTGTTACTACAGTTTGATCAGATCCTCTTATAACTGTTAGATTATTTCCTGACTTTGAATCGACGTACATTTCTTCATTATCAATAACAATATACGTGTTCTCTGGAATTGATGATGCATCTCCAACAGTAATTTCTGTCTCTGATACTCCAATATCATTCACCAAGCTTGTAGTTACAGTGCCAGTATAATTTTTGATTGCTCTTGGTTCTACAGAGTATGTAAGATCTCTTGATCCTGCTTTTGAATCTGCTCCAGAAGAAGATGCTGCAATATAACCAATAGAAACTTTTTTGATAATATCCGAAGATGCAGAAAGAACGGGTCCAAAAATATATGTCTTTGCAGTGAATCTTAGGGTATAAATTAATGCTCTTCTTGTATTAAAATCCCCTTCATAATCATCACTCATGGTTATACTATCAAGAACAACAGGTATATCTCTTTTTTCTCCAATTTCTTCTACCAAATTAACTGTCATATTGTATGATGGTTGAAAATATGGTAGAATTTGTTCTACAATCTGAAGCATATCATCATTCAATTTAGTCATGATACTAAGCTCAAATTGCATATTATAAGGAACAGGCATGTATGCCTTCTTTTCACTTGTTTTATTTGATGTTGTTGATGTTATAAATGTTTGAGTTTGTGTTACCTTTCTTCCAGAATCATAGTTCAATCCAATAAATTCAAATGACATTCTAGGAAGATTCATCTGAACTGGTTTGTTCAGATCTGGGGATTGTTCTAATCTTGCTAAAAACTTTTGAGTAGGACCATATGCAAGCGGGACTTTGATGACGCTAACAACATCATCAGAATTATTAGTGTGCTTGATCGAAATATTGTTAAAGAGAGAACCAAATGAAACGATGGTTCTCCTTAATATTTCGTGGTAAAAATACTCAAACATGTTAAAATTTTTGTAAAGTGTGTAACAAAATCGTTAGATCTATTTATGCTATGGCATTCCAAAAGGATTCGTTTCACTAAAATCAAGTATTTGATCTGCCTCAGTTTCTATTTCCTCATTCTGTGCGTATGGATCATTGATATCATCAGTGTTGATAATTCTAAGTTGCCTGCTTGCGCTGCTTGCAGCACCAACTATTATTTCACCAACAACAAATGAACCAGAAATTATAGAAACTTCTAAAACATTAGTAATAGAACTCCAAGATTTAACTCTTGCTGTAGTACTGCTTATAGAACCTGTTACTACTTCATTGAGAGTGTATGTTCCTACGCTTCCAACATCCGGAGATCCAATCGTAATTGTAGGGGCAAAAGTATAACCTACACCAGCATCTACAACTCTAATGGAGGTGACAATTCCGGCAGAGTTAATTGATGATACTGCTGTTGCTGTAGTTCCAATTCCAGGAGAACTGATTGTTACTAATGGCGATGAAGTATAACCAGATCCTCCATTAGTAACAGTAATTATCCCAATAATTCCATTGGCAATTTCTGTAGTTGCAGCTGCTCCAACTCCTCCACCTCCAATAAAACTAACTCCTGGAGCAACTGTGTATCCATACCCAGGGTTAGTCAATTCAACTCCTTGAATCTTATCGGAAGTTACTCCATTGCAATCAATCAAACCAGAAATTATTGTTGCAATTCCAGTTGCAGTGAGTCCTCCGGATGGAGCAGATGATATTGCAACTCTTGGTTCTGTGGTATAACCACTGCCTCTATTTGTTAATGTAATTCTTCTAACACCACCATTAACAATATCCGTTATTGCTGATGCAGTAGATGCAGTTCCTACTAAAGTGAGAGTTTGAATATAACCCTGATCTATGACATTATCATCGATTTCATCAACGTCAGTGTCGATAATTTCGTCCTCATACCTAAACAATTCGCAAGTTAGTTGATAGACATAATTTTTCTGAAGTTGATAGAATGGTTTTTCGTGTTCAACATACTTAATTTCAAATAATCTATCGCCTAAAGGAAAATAAATTAAATCCCCTTCTTTTGGTCTAGTTGAAAGTTTTATATTTGGTATATTCTTTATCAATGGAGATATATAATTTTCAAATCTTTCTTTGGATATTATTAAATTAATATCGTCCATTTCTTGAATGCCAAATTTTGACATTAAAGTTCCTAATCCATTGTATCCTTCATACGTATCAACATATGCTTCTATTGGATATGCATTTTCAAATTTAGATTCAATTACTTCCTTAATAATCGTTTTTTCTGTAACGTATTGTCTTGGAAGATAATATATTTCAACACCATACATTCTCAATTGCTCATTAATGAGATCTTGTATTAAACTTTGCTCGGTTTTTGAACCTTGTTGGAAAAAAGGATTAAGCATAAAATCACCCTATCATATCAAAAGGTGGAAGTTCATATGTATTTGACATTTTCTCCATGATTGTATCCAATTCTCTCTGTGCATCATCATAGATTTGTCTACCATTAAGTTCGACGCCACCAGGAAGTTTTACTCCTTGGAACTTAATTAAGTTTTGGCCCCACTGTCTTTTAATAAGAGATGTCAAATATGGTTTTAAAAATGAATCATTCCAAACTCTTGAAAAATCATTTGGATCCAAAATTCTATAACAATCAATAATCAAATAATCGTTAACATTAACACTTCCCCAATCAATATCGAGATATAATCTATCCATTCTTTGGTTAAATCTAATTTGCTTTTGAGTAGTTAAAAGAAAATCCATATCTTCTAGATATGTTTTAACCATAGCATAAGTTAGAAGTTCAGTAGAACCCCAATAGTAGACATCATTCAAGAATAACTGATACTTAACACTAAACATGTTATTTGTAACAGTATTTGTTCCATCAAAGTGAAAAACTTTAGTAATACCGATTATTGATGGTGGAACTTGCAAATAATTGCTATTTTCCTTGTAATCAAATGTTACAGAAGATCCTGCAATATTTGCTGTAGCAGTTGTTGTGACTATTCCTGCAGTAGGAATATTTCCATTAGGTGCTCTTCCTCTATCAATATCATCTTGAGTTATTTGATACTTCAAGAACATCTGAGAGACACCATCAAAATGTCTTTCTTGGAAAAACTGTATTGCATCATCGACGAGATCTTCTATTTGCTCATCAGCAACGTTAATCTCCAAAACTGGCGCACCCAGTTTTCTTTTGCAGTAATCTATTAACTCTTGTCTGGAAGAAGGTTGCGCCATTTATTTACTACCTCTAAGAATTATTTATGATTTGTTGAAGAAAGCATTTCTGATAAAACTTCTTGCTGTTTCATATAAAGTTTCATATATGATTTAGCAATATTTCTCAAATCCTCTAAGTCATCAATAGAATCTATTTCTATAGATGCTTTTACATATTCAAAGTTTTTAGATAAATTTTCCAGTTGAATTTTATCAGGATCCATTAGATAAACTCCTAAGTAATGTTTTAATTTCATTCAAGTCACCTCTGATTGAGTTGAGATCTTTTTCCATACAATCAATTCTATTTTTTTCTCTCTCCTGAACCTTTCTACGTGCAAGATAATTTGCATATTCGGATTGATTTGTATTCACAATAGCATTGGTGTTCATATCTCTAAAAAGATAATTATCACCTTCAACTGGTATTAAACTCATTTTTTTAACCTCAAGCAAGTGCGATAACTCTAAGATCTTGTATTACAGGAACAATAGCCTGATTCGTAGATGTCATTATAAGTTTTACTCTAAAGATCTTAAATGATGGCAGATTGTCAACTGTGAATTCATATTCTTTGAATGATCTTGCTGATGGAACATATTCATAGAAAGAATTTTTGAGGATTTTCTTGTCAGGTGTTCCATTGCTGAGGGACGGATCAGCAGGAACTCCGATAGAAGTATTTAAGTATCCTGGGAATGGTGTGAAGATAGGAGTTTCATTTGCATCATTTTGTAAAGCATAGAAAACTCTAATATCATTTTGCTCATTAATCGCTCCAGTTAATAGAACTTTAATCGCAGTAGATGAATTCTCAAGAATAATTGGTTTTGAAACATAGTAGAATGAGTTTGGATCATTAACAATAGTATTCGCTCTACTATCAGTTACATAATTTGTAATTGGTCTATTAACTCTGTTAGATGTAAATATCACATTTGTTTTTGACATATCAATACATGGCGACAACCTCTCATCAGCACTCAAAAGATTCATATTCATTGTGAATGATTTATTGCCGGGCAAACTAGTCAATCTTTCATCTTCATTTACTTGAGATGCAACAATTCTTGGCGAATCAAAATAATTTGTACTATTCAATGTAACTGGTTGAAATCCTTTATCTACATATGGAGTTTCATTTCCATCAATACTCTGTCCCGTAACTGTTCTAACAGAAGCAGATATAGCGGTGAATTTTGGACTAATGGTTCTAATGGATGGTGTTATAAGTTCAAAGGGAACATTATATGTTGCAGATACATTAATACCACCTGTTTTTTTAGATTCGCCAAAAAATAATTTTGGCAAAGTTCCTGATCCAGTTCTATCTGTAGTATTATCCCCAGATGACATATCAACTTTAAGATAATATGAATCTAGATCTATTTGATTGTCTATATCTGCAAAATTTAAGTCATGTGTTTTGTTTATTCTGAGAAGAGAAACGTCATTGAGTTCATATTTGTAAACTAAAGAACCACTTGAATATGGATATGTATTTGTTCCATTAATTCCTCTGGTAATACCCGTTAGAGTATTTGTATTAGAAACTCCTGTGTAACTTATAATTTCATCTCCGATCAACAAATATCCTGGATTTGTAGATGCAACACTAACTTTCTCAAATGTTGCGAAGTTTGCTGTGCTAGCAACAGAAATCTCAGATGTTGAAGAAGCAGAATAATTTACAGAAAGTGTGGTTGGAGAAATATCAGATTTTGCTCTAAGAATAGTTACTTTATTAACATCAGAGTGCATACCATGGTTTCTTTGATTGACTTTAAAGTGAAGTCCATCAAAAATTTCTTCGACTGGTTGTGTTATTATAACGTTACCACCATAAGAACCATTCATTTCTGTAGTTACACCAGAATTGTTGATATAAGTTAGTGAATACCCCGCACCAACAATAAATTCACCTTGAACATCATCAACTATTAGTTCATTTATTCCACTTATTTCAGAAACACTCAATCTTAGGTTTTTACCAACAGATGATATTCCTATCGTGGAAATTGTAAGTAAATCTCCAACTGAGTATCCATAACCACCATCAGAAACTGTTGCGGCAATTGCTATTCCATTGGAAATAGTAACATCTGCAGTTCCATTCTTTCCTGTTCCGGAAATATTAGATAGTGTTAAATTATTAAATGTAGTTTGACCTGCACTAGGCGTATAACCAATACCAGAATTTGTTATATTTAAAGATGATATTGTTCCAGCAAGGCCAATAAGAGTTCCTGTTGCATTTGATTGCAATTGGATAATAGTGTTTCCATTAGATAAGTCAGAATCATTGACTGTTGTTCCAATTCCTATTCTAATAGTTTTTGAATCAATATCAAATGGATTATTTCTTAAAACGTCAACTCCATTTGTTGGTAATGTTGGATTAAAGAACTGAACCGAACCATTAGAAATAAAACTTGCTCTATGTAAAATAAACTTCAGGTCTTCATATTGACTTGCATCCCAGGTGGAAGCATTCTGTGATTTAAATAGAGAACCTAATAATGGTTGTGCAGATACAAGAACTTGACCCGATTCATTTGCTGCAGAAGTTACATCCGCTTCTCCCAATCTAGAAATCCAGGCAGTATATTCTGTAGAATCTGATAGAAGAACAAATGCGTATTCAGTTTGTCCATTTAGATAAATTGGTGATTCAAATTCAAATGATGTTGGTACGCTAGCATCATTTGATATATTAACTTTATCTGGCGCAAGTTCAATTTCGGAGAATGGAATAATTTTTTTAGTAGGTATGCCGATTTCAACTTCTCTAAGTTGACAGTAAACTGGAAGAGTAGAATCTTTTGTCCTAAAGAAAACGTCAAGTTTAGTTACAAAAATACCAGTTTCATCATCTACATAGAATGATTGTGCGAGAGGGTCAAGGTGTCTTTGTTGGCGAGATTCTGTGGTCTGAGCAGTTGCATTTGCGGTTGCCGTAGTGGACACACTAAGAGTTCTAGTTTCTTCAAAATCCTCATGCTCAACTCTTGCATTTCTTAAAGAAAGAGTAACTTGCTGAGTATTATCAATATCACCTTGCGAGTAGAATATCTCCTCAGCAGATGTTGTAGATATGCCTTCAATTCTAGAATTAGTAGAACTGTTTGTTAATCTGAAGACGGATCTACCAGTTTCAAAAATTGGATTATTTGAAACATTTCCATCAGGAATAAAGAAACTGCCCTGAAGTGTTCCCAATCTATCAGTTACAAGTCTGACACTCTTAACTACTGCAGTTGCTCTACTAGTGATTCCTCTTAAAATCATTCCAGGTCTTGCATTTCCCCAGAACAATGGTTGTCTTTCGTTTGCAAGACTGAAGGTATCAATATTTAAAACAGTAGTAGTTGATGAATACGTTGCTGGGAGTGTATTTCCCCTGTCATATGGATTTTCATCATAAAAATCAGTTGGGTTGTTATATGGTCCATATTTATGATTTGGTGTAGCAAGTCTAAACTCAATATATGGTAGAGAATTGGGATCAACACCCTCAACTGTTTGGAAAACGCCAGATTCTGCAAAAACACCTTCACCAATCAAGAATGTTCCTGATGTCATTTCAATTTCAAGTAATTTTGGCGTACAGAAGCTGGATACATCTACACCATCAAAGAATGTATATAATTGAGTATTTGGTTTCATGCGTCTTGCAGTAAATTCAATGTTTCTTGAACGCATGAATTGAATAATATTTCTACTAATAACTCTATCACCAAGAGATTCTGTATTAATTTGTTCTCTAACCGTATGCTGAACACCTGTTCTTCTTTGATCTAAATTGGTTGTGAGACTTACACTTCCACCAATATTGAGAGTTGATGTTGTGTCTGTTTGAACTATAGGTGTTCCTTCTTTAGTTCTTGCGCCAGTTTGGAAACTGTTTTGAGTAGTGTCCATACTCGCTGTCAAAGTCATTCCAAGATTTTGTCTTATGTTATTTGTTTCCCAAGAGTTCCAAATTATTGGGCTAACTCCCAATCTTGAACCATCAGCAGTGTCTTGGATCTCTGCTCTTAGGGCTTCCGCTACACCTTGGAACGAACCTTCAACTCTAACATCCCTAATTTCTAAAAGATTAACATCAATCCAAACATCGACAGTGGGTTCTAGTTGAATTGTTCCTTCCCAAGTTTTTACTAGGTATGGAGTTACGTTTTCAACTCTTGTAGCAAATGGTTGTTCTAACCAAACAGTATCGTCATAATCTAAACTAATAACATCGCCCGTTCTCTTAATATTTGTCCCCAGGATATTGTTTAAATATTTTCTATCTTGATTTGCATTTGTCGTTGTTCCAATTCCTGTTATGGCATCAGAACCAATCTCCAAATTCAATGAAGTTGTATAATGAGATGGTCTCAATTGACCATTCTCTAGGTCTACGCTATTTTTTACACCTATACTATTATCTTGTACGCCGACAGAAGAAAAATTATCAATTAAGAATCCTGACTTAAATCTATTGAAACCAACAGAATCTGAAATGAATAGATTTGCCGTATTGTTCTCAAGAAGAGACAAACTAGTATAATACTCAAGATTCTTGATTCTGTTTTCCAATCTAAAGATATCACTCATTTGATATCTCTTATGGTCAACAAAAGTTATTTCTACATCTCTTACATTATAAAGATATGGTGGTAAAGCAATATTTGCAATATTTAATCCATTAGATACTTCTTCTGGAAGCTTTGGATTATCAGAGGGCTCGCCTAATTTTAACTGAAAACTACCATCTCTAGTAAGATAAATTCTGTCAATTCTTGGCAAATAATACGTAAATGCTATTGTTTCAGACTCATCAGATGCTAACACATGATCTGAACTATGGTTTCCACCTGTAAATGATCTTCCTTCAAATTCAAATGGAGATCTTATTCCTTCAGCAACTGCATAGTTGCTGACCCTTGGCCTGGCGTCCAACATATCAGTGTTTCTGAATATATCCACCAACTGCACTTCTTTTCCATAATCAAAACTATCATATGAACTTGCTGTAGTTATATCGCCACTATCTGATGAATCGTAGAAAGCTTGAGAATATATAATTCTTAATTTTCTCAAAGGTTCTTTTACATTTTGTTTTCTTAAAATATAACTATAATCATAATGAGTTAATTTCTGTCCATTATTAAAATTATAGTTACTTGTTATATTTTTACTTCCTTGGTTTAATGCAAAAGAAATTCCATTAACACTAGATTCTAAAAATTCGACAACTTCTCCATCACTAAAGACGCTTTCGTTTAAATATACAAATGATACTTTAGAACTATCTAATCTTTCGGCAAGAAGTGCTCTTGCACCACTAATTGTTCCAACAAATTCTTCTCCAATAATTAAATCACTAGTCGTGGAACTAGGTCCATCTAAAGAACCAACAGTTATACTGGGTAATACTGGATCTGATGTATTAGTTGATTCATAAATCGCATGTATCTTAATAACGTCAGGAACATTTAAACAAATTTTTTCATCCTGAACTCTTGTTCCAAATGGATAATCTCCGAAAACTAAACCATCATTTTTTGATGTTGAACCAGTTCCCGAATAATCATACTTAGATTTATTTACAACTAAAGATTCTATACGTGCCTTTCTCTTAACTTTAGAAGTTATTGAACTTTTTCTAAGAGTCGCAATAAGTTTACAATTCGCATCGTTACTACCTAAACCATTGATTACAATTTCATTAGAACCATTGAAATATTGAAATCTATCTTCTGTCAGTACTTCAATAGTTCCGTCAGATCTAGTTAAAACATATCTCTCTTCATCAAAAGGTAAAAATACCTCATTAGAATCTGCAGTTATTGGTGATGTAGAGTTATCTACGATAGAAGTGCTGAACTCTTTTCTTATTATTATTGTTGAACCGGTCAAATCTACAGAATTGACATTTGACTTAGGAAGAGTTGAGAATAATTTTTCGTCGTTTTGTGTTCCTGGAAGTCTTGTATAAAGAACAGAAAGATCATTCACGGTAGTTGATGATGCAGGTAATCCACCATCACAAACTCCAGTTACTGTAGTAATACCACTGACGATAATAGAATTTGTTAAAACTTCATCAACTTTTGCAAATGATTTTACAGTAAACCCAGGTCTTGTGTACTGAATCAAATTACCGGTAGTTACAATTCCAGGAAAAGCAACTGTTGGACTCGTTACTGTTGCTACACCTGCAGAAAAACCTGTAATAGTAGCATTGCCATTACCAACTAATGCAGAAACTGATTGTAAAGTATCTGCAGAGAAAGTTTTTGATGCACCTACATTTGCATATAAAGATTTTACTTCAGAAATGCCATAGTTCGTAAAACCAATACTTACTCTAGTATCATTAGTACTATCAAATACTAGTTTCTCACCATTAATAAAGTTTCCTGAAATTTGATAAACTGTGAGCGCAGTTCCAACAGATACATTATTCTTTAGGAATGCAGTAGCACCACTAGAATCACCTCTAATGTAAGTTGGAGTATTCAGTGTAATTGGTTGGTTAAGTGTTAAGTCACCATATGTTTGAACATCAAATAAAGAAATATCCCATCTATTGATATTTTGATTTTCTAACTCATATCCACCAGATTCTAGAGCAAAATCATAAACTCTTGCAATTCCTATCTCTTTTCCTGCAGGAGTATATGAACTTAAACCAACTCTTTCATTTCTTAAACTAATAGTTGAAGAAGTATTAATTCCAATAGAAGGAGATCCAGAAACTCTGTTCAGATTTAAAGAAAATCCAAAACTAAAGTTAACGGATTGATTTTCCAATAACTTAGTTGTTCTTGTTTTTGGTGCATCTAAGAAAATTGGAGCAATCGTTTCTACTTCATATCCTCTTACATACGCTTTTCCTGGACTGATTTTATAAACTAAAGAATCTTCGGAGGGTAAAGTTCCAGAAGAAGTTAATTGATTCTCCAAATAAATTCCATTATTTCCCTTTCCATCATTTAAACTTTCTCTACAATAAGTATTAAATGCTTTAATATAGTAATGGCCAGATTCATCAAAGGTCCTTCTTGCAAACTCATCTGCTAAAAGATTGTACTCAGTATTTTTGTTTATTTTTCTGAGGACACCATCTTTTACATTTGCAAGTTCAATAAAGTTTGGATAATCAAACGAATCTATTGGTTTTTTTGATAGTTGTGCTGTTATTTTTAATCTATCAGCACCTGGTGCTGCAAAGTTATTAAAACCATTTGCATTATCATTTAGATTAGGATCAACATCTGCGGATATAATTTCCTCAATAACATCAAAACCTACTCTATAACTTGGAGTATTGGTATATTGGTCCAGGATTAGAGTTTCATCAGCAACATCAACCAAATAACCTCTGATAAAGTAAACTCCTGCGCCTAATGCAAATGCAGAACCAATCGCAGTAGAATTAGTAGCGATTGTTCTTGCAAATCCCTCTCCAGCAGAAATAAAAGTATTACCAAAAGCAATATTTGAGTCAGTAATTAAATTTTCGCCATCTTCAAAATCTCTTGTGGAAAGGTTATTTTGATTTGACTGATAATAGTCAACATAAAGTGTAATATTTCCTCTTTCCGACTCCTCTGACGTAATTACTTTTCTGATAATTGCAACAACACCAGAATTTTCACCTCGGATTTGAGTTCCTACTAAGTTATCAAGATATAATGATACGGGAATACCTAAGAAATTACTTTCAACTTGTACTGCATAATAATTTTGAATATAAGTTAAGTTACCTGGAATTACCTTTGCACCTTCTTTGAAGAAGTGATTACCAAACTGTTCTACTTGATTTTGTAGAATAGATTGTAATGTTGTTAATTCTCTTGCTTGAACTGGATATCCGGGTTTAAATAGAACTTTGTAATAATTGTTATCTTTACCGCCAATTACTGGTTCATTGTAATCGTCAAAGTATGGAGCTACGTTGAGGTTGGTTTCTTGAGACATAATTCCTTAGAATTGCAAAATAACTTTGATATCTTCTTTTTGGTTTGTTGACCGAGTAATTGATGGTCTATTGTCAACGTAAATAATATTTCCAGAGTACTTTTGAACTTCTGGTTGAGACACACCTTTAATAAATTGTTGACCCAAGTAGTATGTCCTACTATTTATTATGGTACTAATACCAGGATTACTTTCACTTCCAAATGTAGTTTGGATAGCAAGTGTTGCACTTCCACCCAGAATGTTGAAAGAACCACCGCTTCCAATGTCGGCGGTAAATCTATGCATCGTAAATCCATATGTTGGTGCTGCATTTTGAGTTCCATTGGTATTAAAACCACAATGGAATCTATCTTGCCAATACTTCAGTACACCTGTGCTTTGATCATATGAAATTACTCTTCCAAAAGCAGTTGATCCAACACCAATTGTTTGCGTAATTTGAGTGTCTGCGTTAAAAACAACAGAACTATATCCAATTCCGGAAAGTTTGAGTGCATAAACTGCGCTTGCTTTATCTAAGGTTAAAATGCTATCAGAATCATAACTTAATGGACTTTCAACAATACCAACTCTTGCAATTTGATTTCCGGTAATGAAATCTGGATTTTCTGTATCATTTTCAATTCTTGAATATAGAAGAACGTTGTAGGCACCCAACTCTTTATAAACGTCTGCTCCGTGTCCTCCTTGAGGTGGAATAATAACATTAAAGACCGGAGATGTTGTGCCAGTTGGAACGTTACCGCCAACTAAATCCAGAGTTCCAAAAGTATATCCAGAACCACCATTAGAAACTGTTACACTTTCAACTTTTGAATCATTATTAATTACGACCGTTGCTTCTGCGCCAGAACCATCACCACGAATTGGTACTCTTGTATAAGTTCTATTTGCAGTTCCTAATCCAACACCTCTATTTGTGATCGTAACAATTTTTAATTGACCACTTGTTGATGCATTATTTCTAACTGCCGCCTCTCTAGAACTGGTTTCCCAGTCGGGAGGAACTGGCATATAGTTTGTTGAATCAAACTTTACAATGTCACTTGGACTAATTGTATAAAGATACTTCCAAACATAACCATCACCACTAGTGCCTGCTTCTCTTGGTTCTAAGTCGGTGAATGTTGGTTCATCAAGCGAAGGTCTTCCTGATGGATTTTCTGGAGAAGATCCATTCTGTAGACAAATATAAACTCTATAGTCGCTGTTCAGAACATAGTAGTTTGCAGAATATAAATCTACAGCATTCGATGGTTGTGAAGGATTTGTTGCACTGATATCATGACGATACATATCATAAGTAACGCCAGATGTCCAAGTAATTTTTCTAATTACTTGTCTTACATCTGTCTTAGATATCTTTTTCATCGCAATCATTGTATCCCAATGATTGTTCTCTTGATTAAAATTATCCACTGGTGATGGTGGACTGGTATTCCAATCAACATTATAATCAGTAGGATTTGGTAATCCAACAAAAGAATAATAGGAGTTACTAGTGGAAGCAACTCCTGCTATAAAATTCTTTGCATTTAATATACGAAGTTGATCAGTAATTATTGCAGACATTTTGCAGAGTTTTTATTTATTTATTAGTTATTTCTATGATGTATAATTCAAATATTTAAGAGGTGAACTTCTATTCACTAAAGTTGATGTAGATATTCCACCAATACCATTTAAGGTATATGATTCAAAATTAAGAGTTTGAATTGGATTAGACAATTCAATTTTGCCCCAACTATAATTTCCATGATAATTTGAAGTAGAAAATCCAGAATATATGGAGTCAAATGTTGTAGTAATTCCAGATTTAATGTAAACTCTTCTAATCGCTGTAGTTCCCACTCCAATAACATTAGATTGGATAGTTTCTACATTAGAAACCTGATATACGTTATCGATATACTGTGTGCCGACACCAATTATATTATCAGAAGAGTCATATGAGTTAATAGATGTTGATATACTTCCAATATTTGAATTATAAACTATGAAGAAATCTCCCGTAGATATTCCACTTACTGTAATTGCGGAACCAACTAGAGTATTATCTCTTAAGAAGGAATCTGTTGGAATATACAAATCAAATATTGTAGTTAAAGTTGTTGTTCCAACTCCAACAAGAATTCCAGAGTCTCCAGAATAAACATTAACATCAATAGTTTCCTTAGATAATGTTGGCGGTTCAATAAGAACAGAAGGTGGGTTTGTAATTGTATAACCAATACCAGGATTTACAATCTGTATGGAATCAACAACTCCAGAGGAAATCGTAGAAGTTGCTGTTGCTCTATACGAAACTGCAAGTCCTACTGGATTTTCAATTGTCACTATCGGTGCGGATGAATATCCATAACCACCTTCAACGATATCAATTGAAGTTATTGTACCTGAAATAGAAACAACTGATGTTGCAGAAGATGCAACTAAAGAATTCTGAGAAACAAAGGTAACTTGATTTTGGAAACTAAGTAATGGACTTTCATTTTGTGCATCAAAGAATGGTTTGATATTATCAACATAAATTGTTGTCGAACCAAATCCAACAGCACTAATCAAGTAAGAAGATGGATTGATAAGTGGTTCGTACTGAATTCTATCTTTTCCAACAATTCTTCCATTAATAATCTTATCAAAGGTTTGTTTGCACCACTTGATTGGTCTTATTAGAGTATCGTCTGTTGTGATACCTGGACCTGAATATGGATTAGTTTCTAGTGAATCAGTTGTATTAATGCCAGTAATAACTCTTTCTTCTTGTTGAAGTCCAAATCCTTGATCAAATCCCGGTTCATAATTTAATGTAACTTCATCACCAACTTTGATTGTTTCAAGAATATCTCTGAAAATAACATCAATGTCTCCACTACCTTTGTAGAATATAACCTTCACTGTATCACCTTCCTTAGGTGCTTCACTAAATTCAACTACACTTCCACCTTCAAAGAAATATGCTTCACCGGGTTTCTGAAGAATATCGTTAAGGAATATTAATAATGTTGATTTAACATCAATATTTGAACCCTTTGCGGAGCGAATAGTGACCAAACTATCATTAAGTTTGAGTGGAAACTTCTTTGTCACTCCATTGAATAAATCTTCAAAACTATCAAGGACCTCAAGTTGGCCAAGAGTCCATCCAGAGAAAAAGTCATTGTAAGTTTTATTAATTACAATTTGGAACTCTGAATATGGTTTTGATGTATCAGTGGGAATTCCAATATTACCTCCAATTTCCATGGTTAAAATTTCATTTTGGCCATATCCATATCCAGTATTCTTGATTGTAAAATCTATTACACTAGATCCTTGACCAACAACAATATCTACTTTTGCTTCTGTTCCTATTCCTTGGGATGAGGAAGAGCTGTAAATGAGCGGAATATTGGTATATGAGAGTGGATAATCAAAAATAACTAATGGTGGATTTGATGAAGTATAACCGAATCCTGGATTTGTTATGGTCACTCCAATTACGTGTCCATTACTGACAGATGCAGTTCCAATAAACTCAATATTTGGAGTTCCTGTACTTGAGGTTTGAACTCCAACATTAACCACTGTCTGAATACCAATTCTATAACCAGAACCACTATTACCAATACTAATAGATGAAATTGTTCCTCCTACAGAAACAGTTGCAGTACCTCCAGCAGCGACTAGTGGTTGTAAACCAAATCCTGATGTTGAACCAACTGAAACTATTACTCCACCAACAGGAATATTTCCGCTATTGATATCATAACCAACAGATGATGCAGTTCCAGTGAATCTAATGCTAGAAATGCCTACACTTTCTACTAAAGTATAATCTTCAAGTTCTGCTTGCGCTCCTTGAGGTCCTTGAAATACGCCATTAATAAGTACGACTGCATTATTTGTGGAGAAACCTGTTATATTTTGATTGTTGGTAGTGAGAGTGAATGTCTTACCAATTCCAGTGAACTGGTTTGAAATTCCATCAAAGATATAATTTGATTCGTAGGTTTCTTGTGTGGTATTAGGTGTACCCCTTCTCAGGAAGGTTCTACCTTGGAAAGTAGAATGAGTTGTTATTCCCGTCCAATCTCTATCATTTGGTGGATTTGTTATAGAACCTATTGGAGTTGGACCATAAGGTGCTTCTGCAAAGTGTATTGTATTCTCAACAATATTATAATTACCTTCAATAACACGAACCAAATCTCCTGTAGAGTGTGTTGATAATCCAGTTCCCATCCAAGGTCGATCAACCAAAATAACATTGGTGCTTCCAAGACCAACAGTGTTAATCTTCATAATTTCATCATTAATCTGAATTAAATTGCCACCAAAGAAAGAAGTTATTCCAGAGAAAGTAAGACGATTATCCGCAGTAGAAGCGTCTTTTGACAATGTTGTAGTTATCGCAGTAGAAACAATCGGAGATTGTATATAATTATCAATTGCAATAATGTTTTTAGTATTTTGATTGACTGCTACAAAAGAATGTGAAGTGTCAATGCCAACAGAAGTAATGTCAAATGTATTTGGATTTCCTTTTAAAGCATCCTCCGCACTTCCTGATAATTTAATAGTGCTTTCATTTACTTTTACAACATAAACTGTTTGTGGTAATTTGTCGGTTGTCCCTATACCAACAACAGACGTTTGTGCAATACCAATTGCCTGTGTTGTGCCAGCACCTGCATAGATATATTTAACTTCTTCACCAGTTACAAAGAAGTGATCTGGTATTGTAATTGTGCCAGATCCAACGCTTACTATGGAGGAATCATTGCCATCAAAATATCTTAAGAAAATTGGACTTTGATTGTGAGTAAGATCAAAACTTCTCTTCACAGATCTATCAGTTCCTTCATAAATTCCAAAATTACTAGTAATTTCTGCATTAGTAAAATCTATAGAATTCTGATCAACATTAATCTTTTCTAAACTTAGTGCATTTTGAAAAACCCTCACTTGAACATCAATATTTGGTTCTGGTGTGAATGTCAATTGTGTTCCATTTGTACTAACAGCTGCACCAACTGCTCCAAGTGATGAATGCGTTTGTATTATTCCATACTCCGTAATTGATGTGTCATTACCATCATCAATTACAATAACCTCTGACATTTGATATTTTTGGTTTGTAGTATCTTCAACACTTACTATGTAATAAGCACACGCATGGTTATTTGGATACTCTGTAATTATATTTTCAACAGGAGATACTGAAGCAGTAATAGAAGAAATTCCTGAACTAATATATCCAGTAATAAGTTCTTCTGTCCCTATGCCTATTGGTGAAGAAATAGAACTTGCAATCGAAATAGTTAATGTATTAATTGTTACACCAACTCCAAGAACTGAATTTGGTTTAAAGTCAATTTTTATATTAGATCCGTCAATATACGGAATATAAGTTCCTAGACCTGGAATACCATATGGATTTGTGATAGTATTATCTGTTATCTGCCCATAATCAACAATATCAACATTAGTTCCATCTTGAAGTAAATTTATTTCATCAAATTCATAATAAGAACCATCAACAAATCCAATTTCAACCAAAACTTTTGCAGATCTATATGTATTTGCTATTGAAACAATATTGGTTGCAGAAGAAGATCCGGATGGAATAGTAGATTGACTTGATTTTAAATCAACAATATTGCCAAGAGAACTTTGACCTATACCAGAAATATTACTTTTAAGATCATGAGAAACTAAAGAAATATCATAATCATTAACTGAATATTTAATTGGATAGAAATTAAGTTGGCCGAGTGTTCCACTTATATTAAAGTCAAAAGATCCCAAATCTATATAAGTTTCGACTCTTCCATACTGATTTAAATAACCATAAGTACCATCATGTAGAAGAGAAACAATTAGGATTTGTCTTTCTGCAGTAAATCTCTTATCTCTTACATAAGTAAAGTATTTTTTAGTTCTTGCGGATGCCAATTCAAATTCATCGACTGTACTGAATCTAGTTGATCTTGGATTACTATTAAACTGATCACTAATATCATCAATAATTAGAACTCGGTTACCTATTGACTCAAAATAATCGGTTAAAACTCTATTTTGTAAGATAATTTCATTAGAAACCAATCCATTTCCGATTCTTGTTGTTTTTTCAGTTGCAAGATCAAAAGTGTAAACGCAATTTAGATTTCCCTTTCCGACAATATCTACAGTTAAATCAGCAATACTATCTTCTGTAAATACCTTAGCGGATGTTATATCCACATCTTGGTTTTCAATCATTAAGTCAGAGAATTTCAAGAATCCTGATGTATGATTCAACGATTGAACAGAATCGTTCCAAGTTTCAAGAGGAACTCTTGATTTGAGAGAATATGAGAAGTATTGGTAGTAGTTATTATCCGCTATTCTCTGTACATTATTGTTGAGGAATCCAGTATCATAAATCCATCCCTTATTAACTTTTGAAATTGCTGATAGTTTAATAAATGAGTTAAAGTCAATTTTTTTCTTTATAACACCTCTAGTGTTTGATGATTGACCAGTCAAAGTTTCTCCAACTAACAAATCACTATCAGTTGAAACTTTAAGATACTCAATTTTGTTGTTCCAACTCTCTACGATACCAATTCCTGATTGAGAAATGGCAGATTCTCCAACAAAGAAATCATTTTTCTTGAGTTTTATGTCAAAAATTGGAAAATCATTACTATTAACTACTCTACCAGTAGAAACACTCAAATCAGGAATACCGGGAAATTCACCTGCAAATAGATAATCTGATAAGTTATAAGTTATAGATCCAGTATTTCCCCCAAGAGCAGAATTTACCGAAGTAACAGTGAATAATTTGTAATCATAAGCAGATGAATTATATCCTTTTGCTGTAGAACCAACGCCAACACTTGTATTTTCAATTAATACTTCATCACCAACTGAGAATGGAAATACATCACTGAATCCAGTATTAAATCCAACAGTTACGTCTTTGGTAGTTGAGTTATATGATATTGTATTAATACCAACACCATTAGAATTATTGATAGGAATAATTGTAGGAGTTGTATTATACATTCCATAAGTATTCTTAACAATTATAACTTTAGTTGCGCCAATTTCATATCTTAAATCGACATCAGAAACAACTTTTTTAGTGAAACCATCAATTACAACAAGTCCAGGTGGAGTTAAGTAGTTTTTACCTGCAGAGAGAATGGTAATATCAACAAAAGATGCCAGTGGTTCAATCTGAAGTATTTCGGGGAGGTTTAAGGAAGGACTTAATGTTAAGTCAGTTGGATAATCAAATCCAATATCTTCTATTTCATCCTTAATGATACTTCCTATTGAGTTACTTTGCACTTCAAAAATAGCACCCGATCCATGATTGCTAATTACTGTACTGATTCCTGGAGTAAATTGATAATTGTAACCACCATTAATAATATTAACTCTAGATATTGCACCATAAGCAGTAGAAGAGTTTGTTTCATAATAAAGATTTGATGTTATCTGATCATATGAATCTGTTTCTGGATAATCGGTCAAGTCAAAGGTAAATGCATTTGTTGTTCCAATACCAGTAATTCTATGAGATCCAGTATATTTGCTGGATATTATATTAATTTGATTATGATTATAAACTTCAGTATCTACAATTATCTCTTTCTTAATGTCTCCGATAAAATCTTCATTTATATTTTCTAAACTATAAAAGAAATTATCAGGAACACTATCATTCAGTAATATTGAAACTCTAGCAGTTGTATCAATACCAACTCTACCACTTCTAATTACTTCAAAATTTCTAGATATTCCAGTCCCTTCAAATTCATACTTATAATCAGCATCTTTGTAGAAATTGAGATCAAAAGCAGAGTATAAAGTGGGCCCACTCAAATAAGAGAGAGAAGAATCAGAAAGATCAAATACAACTACCTTATTTCTGTATATGTTGAGTTGAGGATTAATTAGAGATAAAGTACCATCCGAAGCACTGGTTATGTTCACATAATTTGGAACATTCAAGTTTAGATCATATTTCGTAGAACATAGGCGTACCTTATCTTTTGTATAGTATAGAATGTAGTATATTCCTTCGTTGGATAATCCACCTGAAGGAGATGCTGAAGTATAAACAACTTTATCACCATTTTTGAAACCGTGATTTTCTATGTAAATTGTATCTTCGCTTGTATCAACATTAATTGCTAAGAATGATTGGGGTTTAAATACTACTCTTCTACTATTATCATTATACTTCACTACAATAGTTTCGGTATCTTTTGGTACAGAAACCATATCAACAGTATCTCCAACTGAGAGACCATGTGTTGATGCTGTTGCAACTGTAACAATATTTTTAGATATTTCACCGATAATGGATTCTCTTCTTGTAGTGAAACTATGATAATCTCCAGTACCAAAATTATCAAAGAATAGAAGTCCAACCGAGTTTGTTGTTCCAACTCCGACGAAACCTGTGCTTCCAAGACCAATCTTAACGGTCGAAACACCTATGAAATTATTTGAAATATTTGCAACATAAAGATCTTGTGTCTGTGGCAAAGAGAAAGAAGAAATGCCATCAAATACAAGAATTTCAGATCCTCCATTTGTTGAGTAATTTACCTTTTCACCAGTTCTTAACTGATGATTTGGTAGATAAATTGATTGATAAGGAACAAATACCTGAGTAACACCAACACCTGGAAGTGAAAATACAACAATAGTTCCAACGCCTACAGATGCACTAGTTCCGATACCTACAGATTCTTGAGGATTAAAATAAATTTCTCTATTTACTGAATATGCATAATCCGTTTTGAATCCAGTATTAATTCTGAACTTTCTAGGATCTTCATAAAGTGGTGTGGTTGCCGTGTATGCAGAACTTACTGTTGAATCATACCCTCTTAGTACTCTAATTCTTCCAGAAGTAGAATCTACGTTAAGAACTTTTACTTTTTCTTGAGTTCCAATTCCAAGAATGTCATTTTCTCTAATATAAGGAAAATCTAGAATTCCTGACAAATAGAAGTAGGTAGTAAGTCCAGTTACACCAATTGTTGATATGCCTAGAGTAGTGATGAAGTTATCTGTCCGAACTCCAATATTATAAGTCCCTTCTATTTTTGAGAAGTAGGTGTTTAATCCAGATACATTGACTAACTCAAGATTCTTGAGTCCATGTGGAGCAGTGGTAAATCCTATAATTTGACCAGAACCATCTAAAGTAGAAAATTCTACTGAGGAGAAAGAAGTTGTTGATGCACTTACATTGGTTACATCTTTACTAAAAACTTTTTCTACCTTCGCTGCAGCATTTAATCCACCAGTTCCTGAATTATCAAATATTAATCTATCACCAACATTGTAGTTTGTGCCACCAGTTAAAATTCCGATAGTTTCTACTTTTCCTCTTGATGCATAATTTACATTTACTGTTTGATTTTTAACTTTATCTGGATTGAAGATATAGTTGTAAGAACTATTTGAACTCTTCAGAGCATAGTTGAGAGTACTTCTGAACCACTTAAAACTATCAAACTTATATTCATCTTGATTGGATTCTTTACTGAAGTTAAAACTATTTGGTTGTGAATAGAAACTTGTTCCAATTAAATATGGATAAGTTGGTCTTTTATATCCTCTAAAAGGACCATCTGTGTCTACAGAACCAGAACTGATAGTTGAAAAATATGCATAAACTCCATTTGGAAAATCTGGAGTTATGCAAAATCTACCATTATGCTCATCCAAATCACCATTTCCTTTGAATTCATAATCTTCATTGAAGAAACCTTGTGCAAAATAAGTTAGAGAAGGTCTATTCGGTTTTGAAACTAATTCATAACCAGAAACCATTGACTTTGCAGTTCCACCCGTTGGAGTTGAATATCCATAAGGGCCATAAATTGGATTGCCATCATATGACCAACCAATTATTGGAGAATGATATGTAGAGGATATTTCTTCATTATTTACTTCTCGCAGGTCTGTTATACCATATAAAGTTAAATCATCAATTACATTACTAACATTACTACCATCTTGAGATTTTGCATATAATGACTGTCTCAACTTTCTCGGAGAATATAAATGGCAATATTGTAAACCGTAAGAATCTCTATCAGATAATGTAACAACTCCATCATCATCTCCAAGTATATTAAAATATTTTTGGAATAAATTGACAGTCCACTTTTGAATATTTGCAAATAATCTACAATTTTGTCCAGCAGGAATAGCATCTATAGTAGTTCCGCCATCATACCCAATTCCACCGTTTATTACTTTAACTTCAACTAATTGTCCATTTTCAATAATAGGTGTTAGTTTTGCATAATTACCTTTTCCATTGATTAATAAATTTGGAGGACTGTTATAACCAGAACCAGGTCTTGATACCAAAACTTCGGCAATTTTTCCTTGATTATTAACTATAGTGATTAATTCTGCACCAGTTCCACTTATTAGGTCAAAAATAGGTTGTCTATTGTAGTTAATAACCTCTTCAGAACCATAATTTGATCCTTTTGTAGTCAAATAAACAGAATCAATGCTTCCTCTAAAGATTGGTTGAATTTTTGCGGAAAAATCTTGACCGAAAAGAGTAGATACGCCAATATTTCCAGTTATGTTTACATCTATAGGTGTATAGTTGAATGTATGCGTACCAGAACCAGTTGAACCAAATTTTATAAACTGTTCTGTCTCAAGATAATATGTTTTTGATGTTGTTCCCAATCCAACAGATGCTAATTTAAAGGAATTTTCATCAATTTTTTTGACAATATACTGAGAAGCAGTGTTTAGTCCACTAATTACAGCACCATTAGTTGAGTATACTATTTCCTCACCTGTCAAATAACCATGAGATTCAATATTAATTGTGCTTAATGCAGTACTAATTCCTGAAACTGATATACTTCTTTCTTTATTTTGATATCCTTCACCAGAATTAGTTACAATGATGTCAGAAATGACCTCTTTTCTAACTGCTGCTTTAAATCTATGGATACCTGTTCCATAATCATTGAGATTGACTGTGTTGATTCCAGATATTGCTTCACTTTCTTTTTCATGAAGTTTTACATTGAATCCATCGATTACTGAAACGTAGTAAGATGCTTCAGTAGTTAGACCTGCAATACCTTTTTGACCATCTGGCAGGTAGATGACTCTTTCATAATCTCTAAACTTATGATAAGTAGCAAATCCAATCGTATCAGTAAATAGATTTACATTAGCTGAAGATGATTCTGCATTAAAGAATGAATTATGTTCAACAGAAACCATATTAATTTCTGCTAAAGCATTTTTACCATTTCCTCCAGTAATCGTGACAAATGGTTTATTCACATAGTCAAAACCAGGATCAATTATTTCAATTCTTTGCAGAGATCCATTTACTGCACAAATACCTGTTGCTCCAATACCTTGAGGATCCGATATGTCCAAACTAGGAGGATTTAACACATCATATCCACTTCCCCTTGAAGATACCTCTAAATTATCAATCTGACCATAGAAAATGGTTTCTGCAGATTTGTAATTTAGGATTTCTACTCCATTAACAAGAATACCAATTTTTCCGGGATTTGTTTCATAATTACCACTCTTATTTACTGGATTAGTTACTTCTCTCAGAATGTTCTGAGGTTGTAAACTCTTATTTGCAAAATCATAATACGATATTGTATTAGAAGTAACTGTACCAGAGACAGAAATAAATTCATTATTTGCTAAACTTGATGGACTTTTTGATAAACTAATGCTAGTAGAGTTAACTCTCTTAACGTAATATAATCCCTCAACAAGTTCTGGAAATTTACTTTCTGTAGTTACATTGACGATTTCTCCATCAACACCTGTTGTACTAGTAACAATTTTTCCAGGAGAATAATAAACTTTATCTCCTGTATAAAAACCATGATCTCTTCCGCTGGATGTTATTTGTAATACAATACCACTGAAATTTCCAGAAAATGTAACTTTCTTATCAAAAGGATTTAAAAGTTGATCATAATAAAAAGGTATAGAAGAAGAAGCGACTAAAACTTCATCAAAATAATTTGTGTATACGTTTTGTATATTTGCAGTGCCATTATCTAAATATGAATATAATGAAGAATTTGGTTTTAAAATATATCTACTAACAATATAAGATAAATTGGAATTTAATTGACCTTGACCTCTAATAGAAATTCTTTTCTCATCAAGAACATCTATTACAATACTATCATTAGATTCGGAGTTACTACTAATAATATTTAATTTATCACCAATTCTAAAATTGTGATTGTCATAAAGAGTTAAATCGTAAGTATAATTAGATATATCTTGCAATAAAAATGATGCTACTTTGTAATTATTTGCAATATTTTCAATCCAATTGGATGTTTTTGCATTATCCAAAGAAATTCCTAAAGTTTTAATTCTAGCAGTATCATTTTTTTCAAATAGATAAGTATTTTCTAATATTTCAACTTCTTCTAAAACTGATCCCACCCTTACTGTTATTTTATTTTCAGTTGTTATACCAGAATAACCATATGCATACACATCTAATCTAATTTCTTCTCCAGAAGAAATTTCCGAACTTATGTTGATTACATTATAAAATTGAGTTACTGATTTGCCATTATAAGTTAAAGATGCCTCAGAACCATTGGAATATTTTGTTATAATTGTTCCTGATGTGGGAAACCCAATGGTGGAATCAACATCTAATATAGTTGATCCTGCAGATACCGAAGAAATATTAATTGTTTTTGGATGAAGCGAAAAATTACCATAAAGTGAACCATCAAGAATAATATCTTTATCAAAATCCGAGTCAAAACTTAATTTAAAGTACTCTTTTCCACCTAAGAAAATTTTCTCTACATCTGTAATAGATGCGTAAGATTCTTCAATTCCATAATCAGAATATTCATCCTGATAAAGAGTTTTATTCAAAAGATCTAATGGATTTCCTAACAATGACTCGACTACAAGATCTTTTGTTCTTCGATACCCTGCATCCGAAGGTTTAAACAAGTAATCTCTTGGTTTAATTACCTCTACATTTTCTCCATACAATGCAGCAAATAAAATTTTAAAAGATTTATCTGTTCCTTTCGAATCATAAAAATCTTTAGATTGTTTGATGAATAAATTTTCATTCAAATTTGAATCAAAAGATCTATCGGAAAACCCAGGAATAAACTGATATTTTATTTTTCGCAAAAACTGCTGCAAGAATAGAGAACTTAAATTATAAACAATTGCGCCTGCTAAGTGGTCTTCTGCTACAGAGGAAGTAAATACAAGTTCTTCTGGTCTGTTTGGTTTTGTATATGAAGTTACTCCACTAAATCCACGAATACAACCCTCAAAAGTTGTAAGAGTTTTACTAGTATAAGTGATAATTTCATTATCAACTTGAATAATACCGTATCTATCAGGAAATCCTTTTGTAAAAATAGGATCTCTTACTGTAATAGTAGTATCAGAAAAAGATATATCCGAAAGTAAAATGGTTGATTCTTCAGATTTTGAAATTTCGTTAAGTTTAGTATACTTATCAATATTTTGTATTAAATCAGAAGAACCTCCAGGATATTCCTGAGAAATATAATATTGCTTTAAAAACTCAATTAAAAGAGGAGATTCTTCGGCAATAAAATCCGGAATTTGATTCTCAATAATGGATTGAATTTTTACTCTTGTTTCTGACATATTCTCTTATCTTATGTAAATTCCGTTTGAGTAACTTGATGAAACATTATAATTTGTTCCTGAAACATCAGCTCCAGATTCTATGCTATCTGAAACCATATTAATCAAAGTGTTATTAATATCTAGTTGCAAATAAAGATCCTGCAATCCAATAACATCATTTGAATACGGTGATGTTGATATTTCAATAATTGGTGTTCCTCTGTTTATTTCAGTGGATATAATATTAATCGGATAAAGTTTTATCTCACCTTTAATATAGTCAATAACTCCCACATTTCGTTTTACAATTTGTGGTTCTGTAGGAGAATTTAACTTGAAAATATTAATCGAACCCGTTCGCATATTTGAGTTTGGTACATCTGACATATAAACAGTATCAGATATTCCACTGATTCTAAATCCAGATGATTTTATATTATATCCATTCACGTTTTTAATATGAAATCTGTTACCAAAGCAAATTTCATACTCTGCAAAGGTATTTAAAACTGCTCTTAGATCCCTGCGGATAATTATGTTTGTGATATTTGAAGTAACTGATTCGTGACTTCCATCAATAATATTCAGAAACTTACTATACTTAAATCTAGCACCAAACTTATTAAGTTCGGTAGAATCTGCATATGTATTGACATTTGATGATATGATACTCTTTACAAAGTTTGCAGATGGTGCAAGATTGGTATTGTAATAAACATTTGCTGTTGCTTCAACATAAAGGTACTTAAGATCTATAATCTCTGGAATAATACCGGCAACTGCATATTGTCTAAGTTCTCTTTTTATATTATCCTTGATTAAATTGGAAAGATATCTATCATTATATGGTTTGATACTAATAAAAACTTTTCCAAATTGAGGAGGAGTTAGTTCTTCTCCACCATAAACCGACACTGATTCAGTTTCGGGATAAATCGTTGGAATCAATGCTTCATAATCTGCTGCTGTTACTGCTCTGTTTCTAGAAGCATATATTCTAGTTGCATACTTTTTGATAGATTCTACCGTTTCTATCTCAGAACCCAATGTAGACGCTTCTACGGTGGTTATAAGAGAGATTCCAGAGGTGATTACTCTTTCACTCTGATCTACGATTGTACCGCTAAAAACAAAAGATGAAAGATTATTTGCATTATCTCCATTTGATACAGTATAACTAACGGTGATATAATTTGGCTCTTCAAGTCGAACGCCAAATACACCATCACCAAAAATTAATTCATATCTTTCATCTTCTACTTCTTGAATGAAAAATACTGCCGATTGTGGAGTTACATCAAATAAGCTATCTGCAAGATTATATTTTCTAGAAACGGTGGATAGTTCACTCGGTCTAACGCTAACTGATAATGTTCTAGTATCAATACCAGCATTGCTTAGAATATACCTTTGATTTAAATCAAAGGAATTTATCGTAAAATTCTCTGTAATTCTTGTTCCTTCATATACTTCAATATCATTGAACTCTGCAATATTATCTGTAACTGGAACTGTTATATCTGATGGTATAATAAAAGAGTAACTTTCATCTCCAAAAGAGCGTGTCGTACATACTAGACCACCCTTAAGTGTCAATTGAGTAGGGACATTAGTAAAGTTGCTTGTATCAACAAAGAAGGATATCTTTGCTCTTGCAGATCTTTTTGATCTTGGAACATATCCAATATTTCTCGCAAGAGATACTACATTCTCTCTTAAAGTTGCACTATCAATGAATACCTCATTCGCAACCATATTTGCGTTATATGAGGTAATGTAAGTATTGTATGCAAGCGCATCAATAATTACTGATAGATTTGACCCTTCAAAATCATAATCAGTAAAATTTGAATTCGATCTAAGGTAGTCCTTAATCGAAGTTTTGATTTGATCGAAATCTAAATTAGCGAAATTTACTAATGTCATTAGCGTGTTGGTTGTAATGCAAATGATAATTGTTGAGGTAATACATCAATTCCAACAATTTCATATCTGACGGTTACATTAAATTCTCCATTATCATAATCTGGAGAGACATCTACTGATAGTAAATTAACTCTTGGTTCAAAATTATTGATCGTTGTTGTGATTTCTTCTTGAATTGCAGATGCTGTTATCTCATCAACACTTTCAAATAATAATCTACTTACCTTTGATCCAAGAATAGGATTAAAAAATCTTTCTCCTTGTGCAGTCAAGACAAGATTACGAACTGAACGGGCAATTGCAGTTTCGTTTTTAATCGCAATCAAATCATAGGTCAACGGATTGACCTGAAATGATGCGCTAATGTCTTTGAAACCTTTACTTACCCGTTCTACAGGCATGGAAAATTATAAATCTATCTTATTTATTAGAGATTTTTTGATTCATAAAGAGGTTCTGTTCCATATTCCCAATCATCATAGTCCTCATCGTTACGAATTTTTGCATGTAACTCATTTTGAACCATAAAATCGTGTTTTTTTGGTGTTGCATCATCATTTGCAATCTCTCGAAGCATCTTTTGCTTCTGGATTTTCTCCTCCCAACCATATTCTGATGATAAAAATTCAGTTCCCCACTCATTTTTCATGAAATTTTGGTCTTTATCGACTTTTTTGGTCATCTCTTTGCTCCTGATTTGTTAGATCAGAACTTTTTACGGGGTTACTATCCCGTTATTGATATAAAAACCTTCTCTTAAGTAATCTTTCTCTTCTACAAATGTTAAATTTTCTTTTTCTTCTACTTTTTCTCCAATCCAAACAGGAATGGCAACGGAATTTCCGTATCTAAAGTCAGGATTTCTTCTAAAATGCACTTCTATGAGATTATTATCAATGAATTCGCAGTTTATCCACTCATAATCTCCCTTTAAATCATTTAATATTCCAGGAAACTCTACTTCTCTATCTATCTTATGCCATTTTTTCCACTTATAGAATGGATCTTCCAATTCTCTTTCTCCAATTACAACTAATGATGACTTTTTATAGTGAAAATCAACACTCATGTGTTCACCTTTAAAAATTTCACACCAAAACTCTGCTGGATGAAAGTGTTCTGTTTCTTTATCAATCCACTCTATACGAGAAAATCTTCCCATCCCAAGTAAATTAATACTTGGTCGGACGATATAATATCCTGAATATGGAACAGACACCCCTGTAGGTCCACAGAGATGTCTTAGATGAGTATTTAAGATCAGTTTGTTATATACCCACAAATCTTCTACATGAATCGATTTCCATTCATCATTGGAATCGAGATGGTACATGTATCAACTTACAGATCTATTAATATTTAACCTTTACCTTGTCCACGATACTTCTTTTTACGACCATTACGAGAGGTCGCACTGAGTAGTGTACGAGAAGAACAACCTTGACGTGTTTTCTTAGGTGCTCCAGATTGGAACAGATTACCTTTGAGTGCCATTAAACTTCCTCCATTTCAATTAAATTTAGATCAAAATCCTCTTCCGAGTAAAAACGCTCAGAAAGTTCTTGAAGAACCTCAGTACACTCTTCTGCACTGAGGTTTGTATAAATTTTACGTCCTTTGTAAAGTACGTTGTATTGTTTCATCAGATAATACGAGTTTTTTCATGTCCCACTCTGATACGAGGATCGCACCAGATCTCATAACCCTTTTCAATTGCATCAAGACAGAATGATACATCCTCTCCACACATATCCTGAACAGCTCCGGACTCAAAGACTTGCATCTTCGGAGCAAACCAAGGATACTCAAGGTTCTCAAAGACACCCTTCTTAATGAGCACCCATCCAAAACCTGTGTAGTCCACAGTGAATGGCTTCTTACGCTTGCTGATCGATTCCACAGTTTCGTGGTTCATGACTCCACCATTCTTGCGGAAATCATCTTCTTCCAACCAGTGTGCTACTGAGGTTGTGTGACCATCTTCTGTTGCATACCATCCAGCACTGATAGGACGATCCTCACCTTCTGCAGGAAATGCAACGTCACACAATTGCCAGAACTTTTCTGTGGTGAATACAATGTCACTATCAATCCAAAGTTGATAATCATATTGTAGTTTACCGTCCCAAGGAATTTGCTTCGGACCACGGAGAACATTTGCACCTAATACTTTACAGCGTGCAAAGTTAACCATCGAAGAATAATCTTGAGAAATCTGAATACTCATTCCATTCTGTACCATATCAAAGCACAGTTGCACAAAGTTCTTCAGAAAGATAAAAGAACATCCACGACCAGGAAGACAAAATACAATTGTCTTACCTTTCATTCGTTCTTTAATTGCACCATAATCCCACTCTGCTTCTGTCTTTTTTGTGGGAGCAGCAGCTTTAACAGTAAATCCTTTTGCCATAAGAGAAATAAACCTTCAATGTCAATTTTAACAGTGTATATATGTCTTTGTCAATGCGATGAATTCAATATTGTGTCTTTATTTACAGTCAATTCTTCATACGATAAATCCTCAACACTATAGTCGGTTTTCATTAAACCAACCATATTATTGAGGGTATTCCAAGTTGTTATGAATTCATCTTCTTTTACTGAATGAAATAAACATCTATCTTTTGCATAGATGTGATAGACCTTTTCCATATGAAAAATATCTCCGGAATTTTTTGCGCAAATCTTAATTTACTATCGCATTATATATCAGTACTATCAAAAACCCAAGAGGAACTAGTATCACTCTACTCATTGTCTTTGGATATCTGATTATCCAACCTGCGAGTATCACTCTCCAAAAATTCCAATAAGGATTTCTATGGTGGCGGTTTTTGAGTGCTGTCATACCTTCGGAAAATTTTTATGAGATTGATATTTAGAGGTCGAAAAAGACATACAGTGTAGGTTAGGGTAGTTATCGATTTTTATAACCGCATCGCCCGATATAAACAATAAACAACGATATAAATTAACTGCGAATAAGAATACGAATAAACTGCGATTGCACGAATAAACAATCAATCACCACTGTTTAATTATAATCACTCAAACATCTAATTCATGATATAACTGAGGGCGGGGAGAAAGAATACCTAAATCCCCACCCAGTTAACGATCAGAACTCGATGCTATCTGCAGTGGGTTCGTTGTTACTTACCGCAGATTCATCACTCATGATAACATCCAGAATGGACAGAAGTTCAGTGCCGTTAGATGCTTGATTCAGAAGAGAAAGTGCAATCGAGCGGGTCATAATGTAGAAGAAAGAGTAGAGAACTGTGTGTGAGTAGTTTAGAGTCATACTCAGGACTGTTTGTGTCACTAACTCAGCGAACTTGTGTCACAAAGTTAGTGCCACTGCTACGGTTAGTTCTACAACGATTCCCCTTAGTTTGTGTCATTATCAGGTCAGACTTACGGGGTTTCACTGTTGCTAACCGTGTCACCTTAACTTTACCTTGAACCTCAGCAATTGCAAGGTCGATGTTAGACAGTGTTGCGAACTGGGTAACAGTCATGAGAGGAAAGTGTGGTGGGGTTGGTGTGACTGGAGATCAGAGATCTTCCAGCATTTCGTTGATCTCAATGTGGTTGATCTTAGAATCATTCCACTTCACACCGTCAGGGGTTTCAGTAGAACCACAATCATAAAGACCAGAGATCAGATCATCGTAGGACTCACAATCCTTGGCGAAATAATACAAACCAGGATCATTCTGAATCCACAGAGATACATTCCAGGTTTCATAATTGGTCCAACCGTTATAGTTGGTGTCGGTGATGTTGGTCTGGAAAGTGGTGCTCATGAGAGTGAAGATTGTGTGGGGTTCGTTTCCTCCCCCCGATGAACCTATCTTATGGTATCTGGGGGATCAGGTCAAGGGGTTCTGACCAGTTCCCCGATTGTCACACCTCAGAAGTAGGTGCCAGGAGCATAACCTTCAATCGCGCCCCGATAGATCATAGAGTGATCAATCTGCGCCTTTGAAACTCTCTTACCGTCGATCTGGAAAGTATAACGCAACTGACCTTTTACACTCTTGGCAACTTTACAGGTCAGGCAGATCTCACCGATGCGAGTGCCATTCAAATCATACTTTGCGAAGTAATGATTACACTCCCCAGGCAGTTTATAATCAACAACCCCATTGCGTTGCTGATAGTTTTCCAGTGCAAGTTCCTCAGTGAGGGTGATGTTTTTGTAGAGGTCTTGGAGTTGCATCGGTGTCGTTCTTTGACTCTTTAAGTATTGCAGAGATCGGTGGAGATCTCAAGGGGTCTTGTGCCAGAGATCTGACTGGCACAAGGTATAAACAATCACCAGAGAATCATACCAGTGGTGAACTTAACTGTGCCGCTGTTAGTTGACACAAACCACTCTCCTTTCTTCTGGAATACTTTATCATCAGCACCGTGAGCAAAGAGTAAAGAATTGAGGCGTGATTTAGTCGTTGCTGTACGCCAACCTCCATCAAATAACTGAATGAAACCCTCACCAATGGTTGCAATATGGTTGCCGTGAAGAAACACACGGGAGTTATTTGAAAGATCTGTTTTCACCTCAGTGTTGCCACTTTTCCAGTTCAGTGCTTCAGTCACTGCTTCATTCATCAGGGTTTCGATCTTGCGCATTGCTGTGTGGTGATCTCGACCCTTATAGAATACATGATTTTGGGTGCTGTGCTCATTTATTGTGACACTAGTACTTTTGGCACATGGTATCAACAATCAGAGCAACTTACCACTTATCAGGTACACTTAGGTCCTCAACATAAGCATCACACTTCTCTGCAGGTTCTAACTTAAATAACTTCTCCCAGTCAATCTGATGTGGGTCGAAGTCACCGAACACTGATAGATCTAGAGTGACCCTATAACGCTGCTTCTGTGCTTGAGAATACGCAACTGACATAAGTGTGCTCCTGATGTGTATAGAAATACTCTAAGATGCTGTGGGTTTTATGTCAAGGGGGTTGAGCGTATTTATGGGGGTCTGGTGATGTTTTTGCGGGGTCTGTGTGGGTTTTATGACGGGGTTGTGGAGTTTTATTTCGGGGTGCTTGACATTTTGGGGTCGTTCGTGTTACAGTGGGGCCTAAGATCACAAGACCTCGACACATTTATAAGACATTTAAGGAGTTTAATTGATACTTTATAAGGGCATAATCACAAGACCTGAGCACATTTAAAAGGTCAAATAAGGACTCAGAGAGACATTTATAAGACAATAAACACCTACTATCTGATACGAATCAGTATTATTATCACCATTTAATAAGAATAATTATCAGCGATTAAAAACATTCATATACATTTAAAAATACATTTATTAACGTTTTTATTACTTTTTAGCACTATTTGACCATAAAAACAAAGATTTTATACAATTTTCTCTCTTAATGAAATATCAATTCCTCTTGCTTTCTGATAACCTGTCAATGCTCCTGCATTTGTAATCTTTCCAGTTACTAAACATTTCCACATTGTAGAATTAACAACTCCAAGAGTTTTGTGATAGTTTTTCTTTGCTCTTTCTCTTCTTTCTTCTTCACTTAAACCCCAGGCGCCTGTTCCATTTTTCTTATTAGTTTCATTTGACTTTTGCACAATTTCCTTTCTCTTTTCTGGAGTGAGATTAGCAAGAGAATTGTTGCCTTTTTTATATCTTTCTTTTTGTGCAATACTTCCTCTTTTCCTACTATCTTCATCCCATTTTCTACCACTATTTGCTCTGCTTATTTTATCCTTTGCTTCATCAGTGTGACTGAAGTTTTTCATCCTTCTTCTCAATCTTTCAATATATTCATCAGACATAATAGATGGATTTTTCTTTTTATATTCACTAAAACTTTTTCTCCTTTCTTCAGTCCAAACAACTCCACTCACACCTTCTCCACCATCAGTCAAATTGCGTAAGATTCCAGTTCCTAAATCTTTCCTACCAAGAACTGCTATTAGATAAGTTTCGTGTCTAAGTGCTTCTTCTTCACAAAGATTTTGTTTAAGAAAGATGATGCGATTTCTATCTTTTGGAACAGGGCAATTATGTTGCTTTTTATATGCACGATTCCCTTCTCCTTTTCCAATATAATAGGGAGTTCCATCTTCACGCAAATAGGCGTAAGTGTAATACTTGTTATTCATTCTTGTCTTAAAGAGTCGCAGTATTATTTATACAAGAAAAGGAGCATTTCTGCCCCCTCTCTACTTAAAGATGCGACTCATTTAAGCATCACTATTTATTCACTAATCTCAACCCAATTCTCTCCATCATATACAACATCTGGTCCTTCAGTATCCGTAAACTCCATCAAATAGTAATCAAGAGTAACACCTACCTTTGTTGCTTCAGTATAATACTCTTGATACTGTTCACCATTCAGAATAAAGAAATCAGTTTCAATCATGAGTCCGATAGTATTCACGACGTTCGTAATCTTCTGCACTCATATAATCATCGTGCTCACAATCTTCCTCTTCATAATAGGCATCAAACTTAGAATACGATTGACCTTGATAGAAACTTGTTTTAGTCATAACAAATTGAATTGATTTACGATACGTTGTGCTTCTTTTGATGTCTTACATGTGGTGATAATGTAACTATAACCAAATGAGAATGTTCGACGAATCTGATTACCTTCTTGAGTATAAGATCCGTGTTTGACTGGTATCAGATTCAGAAGAGATTTGATCATTGAATAGAAAACACATTTAGAATTGCTTGTGCATCATTACGTCCAGAAGGATTGCTATAATTCAGATACAAATACTCAAGAACTTGAGCATACTGATCTTCTACACACAACAAACCTTTGACTGGTCGATGAATCTGAATCTTTAGAACTTTGCAAGCATACTGAACAAAATGTGTTCCTTTTTGAAATACCTTTAGAGTTTTAATTGGAATCAGTTTTTGATCATTAACCTCAATCAAATCAGGCAGATTAGAATAACCGAAGAAAGCAGAATCAAAGATTGCAGTTGTCATAATTCAAACAAGTTGGGCAGGTGATCCACAAGAACGATAGAACTCTACCATTCTCTTTGCTTCTTCAAGTGTAGAGAAACTTTGTGTTCTCCACTCACATTGATTGTAAGGAGTTTGATACTTAATAGTGAACATCAGGCAATCACCTCAGACCAGCGAATAGGATTGTTCGATGTAATTCTCCAGATGATCATTGGTGCTCCACCTTCACTGATAGACCAATCAAATGCAACATCTTGAGCATCATCATAACTTGAACAATACTCTGCAGAATAATCATCAAACTCACCAAATGACTTAGGTTGAACAGCAAACATTTCAGGCATCAATCTCCTCCAGGAAAAGTTTCTCAACTGCTAACCATAGAGAATCACTTTCAGCACTAACAAATCTCATGGACGAATCTTGTGACAAAACAAAGTCACAAACCATCTCCCAATCAGCATCCATCTCAAGAATAAACTGTGGGAGAGATTGAAGAATTTCGTTGGTCATGTGGTTGTGTTCCTTTCGACTTCTATAGAATCCCATGAATCGGATGAGAAATCAAGCAATAGTGTGCGGAGATTGAATTGGCACACTGGTGAGATTTGATGCTTGCTGCTGGTATCCTGTCAGATCTCACCATGCGACTCGCTGAGATCGCAGTCCACCACTTAAGCAGAAACGTGATTTTTCTGCAATTTCAGTGGCATGGTAGGTTGGGTCATGCGCTACAAGGAAATCACAGAAAAATCAGTTGTTATCAAGTTCATAGACAATTTGAGTGAGTTGTTCTAACACTTGTGGTGTGAAGTTCTTGATAATTGGTTGCTCTTGATCATCATACAACATTAACTCAAAATCATCGGCAAGATCACCATCAAAGTGCATCAGATTTTCAAGTTGTTGTTCAATCGAATTGATGAGTTGTGCTTGATTCATCTCAACCACCTCCATACACATAACTTACAATTCCTTCAGGATGATTGATACCTTCAATCACTTTAATTGGTGCAGCACTGAACTCTTTTTGTCGCTCTTCTTTATTATAATCACCACTAAACTCTTTCATAAAAAGTTGTTCACATCGACCCATAGATTCTGCTGCAATCACACACATTCCATCAGTGTAATCATACAGCACTTCATTGAGAATGTAGAGATTCATGATCAGTTCAGAGTGAAAGGAACGGTAGACAGAACATTATCATCAGCATCACACTTTTCATAGATCCATTCATCATCTTCTACATTAAGATAAGTATGCAAATCACCATTGGATTCTTCTTTCATAAATGCACCAACGTATTTGTCATAATCATAACCAGAAGCAAAAAGTGCATCAACAAAAGTCATAGTTCAATGCTCCAATCAGAATCGTTGAGAAGATTAACCCAGAAGAAGTTTTTACCATTCAGTGATCGCAGAAACACACGATCACCTTTGTTTTGTTCAATCACACACTCCGATTCTTGTCCCATTAAGTTACAGAATCGGTTGCGTGCTTTCTTGCTCTTTGGTGTTACAAATGCAGTCATGATTCAGAACTCCAGAGTAGACATCGAACGACGCATGTTGCTGCTCAGAAACAAGCAACCCCAAGAATCGAAAGAAAACCAAGGCGCAATCGTGAAAGTTCCAGGCACTTCTTTACACTCACGCAGTGCTTTCTTCGGAAACCAGATAGAGTGACGTGGCGTGAGAATCGAACCAAACTGGATTGCTTTTTCGGTCTCCTGACGCATCACAACTGGGAGAATGTTAAAGTTGTGCTTGCGTCCCAGGTTGATGATACAAACATCGTTCTCGTCGATGTTATCGTGGACTCGATTGCTGCTTGCGGTTTTGGTGACTGCCATCGGGTGTGTTCCTCTCGACTTCTTAAGAATACACCATCTGGGGTGCTGTGCTCATTTTGTGTGCCAGTGATTTGACTGGCACACATTCTTTACACTTTCCACAGTGCGATTCTCATTTTAGAATGTGACGATAATCAATGGATTTGATGCACCAACCAAAGGCAGATGTTAGTTCTTCGATGAGGTCATCTTCATCATCTGCTTCCCAGAAACTACCAATCACTTCATCGTAGATTTCATCTTGGGTTTCAACATCAAGTGCTTCATCATCAAGATCATCAGTGAAATCGAACTCAATTTCAGTAACTTGGAATTGCATAATCAGTTAAAGTAGAACGAATGAACGTCGGTTTCTTCGTCGTATTGAATGATAAAATCACCAATCTCTACATTATCACTTTCTTCCACAAGTTGAGCAAATTCAGTAACATTTGCGAATGGAAGTGAAGGGATGATACAATCACCATTCTCATCAAAAGAGTTAATGCAGTTACCAATGAACTTCATAATCAGCAAGCACCCATCATAGGGTTGGCAAGTTGGGGGAGATTCGTGTTATCTTTGACAACAACATAATCATGGGCAAGACGATCAGCAATCTCACGGATTCGATCTGCTTTGTTGATACATTTCTTGGAGATTGTCTCAATACCCTCCCACTCAAGAACCTTAAGTGTCCAGGTTTCGCTGATGTTACCAAATGGAACTTTGATGGGATAGAATGATACAATCATCGTCCCATCTTTGGATTGGAGTGTTGGAAACTCAGTCATTTGGTTGCGATTCCTTTGACTCTTTAAGTATTGCAGGTAATGGGGGACTTTGCAATCCCCCTTGTGCGGGTTTTCAGATTGTCACACCTCGACAGTTTCGAGGTCACCGTGCTTCAATGCACGATGCAATTCACGACCCCAAGATGTTGCATTGCGGGATTCTTCATCACTCAGAAGATCAATCCAGCGAGCAGCAGCACCATCATCCTCAAAAGCATAATGATACACTTTGTCGGGGTTGCTGTTAAAAATCACCAGCAGATCATAGGTTCCTTCAATCTCACCAGAGATCACAGAGAGTTGAGAGATTGCGCTGCTATTCACAGACTGATGAACAAAAGTGCGGGAAGCGGTTGCAGTGGTCATGTCGTTGTTGTTTTTGACTCTTTTAATATACAGGATTTTGGGGAGGAAAACCATCGAGTGTGCCAGAGATTTGATTGTCACACCCTTTAGTTTGTATCAACGTGCGTAAAGATAAGATCCTGACCAATCGCAACGCTCAAACATTTGCTCACGAGATTCAATACTCAGCACATTGTAACGCTGACCTTTTGCAGGCGCTTTTACACTTGCTGGTTTATACACAGAACCAGTTTGCTTATCAATAAAAGCATGAATAGAATCCCTACGATCACCAATGTGCATGAATACTTTGTGATACTTGCGACCAGAAGAATCTAGAGAGTAGTGATACCCATCAGGAGCATCATGTCCAAGAGCATCACACAGCATCAGACAATACTTAACAATGTTAAGTTGGATTGTGTTCTTTGCATCTTGCTGTGCAACGAAGTCAGCGAAAGCAGTAGTCATGTGCTTGAATTGCTTTGACTCTTTAATAATACATGATTTTGGTCTCTGTGCTCATTTATTGTGACACTTCTACAACTGTCACCAGGTTCCTCTTTGAACGTGAATCTTTTTGATTTCTTGATAGAGAAACTGCTGAAGTTTAGTGTCTGTGGTGTTATCAAAAGCATAATAAAGACGATTCAGGTACTCATCTTGTGTGGCACCTATGTTACCATCACCACCGATCTCATTGAGTGATGAACCAGCGACAACTTTCAATTTTCCGAAATTGCCTGAAACACGTCCAGTTGTCCTTAGTTTAGGACGAATCTTTGAGAGGTTAGAGTAAATCATCGGGGAAACTTGTGGTTACAATCAGGGCACAACCAATGATTGATTCGATCTTCATGGAGCAACTCAACTCCTATCACACGACTATAGAAATAGGGAGGAGAATAGCGATCCCAGAGTTCTTCAGGGATGCGTTTATCAACCCAGTTAGCACCACACTCGGGGCAATTCTCAAGTGTTGTGATGTCAGTGTAGTTCATAACCAAGTTCCTAGGTAATCTTCAAGGGTATATTCTTCACCAATACTTGCCTCTTCGATCAATTCTTCATAGGACATTTTTCTCAGCATCTTATTGTATTCTTCAGGTGTTGTATCAACATCTGGGTCAAAGTCATCATGGCACAGATACTCATACTCTGCAGAAAGTGCATTGATTAGTTTTAGTTTATCTGGTGTGATAATCATTTAGTTTTCTTCACCTCAGCAGGAACACTATCAGCATCAAAACCTTTTTTGATTTCATCACCTTTCACAAAACCAATTCCACCTAGAATGAGAGCAAGCGCAACAACAACTGATGCTCGTTTGTTACCCAAACCATCATCACGTTCATTATACTCTTCGATGCTTTGTCCTGTTACTTGTTCACCAACCCAAGTTCCAAAAGCACCACCCAAACCCATGAGAATCCACGGTGTAAATGATACAAATGCCCAACAAAGTGCAACCAAACCAATCAAACCCACAGTTCCTCCAACATCACCAATTCCAGAACCTGATGTAGATTCTCCACGAACTTCCCGAAGGTTGATGATTTGCTCTGCACCATAGATTCTCTTAAACTGCTCTTTTGCTCCGTAGGTTGTGTTAGATTGCACTTCCAGTTCTTGATAACCAGAAGAAGAACCTAACCAACACTTTGCTCTCCAAGTTGCCATGATTCAAACAGAAGGATTAACAGAGATTTCTTTAATGTTTAGTCCACAGAGTTGATTGTAGACACGATTGAGAATCAATTTGTCTGCGCTTTTTGCTTTCGATTTCTCATGCCAGATAGTGACACATCCATCGTTAGTTTCAACACGAACTCGATAGTTTTTCATCAATCAAGACACACAAAGTTGTAATCAATAATGTCTTCACCTTCTTCAAGATTCAGACATTCAGCAATAGCATCAGGGATAAACTTGCGAGGATGACTATTCTCATCAATCGCAATCTCAAGTTTAACAACCCAAGTTTTGGTAGTCATAAGTAAATGATGGTGAGTTGAGTGAAAAGAATCAGGCAGGAAGAATACAAAAGGAACCACACCACTTACGAACCCATTGCAGTGTATCATAATGACTGCGGGGTTTCGACATCACCATGCTCTTGTTTGTTTCGGGATTGAGAGCAATAGCAACGTATTTGTTGTCACCTTCTTGAAACTCTGGTGTAACCTCCTGAATGAACATCTGGCACACCTTATTCTCTTTCCAGTTGGTCGTATAGTGGAAAACCATGAGTTGCGTGGTTTGATTCAACAAAGTCATTATAGACGCACTAGAGACGATTCTGGTGCGTCTGGTGGACACTTCAGGGATTGTCCCTGAGCAGTCGATGCAAAACTATAATTTGCAATGCACCCAGAGAGTATGCAAGGAGCACTAAGATTCCACAAGTTGCCATAATCACCACAAATCCGATTCGATTACTTGAGAAAACACTACACCGATTTTCTTGCAGAATTGTTCTGCAACCTCTTCAAGTGTAGCATAACGATCATCTTCGAGTTCATCTGCATCCACACAAAACTCTACCATGTCAAAACCATTCGGAATCCAGGAAGTAGAATCAGTGGGAAGAAAGAACTCTACACCAACTTCAACAAAGGTTGGATTGGTTGTGTGTTGAATGAAGGAAGGCATGGGAGTGATTTGCTTCAATACAGATACAATACACGATTTAGGATGCTGTGCTCATTTTGGGTGACACCTTTCGGATTGTCACACTCAATACTTCTCAGTATATTTCTTCACACCATCAACAATGTGACCAGTTCCAAATTTATCATAAAATCTTACACCATGTTCCATAAACTCCTGACGTGCTGCACGACAATCATCTTCATATTCAAGAAGTCGTGCTACTTTACGGATTTCGGAAGGATTCATGAAAAAGTTTTGCTACTTGATTAGAATAACAGATTTTGACTCAAAAAACAAGATGATGTGACAGAATCTCAACTGGCATATACTTTCTTACCATTTACAATGTGACCAGAACCTTTTGCATCACTAAATGGAACACCTTTTGTTCTAAATGCACTTCTTGCTGCTTCTGCATCACTTTGTTGTCTTTGTTGTTTTGCTTTCTTTACTGCTGCTGCTCTATCAGTTGCTGCTTCTGCACCACTTCTTAATCTTTCATAGTCAACCATTTCCTCTTGCTGCTTTGATTTGACATATGCTCTCTGCTTTCTTACATAATCAGGATCACTTGGATCTGGTTTTTCTATCTTGACAACACTCTTTACAACTTTCTTGGTTGGTTTCTTTCTTGCAGGAGTTACCATCAATACTTCATCAACATTCTCACCATCATACTCAACTTCATCTGCCAATCCTTTCTTTTGAAGTTCTGCATGTCTCATCAATGCAGCAAGTGTTTCTCTCTTTGTTCTAATGTCTTTGATGTTTTTAGCACGTCTCTTTACTTCTTGCTTCTCTGGCGACATTCTTGTGATACGAAGTTCATCTAACTGTGCTTCCTCTTTTCTTACACCAGTTTCAACATCTTGTCTTTGCTGTGTACCAACAACTGCACTTGCTCTTGATCTTAATTTATTTTTCTTTTTTTGTTCAGTTGTCGTATCATTCCATTCAGTTGGTACTTTATCTTTCCAATCATCGTGCGTTCCTACATTTCTTTCACGACTTTTTGGAAGTTTAGTTGGTTTTGCTGATTGTGGTTTCGATGTGTCTGCTGCCATCGAAAACTTCTCACAAATCTCCATGAACTCCGCAAATGTCTTATTTGATGCCATTTTACCCAATACTTTTTTAGATATTTATAAAAAAAAGACCACCCGAAGGTGGTCTAAAGACACCTACCAAGTTTTAGGTGTCACGAAATTATTGTATGAGAAAACTTCTCTATCTACGACTTTATACATACCGTATTTGTTTGAGATACAATAACCCTCATGGAAACTATCTTCACCGTTGATAGAACATTCAATCTGATCCATTTCGTGAATGAACATGAACATGTCTGTCTTGATTGAATACACTAACTTCCACAACCTAATCAAATTTCTATCACAATCACATTTTTCTGCAATTTCATCTTCATTGACGACCCGTTGCTCCCTAATGCAGTTGTTTATTTCCTTTTTGATTTCTAATGCTTTGCGAGCAGTCACAAACTCACATAGAGTGCTCATTTGCTTGGCAAACTTACACACATCCTCCAAATCTTCACGATAAGGATTCAGTTCCACTTGAGGTTGCACGAATTTGCAGTGTTTTGTGCTGATTAGTTTGCTGCACAGAGGAGCAGCAAATACATCACGGAGATCATCACCGCCACCATAAGTTGTGTGAGGTGCGACAATGATTTTCTCTTTAACTACCTGCGGAAAACGATAAGTAATAGTATTTGGTTTGTATTCTTGAGAACCTCCTACACCGATCCAGTCACATTGAATAATTGATTTTGTACGAGGAAGATAGTCAAAACAAAGATGTAGGATTTCTGCTACCTTCCCAGTGTAAAACTGATCAATTTCTTCATGAGAGTGTGCTATTTTAATCTTTATTTTGTTGAATACACTTTTTGTTCCACAGAACCACTTTCCATTTGCAGGATTAGTTCCATAAACTAATGCTGGACTTCCATCCATCTTAGTGCTGATAGTGGAGTTGGGTTCATGAAACCAATCCAAGACACTTAAATCTCCTGTCAGGATGCTATCACAAGGATGTTCAAGGTGAAGATTTTTAGTCATTTTTATGTATCTGACATTTTCAGTATATCGGGTATTGGGAATAAAATCAAGAGTAAGTGGTCAGTTGTTCTACTGACACAATATCTTTATGTTTATTTCTGGTGCCTTTTGCTACCTGATAAACTAACCCATCACTATATCCATTATTTTTACACCAATTATATAATCCAGTCATTTCCAATATTCTACCATCACTGAAAGTTATTTTCCAAGTTTTCCACAATCTATTTGTTTTTTGATTTTCTTTAGGTATTCTTTGTTTTAATCTTTGATTCTCCATCCATTCCAAATCAGAACTCATTTTCTTATATTTTTCTTTATAGTATCGTGATATTTTTTCTTTATTCTTTAGATAATAATTTTTATGAGTTTTTTTGTTTGCCAATTTTCTTTGACCTTCATTATTATATTTTGTAGATGATTTTCTTAATTTTTCTCTTGTTTCTTCACTAACTATTACCCCAGAAACTCCATCACCTCCATCGGTTTTATTATGAAGAATACCTGTCCCCAAATCTTTTCTACCAAACACAGAAATCATATAGATTTCGTGTTTGAATGCTTCTTCTTCGGTTAGATTTTGCTTTAAGAAAATAATTCTGGATTTATCTTTCGGTTTACCACAAGGTCTTCCATTTTTATCATATATTCTTCTTCCACTACCCTTACCTATGTAATAAGGAGTTCTATCCTCACGCAAATAGGCATAGGTATAAAATCTATATGGATTTTTGACCATAGTTCTGCTCTTAAGTTGACTGACTTAAGTATTTATACAAGAAAAGGAGCATTTCTGCTCCTCCTCTGCCTGTAGAGATGTCAGTCAACTTCAGGCATCATTATTTAGTTATCTTCTTTAAGTTTGTCCATTGCAGATTTGCTGATTGTGCAAACTTTTCCTTCTTTATAATGTTGTTTTACCCTTTCACGACGAGCAGCAATCAAGAGATCGTATTCTTCTTTCTGCGATTTAGTGAAACTGAAATCTTGACGACGCCAAGTATCTTTCAGTTCTCGGATGTGAGGAAGAACATTAACAGTGTCAGTCATAATCAATAATCAATGTTAGAGTTCAGGTAAGAGTTGAAAGATTGTGCATCTTTCTCTTCTTCATCGAAGAGACCATCAAAACAAAAGTCAAAGTTTTCAAGTTCTTCAACCTGAATATCATCAAAGTGATTCATTTGGTGTTCCTCAACTGAACAAATGTAATATACAGGAGATTAAGGTGCTTGTGTGAGAATGGTGGACGGTTCCTCAACTGTCCTTGAGTTCTCTCTTGATTTCTTTTTTAAGTTCTTCTCTTTCTGATTCCTTTTCTTTTTTCTCTTGTTGTGCTGCATGATAACCTGCAACACGTTCTCTTTGTGCTGACATTTGATCTTTTTGTCTCTGTCTCAACTCTCTACGTCTTGTTTCAATATCTTCTTCAATTTTTTTAATTGACTTTGCCACTCTCTTGGCATGTTTTTCTACTTTGTTTCTACCACTCTGGTCTAATACTTGGTTCTCAATTTCTTTCTTTGATGGTTTAACCTTTGGTCCATCATAACGCTGAAGAGTATATGTTAGAGTGCCACTAGAATCTCTATTCACAGTCCCAGGAACTGCGTGTGGAGGAGTATCAGGTTTCTTACCTTCACAGATTTCGTAGAACTCTCTAAATGTCAGCATCTTTCTTGTTTTTGATTATTTATTCGAACTCAAAGGATTTATTAGTTTTTATTGCTTCTGGTGTTTGATATTCTGGAAGAGTTGAAGAATCAATCACAACTTGGATGGTTGTTTTATCATTCCAATGTCGGATGGCATTAGCAACAATAAAACCATTAGTGATTAAAATTTGTAGAGTAATCAATAAACGAATAAGAGCAACTCTATCTGCTGTTTTGTTGCAATGTGGATGAGATTTTTCACCCAAAGCACAGTAAACATAATAAAGAAATCCTTTTTTCTTTTTCATTCTATTTTAATTCTTTCAACAATTTCCCATCCTTTATGTTGAATTTGTTTGCCAGATATTATTCTATACATGCAACTGGGGTTTAGATTATTTTCTCTACAAAAATTTTTTAAATTTGTGGTAGAAAATACTTCTCCTTTGGAATTTTTAACTTTGCATAAGTATTTTGATTTTTTTATTATTTTCTTATCATACTTTTTACCTTTTTTCGAATCACTTATCTTTCTTTTAGTTTCTTCTGTATGTTTTTTTCCATAAAAAGGATTTTTTTCTCCAACATATTTTTTCATTCTCTCACCCACCCTTTTTTTCCATTCTTCACTTCTTGGAGGACATTTTTTACCTCTATGCGATTCGCTCATTTTTCTTTTTGTTTCTTCGGATGCTTTGGTTCCCAATCTTCTTTGTCTGATTTCTTCTTTATGCTTTTCAGTTGGAATATACAAAGGTTTTCCTTTCATATTATCACTTCTTCTTTTTCTTGCACCTTCATATAAAGTGGAATTGATATAACCATTATTACCTTTCATTCCACTATGGGCATAAATCATTTTTATAGTTCTTTTATCTTTCAATCCATACCTTTGGATACAAACTTTTTCCAATAATGCGTGAGCAATATAGTGCTCTCTTGCAGTGAAAATTACAACTCTATTGTTATTTCCATAAATGCTCTTTGGAAATATATGATGTTTTTCCGTATAACCTTCAGGTGGAGTTCTATTCTCTGCTTTCCTGATGAGGTTACAATAAACTTTTAGATAGTTCATCATTCTTTTGCGGGGGTATTATTATTTATACCATAAAAGTGGGACTTACACAACCTTACGCCCCCGCAATGTTGCTGCCCACAATACTAACTTACAATCGCCAAGCAGTTTTCCTCTTCTTCATAGATTGATTGACGGGACTTGATGTATTCTAATTCGTTCCATTGTTCCTTATAACAAACCACAAGCAATCTTTCATTTGCATGAATAGGACAAGCGCGATAGTTTACTTTATTTTTTGGGCGAACAATATACTCAATGGTGATGTATTCTTCATCCACAAAATAAATCCAACCTTCAACACCTTTTGTCCATACAACATAATCATTGATTTTTGGAATGTATTCTGTCATACAAAGAACTGCTCCAATCCGATATATTTAATCGGCATCGCAGAGTAATTCCGCGTTTCCTTGATATTTACACAAGCACCAATGGTCTTACTATTGATTGGGGCAAAGTATTCTCTGGTTTTGGTGTTGTAAAAAGAGTGAATAGTTCTGGTTTGAACACCACCATTATAGACAAACTTGTGAGTATTACATAACCAGATACTAACAACATTCCTCTTGAACTCTTCTGCTTCATAAAAATACCCCTCTGGGGGGGAATAGGGTAGAGGAGGAACTTCACACGTCATATTCTCTTTCAACAGATAGAAGAGAAATCAGTGTTTTAAGTTTCAAGATTTCCTGCTCTTGCTCACTGATTTTATTCTGAAGGCGACTGATTTGTGCTTGGTATTGTTCTTTCAAATCAACCAACATTTTGTTCGAGTGGGCAACATTTTGTGTCATAATCAGGTGGTGAAACTTTCAACAATAGTGGATTCTACATCTTCAGCAAGAGCATAAGTTCTTGCATTGACTACTTTTTCACGAAGATTTACATAATATTCTTCGTTGAAACCATCATCATAATCTTTAATCAAATCGAAACATTCATCGTCATCTTCTGCAATAACATTCCAAATTCCACCATATTCTGAACGGGGAAAGTTGCAAAAGTGATCGACGATATACAAGAACTTTTGTGCCATTTGTTTGTGTAAATTACCTCTCAAGTTTAGAATTAAAAGTGTTGCTTGTCAAGTTAATAGAACTCGGCCAAATAGTATTCTACGGTTACTTCTCTTGCCGCTGCTTCTGCCTCAATCTCTTTCCAAAACTCTTCTGCTACTTTGTCCATTTCTGCTTTTTTGATAAGGTCACGGATGCTTTTGGGAATCATTGTTCTCGTCCAGATAGTTGAAGTGTTTTGAGAATAGGACAGTAAAGCACCATCCAAATGCTGCAGAGATGAGAAGAAAGTAAATCACCGAATCTCTGCAGATGGAGGTTTCTGAAGATTCTCTATCGCTTTTGCGCGATAGTATGAATCATAAAGTCGCTCATCGCGTTGGATTAGAAACACATTCCATCCAATAATAGCAAGAAAACCTAATACAAATGATGCGACATATTTACGATTCACTTAGAAGAACCTCCAGAGTTGTAAGTAATCATATTGGCAAGAAGAATAATAAGAAAGTTTTGCCAGAATGTCAACGAGACACTAAACCAAGAAAGAATAATTCCAAGTATCCATGCTTGGAAAAATAGTCCTGCAACAGCAAGAACAAGTACACCAAAAGCAACACCAAGAGCAGTAGAAGTTTTCATGAATCAGTTACCAAATCGTTGTGCCCAAAGTTGATTAGATTTATGCCTGAGTTGTTCAAGCATCTTGAATCGTTGCACAAATTCAGAATCTTCTGGAAGTTCATGATAATTTGGACATGCTACATACATTCCATCAGAAGCATGACACAGAATGTCATTGAGAAGATCATGTTCTTCAAAAGTAAACTCCACTGTGACAGGTTGCTGATCGCAATAGTTGGTTTCGTTCAATTCCATAGTTTCCATGATAATGTTCAAACGTAAAGAGCAGCAGAAGGAATTTCGACGATTTCAGGTAGTTTGGAATCATCAAACTGATTCATATTATAGCACACCCATTCACCGTTACGAAAAATGTAGTGGAACTCTTCTGCACCATCAGGGAGCAAATACTCTGCAAGGTTAGCATCAAGTCGTGGTGGGCGATCTTCGCCCCTTTGGGAGTAGTATTGAGGACCATAAGAACCATCAGCACTATCATCCCAACGATCATCAGACCAGCAGGAACTCATATCACCCCCATCAATTAGTTCAGCAACTTTCTGACGGGTGTTGTAGTGAGTGTTCAGAATACGACCCAACCAAGATTCATATGAGTCCCAATGGTGATAAACAGAAAGCACCGAACCATTTTTGAGTTCGATGCCGATTCTTCCTCTGGTCGCCATTGAAGTGTCCTGTCGATTACCTTTGTATTATAGGGTCTCCTGCGACCCCCTCAAGCACCTGTAGGACACTTCTCCAAGTGTCCTCAATACAATAAACTCTCCAAGACATTTACATTAGATTCTGGTTTGATTTTGGGTTCTTTAATGAGAATAAGTTCGGTCTTTTTACCCCTACGACTTACATCACCCGCCATCTGATAATCAAATTCAAGATAGCGAAACTCTGTCCAATCCTTGTAGAGTTCTTTGAGATAATCTGTGTTGTCATAAGACATCACAAATCCACCTTCATGTTCTTTCAAGATCTCTGCAAGTTTATCGTGATTGAATCCTTCATGTGTGCTTCCATCAATACCATAATAGTATGAAGTTGTCTTATAGTATGGTGGATCCAAGTATAAAAAGTCATTCTGATGCTTTGGTATTGTCTCAAAGCAATCTCCAAAAGAGAATGAGAAGTTTGGATTATGGAATCCTGCAAGTTTAATCAAACTCGCAGCACAGAGATTCTTTCTTGATGATTCTGATGTGTGACCAAGATCTCCGCTAAATGCACATTTGATAGAAATATAAAAAGACCACGCCCGAGTGAACTTATCGTCACTCTCAAGCAGTGGTAGAAATGATTTGTAGTGTTCTCTATCTCTCACTGGATAGTGCTTTGCTGCTTCTTCTGCAATTCTTTTTCCACCTTCAGTTGTAAGAATCTCCCAAAAATCAGCAAGAGGTCGGAACAAGTCATATGCTTGAACCTTTACACCTCTTGCTGCAAGTGAGAGTTCGATACATCCACCACCCATGAAAGGTGACATCATTCTTTCTAGATTTGGATGAACCTCATCAATGATCTTAATGATCTCATCTTTCATTTTGTTTTTACCACCAGCATAGCGATATAAACTTGTGGATGTATATTTCATAAAACTACAGCGAAAAAATATTTGGATTGAACAGGTATGATCTCATTTTAACATTGATTGGTTGATAATGAGAAAGATTCATTGCAAATTCTTGAACCTTTAGAGACAAAAGAGCATTATAGTAGAGATCTCTTTCCTTTACAGATGGGAACAAATGACAATCTGCAGCGGAACTCAATTTATCAACATCTTCAAGTTTAATAACTTTAAGAGAGCGACAATTTGTGAAGATCAATAGACCTTCTTTACCCATCTCATTTATTTCCTTTTTGTCTCCTTCAATGTTGCGAATTTTTTTACCTGGAAGAGAGTATTTCTCAATAGATTTTGAGAGATCAGTTTGCATTAAGTAATTATAATGCTTTTCGTTGTATGTGTGAAGGATTGGTACTTTTTTAGTGTCCAAAGTAATTGTCTTGTTCCCATATTGAATGGTAGAGAGAGACTGTGAATTATTTTTCACAATCATTCTATCGTTTTCAATCATGGTAATATCATAACCAGATTGTTTGATAACACCTCTTCGATGTGCTTGAGTGGAAGAGGAAAATGAAGAGCAAACTTTCCTTGGAAATGCTCCAATCAATACACCAGTCTTACTCAGACACTTTACAGCATCATTGTACCATGTTTTCTCAGTTTTTTGTTTGATGTTACGATATTGTTTCCCCTCCTCAACATCAATCAAAACCCGATCATACTTCTTATTCACATCATCAATGGTAGAAGCATAGACAAACTTTTCACCAAGAAGATCGGCAATTAGTGCAATTTGAGGAGAACCAAGAATCAAAGTATTCTCATCACAGGAGAAATACTTTTGGTATTGTTCAATAGTAAGAAAAGTCATTTGCTCACCACACATTCAAGATAGATTGAAAAGAGATCTTTACAAATGTAATTGTCATTCACAAGAATTTGTAGTTCAGAAGAATCAATGCCAATGATTTCACTCACATACTTCTTCTGCTCTAGAATAGAAACAAACTTTGCATAATCAATCTTACGTTCAACTTTAGAAATCTGTCGAACACAATAATCAATGCGATCTACAATGTTCCTGAGAGTTTTACGAAGTTCTGCAATCTCATCTTTAGTCCTTTGGGAAGGACTATTCTCCCTTTTTGTTAAATAAGTTTTCCCAGGTTCAAATGCAGCATCTACTTTGTTTTTATCAAGTTTTTTGATGACATTGGAACACTTTAACAGAACTTCATATCCATTATCATCCAGGAAAAAATTTGCATTATTGGTAATAAGTTGATGAGAATTAGAGGATGAGAAAATTTCCTTAGAATACTCATCAGGTTCAAGTCGAATATTATAACCATCCTCTCCCATTTGGAAAATTGGAAGAGACTTCATGACTTTACGAAGTGCAGTAACAACATCAATTCCCTCATGATCAGCAACTTCTTTTGCCGTATCAATAATCATTGTGGTAACTTTATCATCTCTACTTCCATCAATCGAAATAGAGACAATGTGACCAATTTTTCTACTGTCACCAGCAGTCAAAGCACGACTCATTTTTTGCACAGTGGCGCCAGTGTCACCATTATCATAGGTTAGAATGACAACATTGATCTCAGGAATACTAAAGGAACGTTGGCACATATTACATGCAATAATCCAAACATGTTTGCCCTTAGATTCTGCAATTCGAATCTTATCCTTCACAAATTGTTCTGCGTCTTTCCCTTTGATTTTTTCCCCATGAATAGCATAAACATCATAGCGAGAATCTAGAATTGGTTTTGCAATAGATTCAAGAGCATCCAACTGTTTATTATCCATACTTGTAAATTGGATAACTGATTTTGCAGTGTCGTTCTCAAGACAATTAAAGAGACTATAATCATTTACATCCATAATTGGACTTACGCCCATGAAGGATTGATATAGACCAATCCAGAATCCAGAATTTTTACAAACATCTGTGGAACACTTTGCAAATGAAGGATTGAGTTCTACTTCATGACCATCAATATAAGACAAAAAGCGACTCCAATCATAACGATAGAATTGAACCTTTGCAAGATTCCTTTCAAATTTATCTGCTCGCTTAAATTGATTGACAATCGCATTTTTAATCCTCAGTTTTGTACCTGCTTTCATGAGCATATCAAGGTAAGTAACCCTGAAGAAAGCATCAACATCAGTATGGAAACCCCTTGCACGTTCGCTATTGGTTCCTGTAGTGAGAATTACAGGTGCGCCGTGACCAATGCGATTTACAAAGGGAACACAACTCTCGGTATGTGCTCCATAGTCTGCTTCATCAATGATGGTGATTTTGTTGGAGAATTGTTCAATGATATATGCGTTTTGGTTGCGCACACTATGGTCAACTTCTTTATCACCACAAAGAGAGACAAGAACAACAATCTTTTTATTCTGATTGAGATTATACTCAAAATCTTCTTCAAAAGTTTCCGATCCTAATTCAAGGACAACAAAATCAGAAAACTCTTTATATCGACAAACCTCTTTCTCAAAGGAAGAGAGTGCAGTCAAGTAATAGGTTCCGACAACCATAACTTTGTACTTGCTGGCAACAAACAAGGAAAGATATTCCAGAGTCTTACCAAATCGCGCAGCAAGTTCTGCCATGATCTTTTTCTTACCTTCACCAAGAAAGGTAAAGATCTGATCCATCGCTTCAAGTTGCCAAATGGTCAGTCCAAGATCAAATTTGGTTGCATTACTACCAAGATACTTCCTCCAGATCTCCTCTGGATTATCATCAGGAAATACTGCCCACTCTTTTGAAGTTCGATTAGAGTCCAGAACATTACTCAAGGTACAACGCTTGAGATTGTGCAGTTCAAGAAGAATACGCTGATCCTGAGAACTAATCTTTGCAAGAGGAGATGGAATCCAACTAACAATTACATACTCTTCGCGTTCAGATGCTGTACGTTGATCATGAACCCTCTCAGCAGCAAACTTTTCAGTTTGACCACACTTATATTCATTGTTGAGAAATGCACTGAGTTTAGTAAAACCATAAAATCCGCAAGGATATTTGTCTGCAAGATCTTTGATTTCTTGATTTAGAAAAAGAACACCGTTTTTATCTGAAGGAATTGCTTGGGAAATGATTTGGTCCCAAAGATTTTTTCTTTGCATTGTTTTTGGTGGAGGACAAAGTAATTATAGAGTAAAAGAAGGGATATCAAACAAACACTGTGCCACTTTGAGGAGTGGTACGGTGCTGCTTGATAAACTTTTGTGCTTGAAGGACAGTTTTTACATCAGTCAACTGCTGTCCATTGTAAAGGATAACATACCTCTTTCCCCAAGGTACTGCAGCATAGTTATCAGATGTTATAAATCCAGATTTAGAACTCATTTTACATAATCAGCAACAAAATTACCGTTGACAAATACTTCCTGCACAACACTCTCAACTCGACGTGCAGTAGCAATACCAACACGATTATTATACACTGGAATCACAACTTTACCAAAAGGTTTGACATAGTTATCAAAATCACCAGGAATCAAGTTCCCATTCTTCATACGTTCAGTGTCTTTTTGATGTACACGGATGCAACGACCAATACTCTGCACAGTAGACACAAAGTTCTGATTTCGCATAAAGATGCAGGATTGAATACCAGGCACACTAATACCTTCAGTCAGAATACCAATGTGGAAGACAACAAATTTGCGAGAAGGATCTGCACCATATTCGGAAAGAGTATGAAGAAACTCAGACCTCGCAACTTTCTTACCATTCACAAAGGCACCGTGCTTTGAAGTAATCCAAAGCACATCATAACCATTGTTCCGCATCTCAGGAATGAGAGCAGTGGTTGATAGCATCTGATTCAAAACCTTAGTATTTGGTGCAACAACCAGAACTTTATCCATGTCATCCTCATTGAGAATAGTATCACAGAGAGTATAGAAGTCTCGTTCTGCTGCACTATCCTTTTCCCGTGCAGCAGATACTTGCACAACAGAAACCTTAGGTGCAAGGATGCTACCATTCTCAATCAGATCTGGTGCTTTGACACTGAAGATCTTGCTACCAAAAACCTCAGCATCATTATTGCCAGGACGACTTGACTGACTGAACTTAGGAGTCGCAGTCAGAGAATAGAATCGTTTGGAACTCTTGCTGATACTTTTGACAGAATCAAAGAAACGACGATTGGTTGCATTGTGTGCTTCATCAAGATAAGTCACATCAATATCAATCTCTGCTTGTGCAATTTTATGCAGAGAATGATAAGTTGTAAAGATTGTCTTAGAACCTGGAGTTGTTTCCCAATGATAAGCAAGTTCTAGGAAGTTAGTGATGCGAGTGTGCTCAGTGTCTCCACTGTGCATATGAATAATGTGAGTGTTAGGAATAAACTTCTCAAACTCATCAGAGAGTTGATTGCACAAAAGTAGTTTTGGTGCAACGATCAGAATTGTAGAATCAGGATTGCTTTGCAGTTGACGTTGAGCATCAGCAATCATCATAATACTCTTACCAGCACTGGTAGGAGCAACGGTCAGCATCTTATCGTGCTGACCAGAGAGAAACATAAACTCTTGCTGTTGAGGTCGAAGAGAAAGCATGAATTAAGAATCAATAAAGTAATAATATCAGAAATCAGGTGCTGTGGCAAGAGTGTGTGCCAGTTGTTTAAGTGAACATTATTTGATGATACCTTCACCAATATCGTTGAGAATAAACCTCAATTTGTCAATCGTTTCTTGGTCGAGGTAATTATCCAACATAGAATCCTTAGAATAACAGTCAACAATCAAACTAACAGAATCATACACCGACGAAACTGCTTCTTCCCTGTTGGTAAAATGGAATTTCATTGGAATTCTCAGAACATTCTTAGTATAGCACACCAAATCCCAACAGGGTCGTCGGTGTGCCAGTTTTACGACAGTAACAAGTGGGGAGCAGAATCAAATGCTGCTTTGGGCATTTTTTTAATTGATGCAGTAATTGCACTTTTAACAGTACTGATATTTTTGTTGTAATCGAAAATTTTATATCCCTTTTTACTAATGACTCCATATATTGTCAAAAACATTCTTTGTTTAAGATATGCTTGATAGCTTTTCCCTCCAATGAAAGTAAACCATGCAAGTTGCGCATGTGCATAATGTGCTTTTATTCTTTCCTGAGTTTCAGACGTTGTTGCTTTTCTTTCTTTTTTTTGTCCAACGAACATACTAAAACTTGCATAATTATCTGTTATTTTAATTGAAGATTTAACTTTTCCTCTAACCAAATTAATAACAGCAACATAGTACATTGTTATACTATCTTTATTACCAGTTTCTTTATCATAAAGATTAAAAAATTCTTCAATTTTGTCATATTTGGCAGTACGACTATTAACTAATATTTTTCTAGTTGTTATTTCTCTTAGTGCTGCTCGATAAGATGTTTTTAATTTAGTTGAAAACGTAGAATCATCTATTCTTCCATTTTCTTTACCAGTTAAAACATAATTGAAAGCTTTTGCTCTTAACTGCACCAACTTTTGAATAACAAGAGAGTATTCTGGATATTGTTCATAAAAAAATTCGAATGTTGATGCTGCCCCACCACCTGTCCAAGGTGGTCCCTGCTTTCCAACTTTAACAAATCCATTCCATCCAGCACCATATCCTTGGGCAAGAAACACTATCTTATAGTCCATGTCACTCAAAGGTTCTATATCCCTACCAAATACTTTTTGTGCGGCTACTTTATACCTAAAAGTTACTGGCAATTCCCAAGTCAACACATTTGATCCAGTTCTAAATTGACCATATTCTATTTTTATCAAATTTTCAATTAAGGATTTTAATTCATTTGGTTTAGAAGATATTGCTAAAGTTAAAAACTTCGTATACGGATCAATGTAGTCAGATAATTCTTTTTTTACATTTTCAGTTCCAATTATGTTTATATATTTTTTTTGTTCAACAGTTCCTGGCAATTTAAGAGAAATTGCCACTAAAGACCTTGTATTTGTCGTTGATTTGAAATGACGATTTAATATGGTTCTATAAGTATGCTGATTTAAACTATAATTTTTTAATATTGTCGAATCACTTGCATTTAATATATAAGTGTTTATTTCATTTAATATAGTTTGCTTTTTTTTCTTATGAACAACAAACATATCAAAACTTGCAAGCATATCAAGTTTAAAGGTTATTCCCAAAACCTCCTTAATTTTATTCAATGCAGCATCTTTTACAGTTTGTGTAAAAATATCAGTTTGATCTAAAAATTCATAATTTTCCCAATTTTGACCAATAACTTTAGATTTATAAAGTTCCAGTGCAACATCATATACTTTTTGTACTGTAGTATCTGCAGTAATCTTTCCTTTTTGATTAACTTTTGTTTTAAAATCTCTTGTAGTTCTTATATAAGGAAATCTATTACCCAAATGACTTTTATATTCTCGGAGATTTAATTTTTCGATATTAAATTCCTTTCTATCTGAAGAGGTGACAAAAAGATTGTAAAAAGATAATTTATGTTCTTCTTGATCTTCTTTTTTGTTTGGATATTTGTGATTTGCAAAGTAAGCAAATGCTAAACATTGGACATATTCTTTAGTATTGCCAACGTTTCCCTTTACCATTTTATTATCCTTTTCAAGTATTTAGAAAAAAAGAGGGTCATTGCTGACCCTCTCTATCAATTTCCCATCTCCCTTAAACTTCGCACCATATATTCAGAAAACTTTTCCATCTTCTCTGGCACAAGTGCTTGTGGTCTTTGACTGATGACTTTTCTAAGAGCATCCATTTCTTGCCACTCATCGTCAGTAAGATTCCTTTGTCCCTTTGATGGAAGAGTCATACCTTTGCTCCCGCGTTTATCAGCAAATCCTAACACTATTTAAGCAAGATGTGATGTTTCTTAATATTCTCTTAAGAGTGTGATAATACTTTTTAATCATTAAAGAATGAACCAAAAGAACCACTACTTCCAGGTTTACGATTCTCAAGAATATCCATCAAATCTTCAAACTTTTTACACTGTTCGATATCAAGAAGAAGTTGTGATAGTTGTTTAACTACTAAAGGTTTTTCATTTGTAGCAGCGGATTTAATAGCAGCACGAAGATGACTCTCTGCTTCTAATAAATGATCTAGTGTTTGTTTACTTAGTGACATTTACTTTCCTCCATTCCAATAGGTTTAGTTACTTTTCTTAATTCAAAACTACCGTCGCCACGGTCAATCCAGCTCACAAGGTCGTTTTCTTTAAGATTTGCTGCTTCTAACAAATCATCAGGGAACTCCACAAAACACTCACCACTCAATCCATCAACTTGAACAGGTAGTTGCCACTTTACTACTTTATCTTCCTTTTTAGCAGAATCACACATCGCATTCAGTTCTTCTTCAGTGTATTGCTCTCCAGGAAAGTTACTAACACGATCTTCGGTCAAAGTTGGATTGGCAATCATGTATTCCAAATCACTATGCCCCCAAGGACGCATACCGTTATCTTTTACTTCTTCAGTGTGTTTCTGATGCTCTTCAGGATAATAATACTCTTCCCAGAAATCGTTCCAGGCATTTTGACACTCGGGAGACTTATCATCTTTATCACAAGTTAGATGTTCTTTACCATTACCTTTCAGAAGTGCTAGAAGTTCATAACAACGACCAGTTTGATGTTTGAAATAATAATACTCTTCTTCTACGACTTTGTGAATAATATCATAGATTTCTTTTGGTGTTGCTTCTGCCGAAATCAAAGCATCACTCATCCACTTCTCAAGATTCTCAAGTGAATACTTTTTGTAGTCAAAGTCTGTCATAATCAATCATCTCTTGGTTTGGGTTTGTTACACTCGTTGCAGTAGAATGAAAATCCCTGATGAAAATATTTTACCACCTGAAAGTGCTCGATGTCAAGTGGTTTTACCTCTCCACAGTTAGCGCACTTTCGTAGTCCCGATTCCAGTATTTCCCCAGATTCTTCTTTCTTTCTTACGGAGTTTCTTAAGTTCTTTGTAAAGTTCCTTGATTTGTTGATAAGCATCTTCTGGTGAGATCTTATCCGCGATTTCAAGTCCTGCAATGAGGCCCACTTTATCACCAAACCTTGCGAGTGCTCGTTCATACTGTGATAGATTTTCATACATTTTTAGTAAATGTCTCAAGTGATAGAATATCTATACGGACATCAACAGCATCAATAGAGTTTCCAAGTTCATAGAGCACATTATTTGTCTCAATGTTTTCTTCTTCTAGATTAGCAATACGATTCTCCAGTTCTACAATTTTAGCATACAAATCAATATCTTCAACGATAGGTTTTTTTGATGGTGTGATAAACCATTTGACAAATCTTTTAATCATTATAATAGTCCAGCAGATTTCAAATAACGTCTAAATGACATAAAACGTCCCAGAGATGGTTGTCCAGGAACATTAAGTTGATGACATATTTCAGAATATTCCAACCACGAATTCCAAGGAGTTGTTTCATCAAGAACGTGGTATGGATATTCTACAGTAGTTCTTTCCAAAATTGTTCACCTTTTTGAAGTGCTAATGTGACTGTTGTGTGTTCTCTTGCGTGTCGATCTAGATCTTTTTCTTTGAAGTAAATATCAGACCTTTGAATAGCACACTGGAAGATATTAGCCCACATCTGTTGTTTTTGTGTCATTCTTAATTTCATGGAGATTCTTCAGTGCTTCAAGGACTTCTGGAGTTTCTTCCCAACTCCACTCATTTCCATTCTTATCAACGAAAGTTCTTACTGTCATACTTTTTCAAAACATACACTATTGAATCTACCGCATATTCCTCGCAATGTCAACTTTGTGTGTTGTGAGTGAACTTCTACCTTTTCCACATAATACTTGTCACCCACAATCAAAATACCTGTGGGGTCATCATTATTACCCCAAGCAATCTGTTCCTTTGAACAACCAATGAATTTTACATTGTTTCCTGCTCTAAAGTTTTCCATCTACGGTGCCAGAATAGGTGTTCCCTACTTCATTTAGTTTATTCTCTTGTTTGAGTTTCAACATAAATCGCGTAGCTTTAACACACTCTTCTTCGGTTAGTGAGGTAATAATACATTTGCCATCTTTATCATATGAATCCCATAATCCATACTTCTTTCCCTCCACATAAAATGCTTTATCATCATACCACTGTCTTTCCATAATGACTCAATTGCCTCTGTAGTTCAATTCGCGTAGAAATTAATTTGCTGTATAAAAATTTTTGATATTGATTACCTTCCAAAAGATTTGTAAGATTATCAATCTGCATTAGAGCAAGAATGAGTTTAGTTTGCTCCGTCATTTTTTCTTGCGTTTTGTAGTGCCAGTAGTGTTGCGAGTGGGATCCATGCGGGTGGTTCGTCCTTTACTTGTACCTGAACTTCCTTTACTCTTTGGTTCAGGTTTTTGCTCCACACTTCTCTTACGTTTTTGACTGGGTTTAGTGGGTTCTCCATCACGATAATCAAGTTTAATAGTTCTCTTATCCAGTTTATACCTTTCTAGGTATTTTTGCAACTCATAATCGTCCTTGAACCAACAGATTCTTTTTTCGTTTATGTGTTCTAATCTTACACCGAACGACTCATAAGGGAATAGTTCAACGTTGTCCTGTGATGTTTTCATAATCTTGTAGTTTTCCCAGTTTGAAGTGTAATTTTAGTCGGGGCCAAGATTCCCAAGATTGATTCCAAGTTGCAGGATAAACCTCAACATAATCAGTCACATAACACGGTTCAACTTTACCATTCTTTCCTGTTGGAATCCACTCAAAATTCAAAAATAACTTTTTAGGATCGTACCTTTCATCATCTTCACCAATTTCTGCAAAGTCGTGAGTTTCTCTATAAGTCAATTCATACAAATAACCATCAGGAGAAATCCAATAACGAGTCATTGCACACGCAAGACCTTTGGTTTGCATTTCTACATTTGTGAATTGTTCTCCCAAATCATAAGAAGAACGAATCTCATCATAAAGTCCCACTTCACTCTTCCTCCAACTTTTCGTTAAGGTTTACAGCAATACCATCAGTAAGTTCTTTCATTCTATCAAAGAAATCTTCATCAAGTGGATATACTTTTTCTTTGCCAGTTTCAATATCGTCTACCATTTGAAGTAAACTATCCAAAAAGTGTTTTGGATAAATCTCATCTTCCAAACTATCCCAGAAATATAAGATACATTGCTCCAATGGGTCATCAGATACTAATAAAGCGTATTCTTGGTAATTATCGCCCATCAAATCGGCCCAGTTCTTAAAGGAATACCAGCAATTATACCACCCCTGAATAATACACGAGTTCCAGATATACTCAATCCAAGAAAGTTTAGTTTTCTTTGTATTGGTTCCAAGAAGAGGCTTACTAAACATATCTGGGTCTCTCACTATCAAATTGGTAGAACTTTACATCTTTCATATCAAGACACATTCGCACAGTTTCGTGCTCTCTGTGTTCTCTGTCGGTTCCTTTATATATGGTTCGTCTTTGGTACGCATTGCACCAGACATTGTAGAAGATTTTAGATTTATCGTTCACTGCTCTACACAAATAATCCGTTGCTGGTAAGTATCAGGTTGACAGATAGTAACCTTCTTTGATTCTAATGTGCCAAGTTGATAGATGATAATACACATTTGGCCGAACAGAATAATAACTCCTGCTCTCTTTTTTAGTTTTTCAAAGTATTCTTTCATTATTCCCACGGAGCCTTTTTAGACATAATCTCTTTTAATCTTTCAACTACTTTAGGGTCTGATGGTTGATTTAATCGTTCTACAAGAGCATCGAATTGTTCTTTTGGTAGAAGAATCTTTTCAGGTTTCGCTCCAAAGTATTTTATACATTTTTGCTCATATCTCCAAGATTTATAATTATACCATAAATGTGATGGAAAATACCATAATGTGAGCAGAAAATTTTTCATTTTTTTCTTTTTTAGTGTTCTTCATAATAACATATTTTAAGTGTTTTATTCAAGAAATTTGTGCCAGTTCTTCAACTGACACAATATCTTTATGATAGTTTCTTTTTCCACGACAAACTCCAATAATATGAGTAGCACAATATCCATTTTCCCTGGACCATTTATATAATCCACACAATACAATTTCATTTCCATTGGAAAATGTAATTTTCCAATGTTTAGACATATGATTATTTTTTCCACTCCTCTTTTTACTTATCTTATTTTTAGTTTCCTGGGAATGTGGTTTTCCATATTGATGATGATTTTTTCCTCGTTTTTTCTCACTTATTTTTTTACGAATAATTGGGTCTTTTGCTATATTATTTTCCCCACTAACTCTCATTCGGGAACTTTCATAAAAATAAGAATTTAAATAAGTATTTTTTGATTTTTGGTTATTCATACACCAAAAAGCAAAAGACATCTTTTTAGTTTTTTTGTGATTTCCACCATACCTTTTTATAAATGCTTTTTCTAATAATGCGTGAGCAATATAATGCTCTCTTCCACTTAATATTACAACTCTATCATTATCTCCAAAAATACTTTTAGGAAATATGTGGTGTTTTTCCGTATAACCTTCAGGTGGAGTTCTATTCTCTGCTTTCCTGATAAGATTACAATAAATCTTTAGATAGTTCATCTTTATTCTATTTGGACGGCATTATTATTTATAATAGAAAAGGTGCCCGAAAGCACCTAATCTTTGTCTGTAGAGATTGCCGTCCAAACAGACATCATTATTTATGTTTAGGTTTTACACTCCAATATTGTTCAAACTCCCATTTATAGTTCATATCCATATATCCTTGATTTAAGGACATCCAAAACTCCTTCCACACATAATAATCATCAAAGCGAAAACCTTGATGAGATATTAACCTGTACCACCACCAGAATGGAGTATACTTAAGAAACTTATTGGAGATTATCCATTTATTTAAGAACACTGGAAAGTCCATCACTTTTGACTCATCACATAAGAATAATAAGAATCTCTACCCGATAGATTATATGGGTCAAAGTCGGGTTGAGACATTAGATACTCATCAGTCATTTCAATATACCCAGCAGAGAGTTCTTCAAAGAAGGATAATCTATCAATGTTATCCTCTAATGTCAACCGAAAATAGATTGCATTCTGGAATAGTTCAAATCCCCACACAATCATTTCCCATTTAGAGTTCAGGTATTTCATAATGATATTATAGCAGGTCTTTGTGGTTTATGGTGTATTGTGTGTGACAGTTTCACGCCCACGCCCTCACCGGCTGCTCCGGCCACACCGCATAAGCGTCCCACCCATCCGGCAGCGGTCCTTGGTAGTTCAAATGAAAGCCCTCCAGCACCTCAGGCGAAGTGATGACATTACCTTCATCGTCCCATTCACCACCACGGGAGATGGTGCCGATTACATCTAGGGCGTGGTTATGACTAGCGGTGATGGGATTCAAGTCGTCATCAAGTAGCCCAGCATCATCAAGCGCAGCCATGCCAACAGCAGCATTTGGGAAGCGGAACATCGTGGGGGTGGGGGGTGTGAGCAGTTCTTCAGTCATGAGAGGTAGGGGTAGTGGTTTGAGCAGCCAGCCACGTTTCTACATGGGCTAAAACTCGTCTGGCAGTTTCTTTGTCTGGTCGGTCACAAGCAATGCCATTCCCGATTTCTGCAGCAACGATGGGTAGGAGTTCTTCAGTCATGATTAGTGTTGCCGACTACTGGGTAATCGGTGGCAGGTTGGGCAGCACCACGTCCCAGCCGGTGATCCGTGCGATGGTGCCGTTCAGGTAGTTGTCAGCTTGATTGCTGCCGATCCTGATGCGGTTCACGGTGGGCAGCGTGCCGGAGGTATCGAGCTGCGACGTGCCGCCGTTGATACTGATGGCGTAGTTGTCGGTGTTGAAGCGAGCCGCAGCACGGGCAGCCACATTGGCCACAACGGTGCCTGCATCCAGATCAGCCACAGCGCTGCCGCCGGCCGTTACCAGCAGCTTCGGATCAGTGCCGCTGGTCAGGATCTCGATGCGCTCGTTGGCGGTGTTGTCGTCCAACGAAACCACCGGCCTGGTGCCTGATGCAGGGCTGCGGAACTGCGTGAACAGGCTGCGGATGTTGCCGCCTCTGGTGGTGTCGCTGGCCACGTCAGCACTGCGGGTCACCGTGGCATCTTCGGTGGGGATGTAGCTGGTGGGGAAGGCGCCGGCTTCTAGTTGGGCGCCCCAGAGGTAGATGCCAGATGTGCCGTCTCCGGTATAAGAGTCAGTCACGCCACCTAAGCCCAAAACCCTAATTTCGCATCTGTAGGTAGTAGTATTTATGTTCTGAGCAGACAGCGAAATCTTTACCCAACCGCCTCCAACGCTTTCCACCGAAGTCGCTAATTGGCCTGATTGAGCAGTTACTGACGCGGCATTAAGATTGAACTCAGCCGTGGCCCGAGTTGAAAGATCCGTCGTGCCTATAATCAGCCCGGCTCTTGAGTAGCCCGCTGATTTTGCGTAGAAAGACAGCGTGTAAACCGCATTTGCTGTTAAGCCAGAAACATCTCTGCGTACTAAGTGTCCACCATTGTCTACGGTCGGCGTAATCTTTTCTGCGGAAATCTGCCCGTTTGGAGCGGTGTCATCGTTTGCGGCAATTGTGACAAGAGTTTTTGTCCAGTAAGCATCATCAAACTCCTCACTCCGCAGCAACAAATTCGTCCTACTTTCCTCCACCAACAGCCCCAAGCTCTCGCCCGTGGTGGGATCGTGATCAAACCGTGGAGCACTGTTAATCGTGCTGGTGGTGGGGACGTATTCACCCACAGTAGACGACTGCTCTAGTTGGGCGCCCCAGAGGTAGATTGTTCCCGTAACATTGGTCGTATTTCGGAAAGGGTAAAAGCGAAGCGTCGTACACCCAGCAGGGGCTGTCACTGTATAAGAAATTCGCGTCCAGCCGGTCGATGACGGTGTTTGAGTGGGTGTTATGTCTGCTGCTATAAACACTCCGGCAGTATCGTCACGCACGGCGATTTTATAGTCTGCAGCCGAAAGCGTACCGAGTTTTACATAAACAGACGCTGTGTACTGTAATCCAGGGGTGCATGTGATAAATTGCCAAATTCCTTGGCCGGAACCAGCAATAGAAATAAGATCAGCAGCTAGCAGCCCACTTGGGGCTGTCTCTTGATTTGCCGTAACACTCAGGCCAAAAATTGCCCAATTACTGTCAAACTCCTCACTCCGCACCAACAAATTCGTCACCGCCGTCTTAATCAGCCCATCGCTGCCGACATACGTGCCACTACTAGCGCGGGTGAAATCCACCAACTGCTGCCCAGTAACATTATCGATAAGACTCTTATTTCTTGCAAAGTCTAAATCTAATGATGGTTTAAGACCAGGAGAACCTCCCTGCCTTGCTTTTGCCCATAAAACATACTTTTCTACTGCCGATGCAACATTAGGGGTATTCAATAAGTAATCATTGGTAATTCCTATGTTTAATCCCATACGATCATATTTTTTTATATTTATATTTATAAACTACCCAAGGGATGTGAGCAAGAGACATTATATCTTTTCTTAATCGTAAGAGTATTTATTACCCACAATCAGGCATCCATAAAGTAGAGAGTTTATTCTTCTTTGATGTGATATTAAAGTGGTCAACTTGACCATTCTTATGATAAATTCCGCACCAGAGAAATCCATCATCCATCATCTCAAAGTGAATCATATCAATGTCCTTGACGACAATCTCATCAGGATTCTTTTCTTCGTTCATCTGCTCTTTGTCTCCTTTCAGCATACTCTTGAATAATCTCAGAAAGTTCTAGAATTTCGTGTTGCATTTCAGAGTTACCAACTTTTTCAGCACTATCATATAACACTGTAAGCCCTGATAACAAGAGAATATGCTGCTTAAATGTAATGTTCATTGATAAGGATTCTTGAGGTTATTGAGGATGGCAGTAAAGAATGCTACCCTATCACGATCATATTCACAGTCAACATTATGAGAATTGCAAAAATCTATGATAGACTTTTCAGTTGCAGTTGGAGAATAACAATTACGGAACCTAGCATAGGTGATGTGTTCTTTGAACTCTTCTCTCATAATCTCAAAAAGAGTATGTAATTCTTGTTGAGAGAGTTCTACTTCTCGGTCAGTTTGTGAGTGTCCTTTGAATTCGATTTTCATTTGTTGCTCCAGTTTTTACAATAAAAATCAGCAGGAGTCATAGGATTATTCACACCACTGACTCCAGAACGCACTTGAAGTAATTTGCTCTTCTTCTGTGGGTTTCCTTTCTTATCAATCACAGGGGGTAGTGGAATAATCTTGAATTGTGGAATAAGACCACTACAAGTTCCAATACCTAGTGAGTTTCCATTCCAGTGTTTACAAGTTTTACACTTCATCAGTTTGTTGCGTATGAAGTCATTATACAAGAAAAGGCACCTGAGTTCAAGTGCCCTTGTTCCAGTTTGAGAAGTGTCCTTATGATATTCTAACTCTTTTAGATGTGTCTATATTTCTTTTCTTTTGATAATGAGAAAGTCCACCAGCATTACTAACATAACCAGTTTCAAGGCACATCCATTTTTGAGAGGATGTCCTTCTACCACCTTTTATACTATTTTTTCTTTTTTGTTCGTCATCTATTCCAAAAATTCCTGTTTTATTTCTTTTATGATTTTCTGCTGTGATTTTACCTCCCTTTTTCCCATCTTCGGTCATTTTTTCTTTGGTTCTTCCGTGAACACCAATACCAAGTTCATAATTTATTTTTCCCATTCTTTTACCGATTTCAGTTCTTTCTTCTGAAGTAATTGCAAAAATTCCAGTTCCATCTTTTTTATGTTTTTCTCCCATTATTTTCCCACCTTTACCACAATCTTCAGTTCTTTGCTCCTTGGTTCTTCCGTGAATTCCTAATCCAAGTTCATAAGATTTTTTTCCATTCTTTTTACCATTTATACTTGAATATTTTTCACTAACTTTTTTACCATTTTCCCTTAAGATATTAAGAGAAACTACTCTACCACAATTTTCGTTGAGACACCATTTATCTGTATTGAATACAGGTCTAATCAATCTTTGTTCTATTTCGTTTGCTTCTGACCAACCTTCATCACTAAACTCAAAAAGTTGAAGTATTTGTTTTTTAGGTGTATAAAAATCCCAAACCCATTTATGAGTATAAGGAGAACCCATATAGTATTCATCAAACTTATTTTCCTTATGGACTCCATAGTAATAATAAGGAACTTCTTCAAATGTGATTTTATACACATAAATTCTAGGACTATGATTAGTCATTTCTATTCTATTTGGACTGCATTATTATTTATAAAACTTTATAATAGAAAAGGTGCCCCAAAGAGCACCTAATCTTGTCCGTAGAGATTGCAGTCCAAACAGACATTTTTATTTATACTGCGTTGTACAATTCCAAAATCCTTTTTGCGACTACTATAGCAAGTTCTTTGTTTGAGATAGTCATATATTCAGTGATACCTCTGTGCTCACTATCGTGTTGCTTTCCTATTGATTCCAAGTAAACACCACCATTATCCGCATTAAGTTTTACAGTGTGAGTGCATCCTTCTGCTTCATCACAGAGTTCATAACAATCAGTGATGCTATGAACAATATCAGTTCCAGGAACTACATTGTAAGGAGAAATCATTGTGGTTGATTGTGTATAATACTATTATAGAGCATCCAAATCAGTTTTGGTGCTCTCTTGTGACGGTTGTTGAAGTGTCTTCACTCGTTCCAGATAATCTTTACCTTGTTGATACAATCCATCAATCAGTGCATTGATGTCAGCAGTAGAAACAACATCAAACTCATGGTTAAAGTTCTCATACCTCAACGCATCAAGCATACACTCTAATGCCATTGCCTGTTGAAACTCTGGTGTGATATGTGTACCCCAAGTGAGACCAGAACATTCAGTATTGTAGAACATGTTATATCGGTCAAGGATACGATGATTTCTTACCATACTATTTTCCTCCGCAAACTTATCGGCATCAAATACTTTCTGTTCAGAAAGTTCTTCTTGGAACTTTTCAGTGTCCATAAGTTCTCCTGTGGTCATCTCTTCGTGTGTAAGATTTTTATGAACAAGGTCTTTTGCGGCATCTTCCATTTTTCGCATATCCTCTTTGTAGATAAGTTCTCTCAACTTCTGTTTACCATATTCCGTTAATTCTTTCTTTGATTTTCTCAATTCATCCAATTCACTTTGAGATAGATTTAAATAAGGCAAATCATCAGGAACTGGGAGATTATCAGTCATAAGATTTTTGTTTCATAAAGTCATTATACAACAAAAGGCACCTGTTTTCAAGTGCCCCCGTGCCAGTTTGTAAAGTGTCCTTATGACAACCTAACTCTACCCAAATTCCAACCATCACCAGGACATTCTACACTTCTTTTGTTGATTTGCCCATCATTCCACCATTTTGTTCCTCTTACTTTTTGACATAACATTTTAATTGCTTCTTTTTGATTTTCACTTTGAGGTTTTCCTTTTTTTGACTGACTTATTTTTATTTTAGTTTCTTCACTAACAATTTTATTCAAGTTCCATTTTCTTATTTTTTCTTTATGTTCTTCTGAAAGTTTTCTTCCAACATTCCATTTATTTCCTATTTTTGATTTTTTTAGTTTTTCTATAGTTTGTTTGGAATGTTTTTTAACTCTATGTTTTTCAAGTATTTGTTTATGTTTTTCAGAAAGAGTTTTACCTTTATGAATTTTACTTATCTTTTGTTTACTTTCATCGGACATTTTTAATCCAGTAGAACCTTCACCACCATCAGTTTTATTGCGAAGAATGCCAGTTCCCAAATCAATTCTCCCAAACACAGCAATCATGTAGATTTCATGTCTAAATGCTTCTTCTTCAGTTAGATTTTGTTTGAGAAAAATTATTCTTGATTTGTCAGTTGGTTTTCCAACTTCACCCTTAACTTTCTTATATGCTCTATTTTCTTTACCTTTGCCTATGTAATAGGGAGTTCCATCCTCACGCAAATAAGCATAGGTATAAAATCTATATGGATTTACCATAGTTCTACTCTTAAACTAACCGCATTAGTATTTATATTACAAAGGAGGAGATTTCTCTCCTCCCACCTTACAGATTGCGGTCAGTTAAGGCATTAGTATTTAGATGAACAATCCAAGAAATAAACATATCGTGCAGAATTATTAGGAGTATATCGTATTACATTACAACGATTATCATACTTATCAACCACTTCAAATGATGCTTCATTGATTGGTTTATCACCAGATGCAAAGTAAGCAAGAAAGACAGCAGAGGCAAGAAGAAATGCACCAGCACCACGCAGAAACTCTTTGAGAGCATACTTGTCTTCTTCAGTCATAGCAAACCATCAGTGTAAGTTTTGTTTATTGCTACACTACTCTCTGGATGATACCATTGGTTCTTATCTTTTTCAAGTGCTTCTACTCGTTCTTTGAGTTCAGCATTTTCTACATACAAATCTTCCAAGATACTAGCAAGGTTATAGTAATTGATTTTTCCAACAACATGTTCATCTGCTGTTGAGATTTCATCAAAGATTTGTTTCCATTTGAGTGATAGTTTCGTCATTGTTCCCATGCGTAGGATTTTAAGAGGTTGTTGTCTTTTTCAAGTTGCTCTATTCTATCACACAACTCTGCGATAATACCAATCAAAGCAGCATAATCAATCGTTTCAGTTGTTCTACCATCCTCCATATCCTCATAATAGGAATAATAGAGTTCTTGCGTAAAGTTGCGTTTAGTCATCAATAATAATCCTTCCTCACACATTCTATTTCAAGGTCTTCTACTCGGTCTTGTAAATCCATAATGAGTTCAAGGATTTTTATAGTATCAAGATTACCAGTTTCGTCAGTAATCAGTGAGAGATATGATTTGTTTATAATCTCTCGTTGTTCTTCATATGGTTTATAATACCATTCTTTTCTTTGCTTTGAAGAATAGGTGTCCCAATCTGCTGGATTGTATCTCATCTCAACATCTCCTTCATTTTCCGCACACAATCGTTGAAACCATCAACAAGTAGTTCAGTATCTACATTTTGTGATCCTTCGGCAGATTGTGGTTCAGGCAACCATTCTTCTACTGCGGATACAATATCATCACAAGTTGCTGAAATATAATCATATTTGTTTGACAAAATATTCCAGAGTTTTTGAGATTTATGTTTCTCAATTAACCTATTCACCACATCATCCATAGGTTTTGGATTATCTTTCTCGTCCCACTCTACTTCATCATAATGCTCTGGTTCATCAATCACACCTTTCTTTACCTGATTGAACCACAGACCTTCCAAGATGTTTCTGGTTTCATCATCGGTAACGATATTCATAGGACATTTGTGTCGTTCAATAGTTTGTTTCCACCAAACACCACCAAACCAACTATCATTATCATAATCAATACGAAGATAGGTATGACCATTATACTCTACCTTATCAACAGTTCCAGATTGTTGATATTCCATTTTTGGTTGAGGATATGCTTGCTTGACTTTATCAAACAGCTCTTTTGTTTCCTCACCATACTCAACATACTTATCAAGCAGTTTGAGTTCTTCAATTGTCAGTTCAAGTGTGATTTTGTCAGTCATTTTAATTTCAAGTTTAGTTTCAGGACATTTAGTTCCAGGAGTTGGAAAAGGAATACGGAAGGTTTCTGTGTGTATGAAGTCATTATAAGGCAAAAGGAGCACCTGTGGGATGCTCCTGTGCCAGTTCGTCAAGTGTCTCTCTTCTTCAATTTGAGTGGTGGTGGTGTTGTTGGTTTATTTCGGTTCTCATAAAGATATCCACCCAAGTAAAAAACACCGGGAGAAACTTCCCGTTCATTTGAGAAGAAGAACTTAAGAATTTTGAGTAGGATTTTAGTCATTTTACATTTACAATAAAGTTTCCCACCTTGACTTTATAAGGTTTCTTCTTACACCGATGTAATGGAATACGAATAAACTGAAAAAATCTTCCAATATATCCTATCTGTTCTCCGCATTTAGGGCAACAATAAGATGGATAAGTCATTTCTCATCCACCCACCTAAAATCTAAAAGTTTATTCATACAAAAACGCACTATAAAATTCGGTTTATCTCTTTTATAATATCTAAAATATCCCGAACCGAATGTATAATATCCAACTTCTTCACCACCTGATTTGATTACAAAATTAGATGAAACATAACTATTCGCAGAAAGAGAATCATGGTTCATAACCAATGTGGATTTTTCTCTGGGTCTCCCATTCTCACGAGCATACTCAATATCCTCAATAATCCTGGTAATCTTTTTACTAAACTGATACTCTTGACGATATTTCAGTTGTTCAAACTTATATTCTACATCCTCAATCTGTTTATCAATCTTCTCATTAAATTCTTGTGAGATTTCTTCCAAAGATTTGCGTGGTAGTTCAAGTTTGAGTTCTTGTGGTTCATTTGGAAGTGTGAAGTATTCTTTGAGAAGTTCATACTTTTCGTGGTCTTCATCAGCATAAGAGTACAAATTCATACACTCAAAGACATTCTTTACATCTGTGAGTGTTTTGATTTTACTTACATCCAATTTATGATTTAATGGTTCAGACATAATTTCCCTTTCGCACCTCATTAAACCAAAGTCCTTCAAGAAGACGATGAGTTTCACCATCAGTAATACGAACCAGCATCATACCATCAGCAATCAAACGGTATGCATCAGGTTTCTTTTTCTTATACCAAATAACAACAGTTGGATATTCCAGACGATAATAATTCTCACCATTATAAGAGACAATCTCAAATTTACCACCAAGTTCAAAATACATTCTTGGTTGAGATTTATGTGTCTCAATCTCTTTGAGGAGGTCAAGTTTCTTTTGTAAGACAACAATTTCTTTTTCAGTTTTTTCAATATCAGTTTTATAAGTCATTTGTTTAATATAAGGAGTAGCATCCATCACACCATCTTTCTTTGCTTGTCTAAAAGCATTACGAAGTCCATCGGCAACTTCTTCGGGATGTTGTGGTTTTGGTTGAAAGTCAGTCATTTTTCTCCTGTTCTAAAACATTACGGGCACGGTCAGCAATCTGTCTCAAACTGATGCGAGGGTCATTATAAGATGTGGGAGTCCAATTATCACACCAACTATCAAGTTCAATAATAACTCGTTCTAATGCTTTTTGGGTATTAGTCATTACCAATCCAACTCCACTGCTATATTCAATCCCAAGTGTTTGGGAAGATTTTCTACAAGATATAATACCATATAACTCTCCAAATCGTGAGCAGTTGGTGAGCATTCTTCAATCAACACACCATACTCCAAATCCTCTTCGTGAATACTATACTTCACCCATACATCCACCACTCGTAAGTTAGCATAATTTACACCACCAAATCGTTCTGTGGAATTCTTGTGTTCTTCAAGTGCCTTTGTAGCAACCTCTTGAATGAGTGTGAGGTTCTTATTAAGTGTTTCGTTCATAATCCCAAATGGTCCCTATAACCTCCATACCAACTTAAACTCACATCTTTATAAGGTTCTGCTTTCACTCCACCATAAGTATCAAAATGAGGTTTTGGGTCATTAGGATGAGAGTTATGAACAATCTTTGTGGAATTAGGAGAAACGCAAGGAATAGTATTAGGTGTAGTATAAGGAGGAGTATACATTTGATAAGGTGTCCTATTCAAATACTCTTCAAGGATGTCGTAGTCCCAACCATCTGCATTAGGATGTAGAACCTTTGCATAAGTTACACACATATCTCTAGAAGGAAATGCTCCCAGAAATGTTTTTTCTTTATTATAGAGTGAATAAACTTTCATCGTATCCCCGTATCAAATAGTTTTTGTAGTTCATCGTGAAGAAATCCCAGTTCATCAAATCGTTCCCCATATGAGAATTCTTTTGATGATGATTGTAAAAGACGATAGAGTTGTCGTGCTTGGTCTTCGGTGAATGTAATTTTGTAATTCTTTTGGACTTCAATCATAGTTTATTCCTATAAGTGTATGTAATTTCTCCAGTTTCTTTATTCATCAGGTATGCCCAATCAGTTGGAATTGTATCGCAACAATCACGAAACTTTTCAGTTGAAGATACTTCCATTACAATAGGAAGATTTTGAGAGTGATGGTGAAAGATTGCTACAAGGGTCATTGTGGGTCTCCTACAAGTCCAGAATATTTTTCTCTACCCCATCCATCATTATAACCTCTTTCATATTCAATTTCAGCAACTCGTTGAGCAAACTTTACAGCAACCTCACGAAAGGCATTATTGAGAGCACCAGTCATAACACCAGCACCAAGAGTATTCATTCCAAACTCACTTCCATCTCCCCAGAGTTCAATAAGTTTTTGTTCAGTCATCGTACCCCCGTATCAAATAATTTTTTTAGTTCGTTATGAACAAGATTTAGTGTATTATCAGTTTCTAAATCTACATCTCTCAAAATCCAATAGAGTTCTTTTGCTTGTTGTTCTGTTAGTTCCAAGACATAAGATTTTTTGATTTCAATCATTTTCAATCTCCTCTGCTTTTATAAATGTTTGTTCTGGAAGGTTAGAACCAACACGATTGAAAAAATATTCACTCATATGTGGATTATAGTTATTTTTCATAATCCACAACCAAGTTCTAAAATCTTCAAGAATACTCACTTTTCAATCTCTTCGTATTTTACATAAGGGCAAGTTTTCCGTCACGAATACATTTAGTCATTGGAATACCTCAATTTCTTTATCGTTCATAATTTCAACCGACTTCAAAAACACTTCTTCTGGGTTTTTGAGGTTGAAAGGACCCATAATTTGGTCGGGAATAGCATCTACCAACCATTCATCAAAATCCTCTACATTCACAAGCATATCTTCTTCGTGATTTTTTGGATTATAAAGGACACAGAAAGTCACCTTATAACCACGAAGTCCTTTTCTGGACTCATAGTATTCTTTAATTTGTTTTTCCAAGTTTTGGACTTCCTCATAGGAAAGAGAAGATACATCAATCATTATCATTTCTTGTGAGTTTCATTTGTCGAGATATTCTTATTGGCTTCAATTTTTTGAACTACTTGTTCTTGAAACACTTTATTTCTTAATTCTGTCTCTGCAATATATTTTTCTTTCCAATCCTTACTAGAAACTTTCATAGATCCAGTCATAATATTCATATTGCTAAAAATATGGTCTGAAAGGATTTTAATTTTTTCTGTATTATTTTTATCAATGACCATTAATTCTTTCCAAGATTGAAAAGCATTATTATACCAATAAAATCCATTTTTAATTTTGTTAAACATATTTGATCCAATCATTGTGGGTTCTCCGATTCAAGACTATAAGCACGAGCAAAATATCCCTGCTCATAATACCACATTCTCAATGCGTCAATAGCAAGAAATGTCTTTTCTTCATCGGTAGTTCCTGATTTGACAGCATTGAAAACTTTTGTTTGAAGTTCAGTCATTTGGAGTTCCTCCTTTGTTTGTCCTACTATCATAGGGCATCACAGACCCTCTGGATGCCCTCTTGTGCCAGTTATTCAAGTGTCCTCATCCCACAACTTCAACTTTTATAACATCTTTATGCTTTTTATATTTCCCCGTATATACACTATACAAACCATTATGATGATAATTATTTTCTTTACCCCAACCATATAATCCCCATACTAAAATTTCTTCACCAGTAATTTTAGTTATTTTCCACAATTTGGAAAGATAATTTTTTTTACCTTTCTTTGCTTCACTTTGTTTTCTTTTAGTTTCTTCAGAATGCGATTTACCCTTATTATGAGGAATTTTACCTTTATTCCCTTCACTTATTTTTTGTTTAGTTTCTTCTGAAAGAGTTTTACCTAACATATTTTTATTTCCTGTTTTTACTTGACTTACATTTCTTTTAAATTTTTCACTTCTTATAGCACCAGAAGCACCATCTCCACCATCAGTTTTATTGATGAGAATACCTGTCCCCAAATCTTTTCTACCAAACACATCAATCATATAGATTTCGTGCTTAAATGCTTCTTCTTCGGTTATATTTTGTTTTAGAAAAATTATTCTTGATTTATCTTTTGGTGGTTTAATGCCTTTCCTATTTCTTTTATATGCTCTATCCCCACTACCTTTACCAACATAGTAAGGAGTTTTGTCCTCACGCAAATATGCGTAGGTATAAAACCTATTAGAATTTACCATAGTTCTGCTTCTAAATTGAGTTCGCAATACTATTTATACAAGAAAAGGTGCCTGAAGACACCTTTTCCACTCTTATGGATGCGAACTCATTAGAGCATTATTATTTATACCAACTCTTATATATCATCTTTTGGTTCAACTATCCGCAGTTCAATCATAAAACCTCCACCACCTTCCCATACACATTTTTAGTCCATCCATTTATCCTACCACGATTGTTTCCAATCAAGCAACCTTTGTTAGTATCTACTGCTTTTACAAGATGAGTATAAAACTTTCCATTCACCTTACAATACACAATATCTCCGACTTCTACATCCTCAACAGATGCGGGAGATAGTTTATGTTCTTGTCCTGAATGAATAAGAGGAACCATAGAGTTTCCTTTCTCACTCGTGATGAATGTTTCTCCATTTTGGAGTTTTTCTAACTTATAGTTTCTCATAGTTATTTTTCAAACTTTTCTTTCAGTTTGAGGTAAAGTTCATATTCCCCATTAGATTGTTTGATTTTACCTTCAACGATATGATATCTAATGTAATTCCCAATATATTCCCCATCAATAGTAGTTGAGATTCCACAAACCAAAATCCTATCTTGAATAGGTTCTGGGTAGCAATCTCTTTCATAATCATATACATTATTATATCCCCCTTCATCAAGAAGCTCCTGACCTACAGTTAAAAGAACTTTTGGGAGTTCGTCTTTGTGGTAAGTTTTTAGTTCTGTGGATTTGAAAAGAGATATACCTTTACCAAAACCAGTTTTAAGTATAATGTAATTCATTTTCTTGCTCCATTATTTTTTTATCAAGAACACTGATAAGTTTATCAAAACTCGATCCGTACCCATTCCAAACACTTTCTTTTGTGATAATAACACTTTCAGTCATATCACGACCATGAACATCATCAAAGTGGATAATAAAATTTCCATCAAAGATAGTTATTTCTGGACAGAGACGAAGTTTTTGCAATTTAAATAAAAATTCAAGAACTTGTGTGGTATTGATGGTCATTTTTCGAGTTCCCAAATAAGTTTTCTAATGTCTCGCACATCAATAACAAAATCAACTGGATAATCCCCATCATCGTCAAGAAGATCATCAATTTCATAAACCTCTTTGAATTGATTGATTAATTCATTAAGGACATTCGCAATTGCAGGTCTATCCGTGCCCAATCTCACTTCATCAATGTCTGTGTAGTATGCTCCCATTAATTCTTGTGAGATGTCTTTCCATCCTTTCATTTCTGGTTCTCCTGAAGTTTTAGATAATCATAAGTGGTTTTACATTCTTTGGGTTGCTCAATACAATACTTAATGGTAGTATTCTTACCATTATCATAACCTAGTGACGAACCCACAAGAAATATACCGACTACAGGGACTAAAATAAGAAATAGTATAAAAGTGCTTTTACCATTATCATTATCGTACATCAGTTTTCTCCAACTTCAAATGATCATAAATTGTTTTACACTGTTGGGGATTTTCTACACACAAAATAAGAGTTTCATTCATTCCTTTTTTGTATCCTTGCCAGCTAGCAAATGCCATCATACCCATAAAAGTGAATGGAATAACAATAAAACAAATAAGTTCATCCAATTCAACCTTACACATTTCAGTTTCCCCCAGTAAAATCTTTGATTTGTGGAACAGGACCACAAATTTCATTCACTCTTGCCATCGTTTGTCCTTTGAGTGATTGACGACACTCCAGGTTCTTGTTGTATGTTTGTTGGAATGTTACTCGTTGTTGTTGAGCATCATAGGTGAGAACACCAGCAGCAACGATTACACAAACAGGGATAGTCAAAAGTATCCAATCTGGGTCAAATTTCATAGTGCCTCCAATTCATCAGCAAGTTCATTAATATCTTCCATAATTTTATTGACTATTTCCCATTCGGCATACTGCATATACTTAAGTATTACTTCAATAACAACCTCACGAATAGAAGATGCTAGTGCTTCTTTCATATCATCTGTGGGTTCTACAATCAATTCTGCCTTGAATGCTTCCCAAACTTTGTATGCTGCGTCAGTCATTAGTCATTCACTTAATCTCAAGTTCAGTAATAATAGCAAGCATCAAAGCACGAGTTTGTTGCCGTTGTTCCCAACGAATATCCAGTTTGTTTTGAGCAAATTGCCTCCTCAAATAGTCTTTATGGTCATATCCCCACCTTTCCTCATCTTTTCTAAAACTGTATAACTTATGGGGAGGACAATCAAACTGTGCCTTCGGTGCCTCTGCTTCTTCAGGAACTACAATATCAATAGCAGCACAAAGAACAGCAGCAAGAGCAGCATACTTATCAGTAGTTTGCTCATAAGCATCCACAACTGTTTGTGCTTCGGGAGTAAGTTCAGTCATCAGGTTTCTGTGTGTATAAGAGTATTATAAGGCACTCACAGGGTTTGTGGTGAGGTCTTGTACCAGTTTAGAAAGTGTCCTGGTAATACATATCCTGTTCATAAGCAACATAATCACTTTGAAGATAAAAGAAGAAACCTCCAAACTCTTCTCCATTTTTGTCAAACATAGTATAACACCATTCCCCAAAAATTTGCCCAATCCACCACCAACCACTATGAAGTTTCTCAAAGAAGTTCATAGGACGATTGTAGAGTTTTGTCATTTTAGTGCCTCCAATTCATCAATAATACCATCAATTTCTTTTAGGCAATCTTTTCGTCCAGCATCATACCACATACCTTTTTCATCCTTCCAAACACTAGCACCGTATGGGAGGGTAAGTTGCTCACGAAGATTTTTAAGAGTAGCAACCATAATGGGGACTTCACACTCTTGGTCGTTAGGAGTGCTGTAAAGTGCTTGTCGTGCTACTTCTCTTATTATTTGTGCTTGTTCTTTCATAGTTCCTCCAATTCATCACAAATAGCATCAATCTCTTTGAGACATTCATCCCATCCAGCATTAAACATCACATCCAGTTCATCAGTTTTCTCCAAGTTTTTCACGAAGTTTAAGATACTCATACCTTTGCTTACATTTTTCAGGTGTTTCTATACATTCAATTGTGGTTTGATTTTTTGCTTCTTTTGCTCCAAAATAAGAACCCATATTGAGAAGTCCAAAGGCAGAACTAACAAGACAAAGTATAGCAAAAAATGTAGCAACTAATGATGCTGTTGCTTCTTGGTTATTCATATATTATTTGAGAAGTTCTGGAGCATAAGTTGTAATCACTCTTTCAACCACAACACAAAGTGAATATGGTGGGAAAAAGAATGCGACACCTTTAAGAAGAAGATTGGGAGATAATACCATACCCGTAACCCAAACTAAAATAAAAATAGTGTTAGCAAGGTTTTTCATTTAGAGTGCCTCCAATTCATCAGCAAGTTCAAGTATTTTTTCGTTAGTCATTTTACAATAGTTTTTTGTGCTGGAATACAATTATGAACTTTAGATTCTGGTGGTGTGGAAAGAACAATTGCTTTGCCTATCAGTAGAGATAGTATAATGACGGATAGGTATCCTTTGAGAAAGTCAATCATCACCCAAATCTTTCAAAAGTTCTCTACAAAGATTGATTTTACCATAATCAATTCCATCAGTAAAAATTCTTGTTGATGCTTGTGGAACAGCATCATAAAAGTCTCCATACATCTCATAGCAAGTTTTTTGACCTGCAATTTCTTTGAGTTTGTTAATGAGAAATGTTTCTTGTTGTTCAGTCATAATCAAATCCTCCAATACCAATATCTACAAAAGTTTCTCCATCATCACCCTCAAAGAGTTGAAAAGCAAAATCACCTCTATAGAAATGAAGCTTATATCCATCAGTAATTTCAACTCTCATATCAGGTGGATACTGATGGAGTTTCTCAATGATTTCAGCAACAGTCATAATCAAAACATCCAACTCTTTGTGAAAAATCCTTTGAAGTATTCCCAGAAGGAAATATCTTCTTCCTCTTCTACAAACTCTTTCATCTCAAAGTCCTTACCTTCACGACCACAATGGTCTTCACTGTCCCTCATAGCAAGAGCAAGACAATTATACTCACTCACTTTGCCGTTGAAGTAATCAACCTTCTCATACTGATAAAGGGCACAAGTGCTGAAAATCTCATCAGGACTTTCTTGAAAATGCTTACAATTCTTACAAGCAGGAATTTTGGAAGTCATTTGGGTTGTTTGTGTGTATGAGAGTATTATACGACAAAATCACCGACCTTTGGGAGGTCAGTGGTCGGTTCTTTAGGTGTCACATAATACCCTTAAGAGACTCATCTTGTGAAGACTCAATGAGTTTCTTCGGGACATCATACTGTTTCATATTCAGTTCAAGAGTCTGTTTCTTGTGATGTGGGTGGGAGTTTTGCAACACAACGACGAACAACAGAATCCATATCAGTCGCAAGAATTGCTAGAGTTTCTTGTGATGTGTTTGGGTGTTGTGCAACCCAAATACGAACAACAGGATACTTATCAGTCGCAAGGACTGCTAGAGATTCTTGTGATGTGTTTGGGTGTTGTGCAACCGCACAACGAACAACCCAATCCTCATCAGTCACAAGAATTGCTAGAGTTTCTTGTGATGTGTTTGGGTGTTGTGCAACCCAATAACGAACATCCCAATACTCATCAGTCACAAGAACTGTTAAAGTTTCTGTTGTTGTGTTTGGGTGTTTTGCAACCCAACAACGAACATCACGATCCTTATCAGTCGCAAGAATTGATAGAGTTAAGGTACTTTTATGGTTATACCAATACTGATAGACATACCATGCCCAGTTGCGATATTCAGTGATGTTCTGGAGAAGTTTGTGCTTCATTTGGGTTATTTGTGTATGAAATCATTATACAGGAAAATCACCGACCTTTGGGAGGTCAGTGGGCAGTTCAAGGATTGTCTTTTGTATGAATACTCATAAATCCACATCCTGGATCACCACAACCACACACAACATAAGAATATTCTGTCGGTTGTTCAATCTCTCCTCGTTTCACTCTGGAATTAATAATGTTTTGATGCCTAATAGCATTTTCTAGGTCTTCTGTTTTTAACCAACGATAACTCATTTGTTATATTTTAGAATCATTTTTAATGTTGTTTTTGGGGGCATATCATCAATTTTACATGGTTCAAGAAGTTCTACAAGTTCCTCATACTTCTTCTTATAGTCAATACCTAAATCAACATTCTCACCATAAAGAGAGTCCCTAATAATTTCTATGGATGCTCTCATTCTATAATCATCAGGAGAATCTGGTGGAAATAAACCATATATAGAATTAAGAGTAAGTCCTCGTGTATGAAGATTCCTTCTAATTTCATCTTCGGTTAAAATGAAGTGAAAATTATATTCTTCACAGTATGTATTTTTTAAAACTTCTGTATAATAATTAAATTTCATTAGTTAATCTCCAAAGTGTTTAGGTTTTCAAGTTCATCAGCAATACTAAGAATTTTTCTGTAAGTAGATACTTGTGATTTTTTTATTGTTAATGCTTTTTCGTAGTTATAATCTTGCTGAGATATAGTTTCTATTCTATCCCATCTACCATAAGTATCATCACAAGGTCCAACAGAAACTGGTTTGATGTCTTCAAATTCTGCAAGAGTACGAATAGAAGATGCCAGTGCTTCTTTCATATCATCTGTTGCTGGTTGTGTAAGTTCTGCTTTGAATGCTTCCCAGATTTGGTATGCGGTGTTAGTCATTTCACATAATGATAGATAGGTTCTTTGTATTTCCTGATTAGTCGTATTGCTTCTTGTGCTTCTTCAAGTGTTTGAATACGTGCATTTGAGTGGAGGTTATATTCTTGTGTAAGAAGATTGTATTTTTGAATTATGAAATAAGGTTTCATAGTATCCACATTAAGTTTCTCTACAATTCGGTAATCATAAACTTTCATTCATCCCACTCCTCAACAGTATTCAGTAAAGAAATGAAAACTTAAACCAAATTTACCAACTTGAAAATCTACTCCAAAAAGAGAAGAAGAAGTAAAAAATGAGAGCATGATGTGAAATCCACCATTACTATGAACTAAACTACTGGGATTTTCATAATTCACCCAAAGTAATGAACGATTGTTGAAGATGCCAAACTGCCAAGTGCGGTCAGTTTCACCATTTTCCCAAACTTTTTTATCGTATTGAAAGAGTTTCATTTTTATTGTCCTCCAATATGAGGTGTTGGTTTTCCGTCAGGATTGCGTGATACACTTTCTACCCATTCAGCACCATCATAGACCGCAGGGAAATAAACACGATTAGTAGTCCAAAGAGTAAATGAAACTCCTTCACTTCCTCCATAACCATCATCAAAATTTTCAAGGAGTTCTTCTTTTGTAAGAGTAGAACTCACAACATCATCAAAGGTTTCATCAAAACTATTCATTTCTAGTTGAATAAGTTTTTTCCAGTTAGTCATTCTTCATCCTCCACAGGGAACATGGCATCATACTCTTCATCAGTCAGTGTGAGATACTGAACATCAGCATCTTGGTGTTCTTCGGCATACATCAGTTGGTAATGAGCAAAGGAACTTTCAGAAGTGCTGGCGTATTCTACAAGACCATCAACAAGGCAGAGGTAGTTCATTTTTCTTCAAGTTTACCAATAAGAGTTTTGAGCTCAGCAATCGTTTGACGATTCCACAGGTCACGGTTTCGTTTCACAGCAATAGTGTGCTCATCTTCTGGGTCATCATACCATAGTTTGTTCTGCCATTCCTCATCAAGAGTAGGATCCAAACACTCAAGATCACCAAGAAGTTCATAGATTTCATCGGCAATAAGTTCTTCATCAATTTTATTCATTACTGATTGCTTGACTTGAAGATTATTTCTAAGAAGAACATCATAAAGATGACGGAGTTCTTCTCTTGTAAATGTGATTTCAATCATCGGTTTGTTTCTTATGAAGTCATTATAGACCAAAAAGGGCACCTGTGGAGATGCCCTTGTGCCAGTTTCCCAAGTGTCTTATGATAATCTTATTCTTTTGGAGGTGTCTATTCCTCTTTTTCTTTGATAACAAGCAAGTCCCCCAGCATTAGAAATGAAACCAGTTTCAAGACATTTCCATTTTTGCGAGGCAACTTTCTTAGAATTTTCACTCATTTGTTCTCTGGTAAGTGCGTGAACCCCAACTTTCATTTCATATGCTTTTTTTCCACCATTAAACCCATTTTCACTCAATTGTTTTTTTGTATAAGAAAAAATACCAACACCAAGTTCTTTTGATTTTTTACCATTTTCACTTCTTTGTTCTTTTGTAAAACCATAAAGTCCAACACCAAGTTTTTTTGCTATTTCGGTTGATTTTTTACCATATTCACTCCTTTGTTCGTAAGTAAGTGAATGAATACCTACACCAAGTTCTTTTGTCTTATTTCCCAATTCTTTTGCTTTTTCTGTCGTCATTCCATTATGAAATTTTGAAGAAGTTTGATATGCTCTATTAGCAAAGTGTGGATTTTCCACTACTTTGTAGTATTGTTGTAAAATAATCTCATCGGCATATGCCTCTTCTCTTGTAGCATAATCACTTTTGAGTATTATTTTTTGAGTTGGTTTGAATGTCTTATCACTAAAAGAACCAAAATACTTTATATCTTCTTCTGGTAGGCATTTACAAGTTCTACTACCAAAATATCCTCTACCATATTCCTCATAGGAATAATAGACATAATGATACTCTTTGAGTTCCATAGTTCTGCTTTATGTTGTGTCGCAATACTATTTATACAAGAAAAGGTGCCCGAAAGCACCCCATCTTTGCTTCTGGTTGCGACACACATAAGCATCTTTATTTATTTAAGTTCTTCTTCTTGTCTTTCAATTTCAAAAGTTTCGTTGAGAAACTCAATTGCGTATTTTCCCACTACGAATGCATCTTTATCTTCAAAAAATCTTGAAGATATAGTTCTCATATTATAACCCTCTTTGTCTTTATCAAAGAAGGCAATCACATAACAAGTTGGATCTTTGAAGAAACTATCTTCTGTTGGAGTATTCCACTTGACGAGTTCATACTTGTTGTTGCATTTACTCCATCTAAATTCTATGTTTCTAAATCTCATAGGATTGGTTTTGTTGTATATGAAGTCATTATAGGACATTCATACAAGATTTTGGTGTGTCCTATTCCAGTTTGTAAAGTGTCCATCCTTTACAAGTTTTACTTTTTCCTTTCATCAATTTAATCAAATTGGATTTATGTAAATTATATTTTTTACAAAATTTAGTAATTGTAGTGAATTCCTCTATAACTTCTCCAGTCGGTGATATAAAACGCAGAAGTTTATTATGTGTGGAAGATATTTTTTGTTTTATTTCATCGGAGCAAGTTTTTCCTTTACTTACTTTACTTATTTTATCTTTTGTTTCTTGTGAGTGATTTTTTCCAAACATAGGATTATTCTCACCTTTTACTCTTTTACTCATTTCATTTCTTAGTTCAATAGATAGAACTCTTCCTTTATTTGCTCTACTTATTTTATCTTTTGTTTCTTGTGAGTGATTTTTTTCATAAAAAGGATTTTTATCTCCAACATATTTTCCAGCATTTGCTTCACTTATTTTATTTCTTGTTTCTTGTGAATGTTTTTTACCAAACAAAGGATTTTTATCTCCAACATATTTTCCTTTCTTATTTTCACTTAATCTTTTTATTGTTTCTGGTAAATGTTTTTTACCATAAAATGCATTATTTTTACCTCTTCTTTTTTCACTCATTTCATTTTTAGATTTTTGACTATGTTTAAATCCACTTATTCCATCACCACCATTAGTTCTATTATAAAGAATACCAGTTCCTAAATCTTTTCTACCAAACACGGCAATCATATAGATTTCGTGCTTAAATGCTTCTTTTTCTGTTATATTTTGTTTGAGGAAGATTATTCTTGATTTATCTTTGGGGAGATTTATATTTTTTTCTTTTGAATATATTCTCTTTCCAGTGCCCTTACCAACATAGTAAGGAGTTCTATCCTCACGCAAATAGGCATAGGTATAAAATCTATATGGATTTACCATAGTTCTACTCTTAAACTAACCGCATTAGTATTTATATTACAAAGGAGGAGATTTCTCTCCTCCCACCTTACAGATTGCGGTCAGTTAAGGCACTTCTATTTAGTTTCTTCTTCCTCATCAAGTTCATTAAGGTATTCAAAGTTCCAGGTCCTAGAAAAAACATCAATATCAAATCCAAACTTATAAGCCCAGAACATAAGATTCAATAGACTGCCATTACCTGATTTTAATTGAATATAAGGCCAAGCAGCAAATTCATTCCAAGAAACTGATGCTTGAAGTAGTGCCCAGCGTTTGTTATGAAGGATTTGAACATACCACTCATCACCATAATCCTCACGATGCTTAAAGGAAATCAGTTTCATTGTCCACTCTCCATGTTCATTTGCTTCACTTCTTCATCAGTATATTCCCAATCACCTTTAACTTTTGGTTCTGATTGTTGATAGTGTTTAGCAATCGTTTCCTCAGTAATCTTTTGAAGACGAGCAATCTCTTCTTCACGCACTTTCCATTCTTCAAACTTCTTATCAAGGTCTTCATCCATCGTCAGTTCATATTCCTTACAAACCTTGCGTTGTTCTTCTTCACTGGTCCAATCATTAAACACCAGAGACATTGCACCACTACGAATACTGGCAGGATTCATACCCACACAGAGCATGAACTTCTCAAACAGTTTGAAATACTGCTTTGCGTTCAAATCCGCAGCAGGTGCAGTAATCAGATAGTGTTCTTCGGGAATAAAATCCTCATCATTAAATGAAGAACTATAAGATGGTGTCCAAGTAGCGTCAAAAGAAAATTTGACTTCAGCAGAATAAGACATTTTTAAAGGTGTTTCAATGTTTATACTATAAGAGCACTTGACAAGAAAATCAAGTGGTGTTGTGACAGTTTATTGTCTGTCCTCAAGTTCTTTCATCAGTTCTTCTGCAAGTTTCATAGAACGTCGATGCATTGAATAACGCGCCCAAGGTGTCTTTGGATGATGTATAATAATCCATCTGTATTTCTCATACTGAATCTTTAAGACTTGTATGAGTAAATAAAAACCTTTAGCAACTGACGCATCAGTAACAATCAAATATCCTATACAAAAAAATATAATCAGGTAAATGTATTGCGTTGTCATTGCCACTCATACCTTCTTAATGTATGAAGGTACTCTAGCACTGTGCCACGAACTTCTAGGAGTTCATTGTAACAGCGTTGGTCGTGGGCTGCTTGGCGAAGCTCACTATCAGGTTTATGAACTGATTCTATAAAAAGGTCCAATCCACGATTCCACTTTACATCTTTGGATTCGTTATCAGGTACTGGATTCTGGTCTTTCATCAGAAATAATTTTAATGGGACAAGTTGGAATATGTTGATTGATAACTTGAATCAGTTCAATTTTTTGTTGATAAGAAAGACCAATTACATTTGAAATTCGGTTGATAATTCTTACAGCATCACTGCAACTGATAATAGTTGTGGCAAGTAATCCAATCATACTATCTATTTGATAATTTCCCAGTTAGAATCATTCTCCTTATTCAACCAGAAACAGTACTTCTTATTGATAGAAACGACAAAGAGTTGACTATCAGTTTCCTGCTCCACTTCCATTGCGTGAAGAGAATCCATTTGGTTGATGAACCTATTGCGTGCCTTGGAACTCTTGGGTTGAACATTAATCAGTTGTTTCTTGGTCTTCATCATTGTTTTAAAGTGTCTTAAAGGTTCTTAAAGCTTTTCTATCAACCCTCACAAAGGTGATTCTAGACGGATTGATGGGTATCTGTCAAGTAGTCGTGGTAATAGGATTCCTCAAGACCATGTGCTTCAATCTCATGAGGTTGTTCCCAGTAATCCAGATCCTCACACTTGATGTCTTTGTAGTACATCTTTCCCCTACGCTCTTTGAGTGTTCCTGATACCCATTGACGTAGGTGAATCATTTCATGTAGAATTGTTTTTGTATAAAGTTCAAGATCAAGTTTAGGATCAATCTCAATCAGAAACTCTCTTGGTTTGTAGATAGCACCAGACACAGAACAATACCCATAGGATTGCTCTCTACGGAGACCTCTGTGAAGCATTTCAATGTAGATATGATGTCTGGGTAGGTATTTCTGTAGGAACCATGCTACAGCGTCCTCACAGCGTCTCTTACGAGCACCATAACCAGTGATGTCAAGGGAGTACATAGTTGTACCCGCTGGTGTATAATGAAAGCATCATCAAGTCCTTTTATGTAGAGTCAAGGCAACATCAGAGCATTGATTGCCACTTCGGATACTTTAACACCCCAGTGGATCATCCAGACGAAGGATGTGACAAAAATCAATCTGTCTAGTGTGGAGTACCTCATCGGTCTTTGTGTGTCTCCAGATACTATAAAACCTTCCAGTGGTGTTCTGGAAGGTTGGTGTGCCAGTTTTTGAAGTGTCTTAAGTGCCACTTATATAATTTAACTACTGTTTAGATATTTATTTTAACTCAAAACAGACGCATTGACAATGATACTACCCTCTCTTTGTTTGACTTTTTGAGAACTACCATCAACAGTAAAGACATTATAATAATATCTACCAGAATCAAGAGCAGCAGTCACTGTATTTGCCATTGAAATACGAATGGTGCTTGTACTTGTTGTAATACCAACGGTAAATGGATATGTTGTAGTATCCCCTGCATACTTTGCCATATATGCAGATGATGTATATGAAGATACTCCAACTAAAGATTTATCCGGATTTGTTAAAACGAAATCCTTAAAGAAATCTTCTCCTTGTTGCATTACAAAGTTTTCTGCTATGACTGCTGCCATTTGTCTTTTTTTAAATATTTAGATAATAAAAAAGGAGGTTTAAGACCTCCTTTTGATTCTTATTCAGCAGGTGCTTCTTCGGGTGCTGGAGGTGTTTCTAGAACCCACTTCAGATTTTCTTCATCCCACTTATAGAATGAACGAGCTTCAATCTCTGCTTCTGTGAGTTCTGGTGCTGCTCCGAGTGGTGATTCCCAATCAGCAGTTTCTTCATTTAGAATCCACGAAGCAAAAGGTTGTGGTGGGATAAATGCATTGAGTTCTTCTGAGAAGATATAACCGATACCAGCATAGCGAACTCTAATACTGTTATTGTATGAGGTTTGCTTCCAGCGAGTATCAGCACCTAGGAGTTTCTTACAAAATGCAACTCCGATTTCTTCTACTTCTACTCCATTAGAATCAGAAGTATCTTCGTTACTCACAACGATAACTTGAGTAACTACATTATTTTCATCAATCTGGGCAAAATGGGCCATAGTCCTCTATATGAATAAATGTTAGCGTGAAAGTATTTAGAACTATGAAGTTCTGATAGAATTTATTATTTTACTTATTTTGCATATCTAATAAAAAGAAAAGGTAATTATTTACAATTCTATCCAACTTTTATACTCTTCTTTCCATTTATAAATTTTTCCATCATTGGGATAAGGAATTGGTGCTTCCCACTTATCATTTATAAAAATCCAGGAAGGAAATGGTGATATTGGTATAATTTTATTTAAACTTACATTATAAGTATTTGATAGAATATATTCTTGACTTGGTATTTCATATTGAAAACTCAAATTTGTTTCTTTTAAATTTTTTTTTAGATCTTCAATTTCTTCTTCTGTAAATTCATAAACAAAGAATAGAATATCTATATATTTTTGAATTTCTTTAATATTTGGAGTTCCAAATCTTGCTTCACAAAAAATAGAAATTAATTCCGTATATATTATATTTTTAAAGGATGATTCTAATGATTCTCTACGAAGTTTTTGAAAAAAATTAGTTTTAATAAATTTTTCCCAAAAATTAATATAATTAATATTTTCTATTTTCATTGAAAGTTCTTCTTTAGTTAAGTCAGAAATTTCATATTCATTTCCATTCCAATATAATCTTTGAGTGTCTTTATCATACTCTGGTTTTAAAATTGGACCAAAAAAACCAATAGATTCCAGTTCTTTTTTGCTTAATTTATTCAATGAGGTCTTTGTAGATCCATCTTTCATGCGAATACGATTTGGTAAAGGAGCAGGTTCTTTTCCTTTATATGAATAAAGTAACATGGGGTCTAAATAATTTTTAGAAATTTATATGCATTATATTTAAATATGGCACACTACGCAAGAGTTAATGCTGACAATATTGTTACTTATGTAACTCCAATTCCAAATGAGATGATTACTGATGAGAATGGTGTAGAACATGAAGAAAGAGCATTACCACATCTTTATTCTACAATTTCAGAATCAGTAGGTGATCGTTGGATACAAACAAGTTTTAATAACAATTTTAGAAGTAAGTTTGCTTGGCCTGGTTACTCTTATAGTGATGAATTAGATGCGTTTATTCCACCAAAACAGGACGATTCTTGGATTCTAAATACGGAGAAAAAAGAATGGGAACCACCTATAGAAAAACCAAAAGAAGGTGCTACTGATTATATTTGGGATAATGAATTAGACAACTGGAAACCAATATATTTTAATTAAAATACCACCTAATTATAACAATACCAGATCCTGCAGCTTCGCCTCCTGCACTACCACCACCCCCACTATTTGGTCCAGTTCCATAACCAACAGGACTTCTAGCGCCAGAATCAGATCTTCCACTTCCACCAGACGCAAAATATCTTCTGCTTGGATCTGGTCCTGGAGTACCAACGGACGCAGGAAATTGAGTGTATCCAATACCTGCACCACCAATTCCACCTAAAGGATGACTTCCTCCAGGCTGACCAGATGCACCTTTTCCACCACCGCCACCTCCACCATAAGGTGGTGAAGTATTCCCATCTCCTCCCGGATTGCCCTGCCCCGGAATTCCTGCTCCTGCAGGGTTTGGGCCACCACCACAATATGCCCTACCACCCCCTCCAGAACCTCCAGGCCCTCCGTTACCACCGCATCCATATGATCCTCCACTACCTCCAGCAGTTGCGGTAAATGCAGTTCCAATAATTATGGTGCTAGGATTTCCTGCAGCACCAACTGTTACCGGATAGGATCCTATTCCAATAGATGCTCCTGGAATAGTTCCAGATATAACACCACCTGCACCACCACCGCCACCTGAACCACCACCACCTCCAGCTATAACATAATAATCAATTGAAACCTGGGGATTTATGTTTGCTACATTTAAAAATCCAGGAGATTTAAATGCAATATAATTATAATTATCGACAGAAGAAGTTATTCCAACTTCACCACCACCAATGTAAACATCAGCATATGGCCAACTCTTTAATTTTTTATAAAAATATTGATTAAATTTATTCCAAATACCACTAGCTTGATATAAGCTTGGATTACTAGAAAATCCAATATAATTTCCTACATATTTGGTCATTTTTTTATTTCCTCAATTATATTAAAAAATTTCTTCATACGAGCACATAATAGCAATATCATCTATTGCAGATGATTGTGCAGTGAGTGACCTATTTTCTTCAAGATACATTGGTGTATCTTTTCCAATAATAACAAGAGAAGAATCTGCAGGAACGCTAATAGTATATGCAATAGGAACAGAACTACCTGCACCCGCTGCAGATAAATTATATCTCACAGTAATATCTGCATTATCTGTTCCATCAATATTTGTTGCTGTTATCGTATTAATTTTAAAAACCTTCCCACTAGAAGCTCCATTTGAAAGAAAAACAACATCTGTAGTAGTGCTTAATCCTACTGCTGTCGTCATCCCAATAATTGAAGATACTCTAACTATGTTTGGTGCTGCCATTTTTTTCTACTTTATTTTATTTAGAATTAAAATATAATATAATTAATAGGATTAATTCCAACATCACCACCCTCAATATTAACGGTTGCAATACCAGAAGAAACAGTGACTGTAGAAATCCCTGCTCCCCTAAAGTCAAGAACTGTTGCTCCAGATCCTACAAGTCCGGATTCGGTTGCAATTCCTACACCACTGATGACACCAGTTAGGTTTGATCCGTCACCATAATAAGTCGCACCAGTGACAATACCAACGGTGGAAACTCCAGTTACATTTAATTGCGATAAATCAGCGGAACCATTGACATCTAATGTCTGAATAGTATTAATACCAGCAATGTAAAGATCCCCATTTGTATTCCAAAAAGGTCCACCTGTTGATAATTTTGCAGGTGTTACAGTTCCATCACCAGGAACACTTACAGGAATTGAAGGTCCTAAAGATACTCCAGAGAAAGAAAGACCTCCTGTTGGAGGTGTTGTAAAAGATATACTTGAACCACTTACGGTGTAATCAGTACCTGGGCCCTGCACAACACCACCAAGAACTATTCTAAGTTGTTGTGCATTTGTTGGTGTTAATGCTGTTCCTAAAACAGTAAGTGAAAATGTATTTTGACTTCCATTAAAAGAACCAGAAATATCATCTAATACTCTAATATTACTTGAACTTGCTGGTGTATAACTCTTCCATACAGTACCGTCCCACTCATAGGAGAACCCTGATGTTGTATCGGTATAAACATCTCCTATGGTAGGAGAACTAGGAAAATTAAGTGCCACTTCTTTTCGCTATAATCTCTTTTAGTTATTTATTCGACTACAATAGTGACAACCAGTCAGTCATATTATTTATCTCTACCGGGCACGATCCCAAGCACATTGAGCACGTTGGCCATCTTGTAAGACATAATGAAAAAAGATTTGGTGATAGTAAAGTTCAGGACTCTTACCAAACAGTTTCTTACGTCTTTTTGCATCAGGCATCACATCACGCCAGTGTGGGCGTTCGCAACCTTTGTAAACCATTCCGTCACCTGCTTTCAGAATCACAGAGCGATTCTCACCAGGAACTAGAACTTGTGTCTTTTTCTTATCAGCATAGGTATCGGGAGTTTTAATCCAGATAGGCCAATCACCATCATTTCCTTCTAGGTTAGTGCTGATATGAACTGTTACTGAAATCTCACAAGCATCACGGTCTGCGTGACGTGTAAGTTCCTGACCTGGGAAGTAGTAGCGATCGTAATAATAAGTATTATAAAGTTTACGACCCAGTGCTTCTTCTAGTTTTGTGCGAATACCACAATGAATCTGACGGTATTGTGGGTGCCAATAACGCGCAAGTGAACCTTCAACTTGCATTTCCACTTCACTATGAGTAAACTGGTCCATTTTTTTACCCCACCAGTTCATCTGTCCACGTTCTTGTGGAAGAGGATGATAAAGTTCTTCTGGGTCCCACAGATTTTTAATCACCAAATATCCATTCTTTTCAAAGGATTCGTTACGAGTCCATGCAGTTCCCGTATTCATCCTTTCCTGCATCATCAGTTGCAGTTCGCTCATTTGTTCTGCCATAATTTAACCTCTTATAGTGTTACTTCCATCGGGGTCCTATTTCCAACGCGAGCCCACCGTCCAGCCAACCAGTGACTTACGGGTTCCTTTTGTAACTTTAAGAACTCTATGTTGTGTGCGAGAATCAAACAGAATCACAGTGCCACGCTTACGAGGTGCAATGTAACTCTGTCCTGCCTCATCAAGAAGTTGCAGGTTGCCACCCTCGTAATCATCAGGGTCACTTAGTTGTACCACAAATGAAAGTTTACGCACAAGTTCAATGTTCTCATTCAAGAAATCTTGTGCAAGACCATCTTGACGATTACCGACACTTACAGGTTTGTATTGAGTCGCAAGTCCTGCATCATTATGCCAACCATAGAACTGCCCTTCACTATACTTAGTGAACTGCATAGATTCTCCATCAATACAACGGAGGTCATACAGGAAGTTCTCACGGTTTGCTCGTTCAATATAATGCCATACAAATCCACCAACCCAATGAGTTGTTGGAATCCAGGCGTTTTGTGAGTTTCTTTTATCTTTGTTTAATGCGTCGCCGTGTAAACGACTGTCCGCCATTTGCTCTTCGAACTTTTCTGAAAGGTCTCGTTCCAGAATATCTATGATTTCTGGATTTAAGTCAGTGTAGTACCAGATTGATTGCATCGCCACCGGATTTCATCTCCCTATAATGTCTTCAACGCTATTATATAGAAACTTTCTAGAAGTGTCAAATAATTTTTACATTTATCTTAGGTAACTTCCGCTAGCAAAATTCCTCCATTACCACCATTACCGCCAGGATTGCCACTACCTCCATCGGCATCAATTTTACTTGTTGGGTCTGCACCAACATAAGATCCTGCTGTTGCACCACTGAAAGATTTTGCAACTATCATTATATTTCCACCTCCAGACGCTCCACCTGGCTTCCCATAATAAACAGGAGGATTTACGGTTTGTCCTCTGATTCCTTTTGCCTGAATACTTGCAGATGCACCAAGTGTCAAAGTGCCGCCTACAATTAAAACTATCATTCCACCAACACCCGTTCCATAAGATGTTACAGGAGATGGAGTTCCTCCACCATTAGCTCCAGGAGGATTTCCAACACCACCTGCACCATAAGCAGGAGCATAACTAGTTCCAACATAAGCAGCTCCGCCGGCCCCACCATAGTTTTCACCGCCTGGTAGAGGTCCAGGAAAGGGAGGACCACCAGCAGCACCGCCGCCAGCACCTCCACTAAAACATCCACCAAGACCACCTTCACCAGCCGTTCCAGGATAAGGAGCTCCATTTTGAAGTGAAGCACCACCACCACCAGAACCGGACCCAACTATAAATGGATTTGTAAATGTCCAAGATACTCCATTAAAACCACCAGAATCTCCACCTGGTCTAGATGGTTGTCCATATCCATCTCTTGATATTCCCATTATAGTTCCATCAGAAATGGGAGTAGCAGAACCTGCAACACTTCTGAGTAAGTTTCCACAACCAGAATAAAGATCTGGTGATATGGTTAAAGAATCTCCATTTGGTGTAGGTGTTTTAAATATCCACCTGAGACCTAGTGGACTTACTGTTGACGAATCACTACCCCCACTCAAAGTCGGATCGGATTTTCCACCTTTTGATGTCATACTAATTGTACCATTTATAGTACAATTTCCATTAACATAAATTACTAATCCCCTGCAAGGTTGATCAACTGTTAAAATGTGACCAGTATTGACAGTTAATGAAGAATATTGTAATACAACGGTGTCTCCATCATAACTTCCAGATTTATTTGATACAGTATATGTGACATTTCCACTAGTGTTTAATGCACCATCACTACCATCACCAAAATAATTATTTACAATTGCATCACCACCAGAACCAAACCCAAATCTAAAACCAGTAAAAATAGGAGCCATATCTACCTCTTATCAGCGGAATCCACCGTTCTTGGTGGCATAAATCTTATAACTTGCATCATCAGTATTTGTACCACCATTATAATGAATAAAGAATGATACAAAATCTACATCATTTGCAGTTTCTGAAAGAGTTACAGTTGTACCAGATCCTACCAATGCAACTGTAGTAACTCCTACAACTGATGCTCCGTCTTCATAACCAATCACAGTACAATCAGTTCCAACACCAACATCTCCAGTAGTATTGCCAGTTCCTGTTGCGTTTTGAGTGAATAAAACAGTAATTGTACTACCGTTTTGAACACCAGTATCAGCAGGCATATTCTTAAAGGATACAATACCTACACTACCATTTGCTAAACTGTGAGTATATGTCGTTGCATTTCTGACATCTAACTCAAGAATAACTTTACCACCACCTAAGTCATAAGTTGCACCAACTGCTACAGTTTCTACAACACCTTTAAACTTATTTGGATCAGAATATTCAAAGCATCCAGTATCTCTTTCCCAAGTCCAGGTCTTATCAGTCGAACCAAAAATTGTAATTCCACCACCATCAGCTGTTAAATCTGTTGCTGCAGAAGTTGAACCAATACTGATATTTTTATCTTCAATAACTAAATTTACTGTGTCAATAATTGTTGTAGTTCCATTTACAGTAAAGTTTCCAGTGACAGTTAATGCACCACCAACCGTCGCATCATTAGTTACACTCAAAGAAGGAACAGTTGCAATACCAGTTACAATAATTCCACCAGAATTTACATTTAATATGGAAGAACCAGTAGATACTACTGTAAATTCCCCTAATGTTGGTGAGAAGAAACCAGTTTGAACATCGCCTTCAAAATATAAACTTGGAGAAGTTGCACTACCAGTAGAGAACGCAACTCCAGCAAGAATACCATTAATTCCTTGATTAAATGGAGCAGCATCAACCCAATATGCATCTGTTCCGTATCCAACTGCAGTTTCATCATAATAAATGAATGTTCTTCCATAATCAGGACTATACCACAAGTCACCGGAACCTGGTAAAGTTGGTGCGACTGTACTAATACTAATAGATCCACCACCACCGCCACCTTCAAAGAAGATAGTAGCAATTCCAGTGATTGAATTATATTGTGTGGTAGAAACACCCGCACCTTTAAAATCCAGGAAAGTAATTCCATATCCAACAGTGCCACCAGTGGTTCCAATACCAATACCAGCATATGAACTATTCTTTAGATTAAGATATTGTCCATCTCCATAATAAGTTGCAATACCTGAGGTAGATGTAACAATACCGTTGACATTAAGATTAACAGTATTGATTGTATCATCAGTAATTCTTATGTCAGATCCAACAGCAAGTCGAATACCATCAGATACTGTTGTAGTTCCAATAGCAAGACCATAATTAAATCCAAACATATCAGTGGAGAATCCAAGAGTTCCACTCTTGAACCACATTAATTGTTTGTAAGTATCTGGAAGTGTGTTAATTCCAGATGCTGAAAAAGGTATTAAAGGACTTCCTTCAGTTGACGCAATTGCAACACCAGCATGATTCGCAGTATCATCATTTGGAGTTGGATTAGTTGTAAATCCAAGAATGATGTCTTTGTTTGCAATATAGACATCTTGAGTATTAACAGTAAAAAATGTTCCAGCGACTGAAACATTACCAAGAACATTAAGATTTTGTCCAATATAAACAGATTTCTCAACACCAAGACCACCATCTACTACAAGTGATCCACTATTTGGAGAAGTCGAATCTGTAACATCGGTAATTGTAGTGATTCCACCAACATTTAGAGTTCCTAAGATGTCAGTATTAGAGTTTATATCTACATAACCATTAAATGTACTTATTCCACCAACATTTAGAGTTCCTAAGATGTCAGTATTAGAGTTTATATCTACATAACCATTAAATGTACTTATTCCACCAACATTTAGAGTTCCTGATCCAGTTATGTCAAGATTTTGTGCTACATATAATCTATTAATATTAGCTTGATCTAGATTGATATCATCAATATTAAGATCGCCACTTACACCTAAGTCACCATAAACGTAAAGTGCTGTTTGTCCAGTGCTTACAGGAGATCTTACATCTAGTAGATAACCTGGGAGAGCAGTTCCGACACCAACAGAACCACCAACACCTAAAACAGTAAGAACGTTACCATCAGTTCCTACATTAAACTCATAAATGACTGTAGAAATTCCACTAACATAAAGATCTGTTGCACCAATACCGCCAGCAACATCTAGTTCAAATCTTGGACCAGTAGAACCAATACCTACCTTATTTGTATTAGCATCTGCCAGAATGAGTTTGGTATTTACCTCCAAACCATTTTTTATGGCAAAATTCTTATTGACAGACATGATTAGTTACCTCCAGATTGATGTTGAAGTTTTCTTAATTCATATTCTCTCACTTTTTTGCTGATTTTTAATCTTGTTTCTTCATTATGACATCTTTTTTTCCCATACATTGGATTGTTTTTACCCATCATACTTTTACTTTGCTTTTCACGAACTTCTTTTGGAGTTACTTTTCCATATCTTGGATGATCTTTACCGGAAGCACTAAAATAAAATTTAGTAGTCGTTTGTTTTGAAGTATTAACAAAATGAGAATTATTATCTACATCATAAAAAAAATGCAGCATAGATTCGGCACTAAGTGCATCATTTACATTACTAAATGTTTCCAATATAATTTTTTCTGTTGGTTTAAATGTCTTATCTCTAAAACTACCAAAGTATTTTACATCTTCTTCTGGAGTACACCAACATTCTCTTTTTCCTATATAACCTCTTCCCCACGGTTCATAGGAATAATAGACATAAAAATGTTTTTTACTTTTTGACATTTGCTTAAAGGAGGAGAGCGCCTACCTTTTTTAATTTTAACTATTTATAATTAAAAATTACTTATATCAACTAGAGGAACATCAGAGTTAGTTGTATAGTCAACAAAATTTCCAGTTTCTTTATTGGTAATTCTAACTTTTGCTGCACTACTTACTCCATTTGAATGAGTAACATATGTCATTTTAATATCTGAGAATAGATTTAAGTATCCATCAAGAATTGATTGATCTTTATAGATTCTTATATTTCCTCCACCACCCGATCCACCAGATCCACTTCCACCTGGATCATACCAAAATCCTCTGCACGGAGAAACTTCACCATTGGCCAATCCTCTTGGTGCTCCACCTCCACCACCTCCAGTTGCTCTTCCCCCAAAGAGTAAATCTCTTGAGGGTTCAGTTCCGCTACATCCAGATCCATCTTCTCCTTTTGCAGGATCTCCAGATCCATATCCACCAGATCCAGCACCTCCAGGACTGACTCCTAAAGATAATGGGCCCGGAAATACTGGATTGAAACTGAATAATGTTGAAGATCCAGCACCTCCTCCACCACCAACAACTGACATCCATTCATCCTGTATTCCAAATCCAGAGGCAACTCCACCTCCCCATGCACCACCTGCATAGTAAGATGGTCTAACTTGTAAGGTATAATTTGAAGGAACAATCATTGATAGTTTTGTATATCCACCAAGTCCACCTTTTCTTTGTGAACTATTTGGATCGAGAAGGTCTGGGAATATTCCTTGATCGGCACCTTTTCCTCCCCACATTTCAATATCAAATTCAACATCAAATACAAATGTACGAGAACGAACAAGAATTAAAGGAGTCGTGTTTGTACTCTCTCCAGTCAATGTTCTAACAATTTCCGATGAACCATCAGTATATCCTGATCCCCCTCCACCACCAGCACCATTTCTTCCCCCACTTCCTCCAGTAGCACCATTTCCACCATTACCTCCACCAACTAATCCCAATCCACCGGTAGATGTTACAGTATATCCTGCCTTAAATCCCCTAGTGATTGAAGAAGTATTTGTAACTTCTGTTCCAGATGACAGATAAAACTTTTGAGTGCCAATATCTGTGCAAGGAGAAAATCCTCTGTTTACCCAATAATCTCCTTTACTACATGAAATTGTTACTCCTCCACTTGGTGTAGATGCTTTTGGTAACAACGAACCAGTATATTTTGATCCAAAAGTTCCATTGAGAGTTAGTTGCCCAGCAGATTTAAGAGTACCTCCTGCACCACCATCTTTACCAACACCAGCAATACCAGAAAGATTTACGCCGCCGCCAGAACCACCATTCCCTGCAGATCCAGCATCCCCGCCAGCGCCAACAGTAGCAATTAATTTTGATTTTCGATATAATGAAAGAGATCCTCCAGCAAATCCAGAAAAAATAAATTCTTCATTTTTATCCATATTCACTCTGATTCTGGAGTATCCACCATTTCCACCAATATAAGATCCATTATTAGTACCCTTTGCACCATAAAGATCTAATTCTAATTCTATGGGTTTTTCCAAAGAGTAAAAAGAAAGATATACTAAGTTTGAATCAAAGTTCCTATAATCAAACTCAAATTGTCCATTTGATAAATCATAATCCTGAACAATAGCAGTTGATGAATTTGTAATACCTTCTAACCTAAGAATTTCTCTAGGTTCAACAACATTAAAGGAGACAACTTCAGAATATAGTGGAGATATGCATGAAGTTGGGTGAGTAACAATTACTTGAACAGTATTAATTCCAACATTTTGTGACTGAATTCTAAGAGTGTCTGTATTGGACCCTTGAACATTTGTAGAATCAACTAAATTACTTCCATTTAAAGTCCATTGATAGGAAAGATTTCCTTGTCTAGTATCACTTAGATCAACACCAACTGTAAACTCAGCAAATCTATCAATACCAACGGTTAGATCAATAGGTTGAGTTGATATTGATATGCTTGGAAAAATTGTTAGAGATACAATGTTAGAGTCAAGTGGACTATTTTGTGCTATTGGAGTTGAACTTCCAATACCATATCCACTTCCATTATGAGTTGCTCTCAAAAAGAATTCTCTTTCACTATCATCTGGGCTTGTTAAATTGACCAGTGTAAGAAAACTAGTTGCAGATCCAACAATCCTTTCAGAGTCAGAAAGTGGTCCAACACCAACTTCATACCACTGATAACCAATTGATCCTATATTTTGTGCTGGATTTGCTGGTGTTTGCTCAGGAAAAAGAGCTGTTGCAAATCCAACAAAACTGGTTGATATATTTCCACTACAAGCAGAAAAAGATTCTGGTTGTTGAATAAAACTCAATATTGGACCATTTATTTCTAAACCAGTTGGTATTTTTCTTGATAGATTTACTGAAATAGGACTCATGAGAAGTTCTGACCTCCAATTACACCATAGAGAGAACTACAACCATCAAAAGTCATGAATGAATAGATGTCAGTTCTATCTGCTGTCGTCGTAACAATAGGTAGAACACCACCACCTGGCCAATATACAGGAATAGTAACACCACCTGATGTCTTGAATGTATCAATACCGACATTGTGACCACCAGTAGAATCTTGGGTTATCTTGAGTGTAAATGATGTAGCATCTGTTGGTGGATTAGTTAGTGTGAACTGAGTAATATTTTCATTTACATTTAATGTAAATGATCTTGCTTTAGATAAATCTACCGTAACCACACCAGAACTTATGCTTAATTGATGTACCGCTTCAAAGTAAGTTTTAAATCTTACAGTTCCTTCTACATCAAGTTTTGCTCTGGCAACAGAAGTTCCAATACCAACATTACCAGTAGAAACACTTGCATTGAATGTTGTTCCTGAAGTTCCAACATGGATAATTGATGATGTAGTAACTCCACTTCGAATATACCCACTTGTAGGACTATCTAACCTAAACTTGGTAGCAGTTAAAGTTCCACCAATAGAAACTTCAGATTCAAAGTTTGCTGTGGAAATAAATCTTGATCCATTTTTTACATAAAGTGATGTTGCAGCAGTTCCTGCAATTTCAAGTTGTGCTGTAACTCCAATGCTTGTACCAATTCCGACTTTAAAATCTACATTATCTCTAGTGTATATCCAGTTTGAAGTTAGATCTTCTGCCCAAATACTATCAAGATTTGTTAATCCTGCACCATCTCCAACGAATGTTCCATATACACTACCATCAACAAATACTTTATATCCTTGAGTTGAAGTTGTTCCTATACCAACCTCACCAGATCCGCTGACAAAGAACTCAGAAGAACCTGAACCGACTTGGAAAGTATTATCACCAGGAATTCTTGCAGTTGTTCCAACACCAACCTGATCAAAAATTGCTATATTTTTATCTTGAGATAGACTTATATATCCAAAACGATACCAGTCGTTTTGATTTGTATAAACCCATCCAAGATTTCCCCCTCGATCAGGTCTTGCATTATAAACAACATCACCAGGATTACCAGAAAGTGAAGGAGTTGTAATACCTACCGTGAACTTTCTAGAAACTGTAGCATCACCTTGTAGGAAGATTGACGCCGCTTCCATACCTTTATCAGATGTGGAAGTCAGTTTGTTGTTTAGAATAACAGGTCCATCAAATTCAGAAATGATGTTGTTATCTGGACCACCTTCAACTCTGAGTGAACGACTAATCGAAACCTCAAGTGGTGAAAGAACATCAAATCCAACACTAACTCCAGTTGGTGCAATATCTTCACCAGTAACTGTAGGAATTGGTGCATCAAATACTTCTTCTTGACCTGTTGCAGAACTGACTTTCTTATTACCAATATAAAAGTCGCCATCACTGTTCATACCAGTGTAAACGACGATACCACCATCATACTTGATGGATTGTGATAGAAATTCTTCTGCTGAAGAAAGTTGTCTATCCTGTCTTTCAGGAAGCGCAGTTGAGTAGTTACCAGGACCATAACCAAGATACTCAAAGGTATGACCCGATGCACGAAGAATAGAGTTTCTTCTAAACTCAACGGGATTTACGCGAATTCTTCTAACCACACTATTAATAACATGCGTCGTTGCTCTTGTTCCAAGAACACCTCTGAACACTGAGATTGGATTTGCAGTTACAGTTGTCTTAACTCTTACAATTTCATCATCAATCAACAGATAATCACCAATGTTGATATCTAGTGTGGAAATATCTTGAATCTCAATATCAGTAGTAGATGCACTTGAGATAACTGCAGATAGTGTTGTAGTAATGCCTGCATATTCTACAACCTGACGACCACCAAGATTTTCATTCTCAATTGTCACATTACCTTCATTTGAAGTAATACCATTTCTGTAAACATAAATGGTTCCAGAAGTTGAGGGAACATTGGTTCCGACACCAATATTCATTACAAAATTATTCAGATCAGTATTTCTAGTAACAATAAAATCACGATTATAGAAGGCATTATCAGCACCTGCAATACGAACCTTGTTATCAACACGAAGTCCATGTCTCTGTGCAGTCGTAACTGTTGCAAGACCAGAAACATTATCATAAACAAGAGAAGTTACATTGAGTGCTTCACCAGTAAGATATCCAAAAGCATCTGTTGTTAAATCTGCACCGATTCCTGTTGTATGTGCATTACCAACTGTTGATGCAGAAGCAACGATGATTTCTTTAGTTGCTCCAACAGGAACAGAAGTGACTCTATAGAGTTGGTTATAGTGTGATAGTGATTCAGATGATACGCCAGTAATTCTGACTACATCACCAGTGTTATCATAGATATCAGTAACAGTAACATAACCTTGTACAAATCCTGCAGTGGTTGCAACACCGACAACAGCAAGAGTATTACCAATACCATATGCAGAACCACCGTCCATAATCTTGACAGCAGTGATTCCACCAATTCCATCAACAGTAATTCTTGCAGTTGCATAGTTACCTGTTGTAGAACCAGCAAATCCTACAAGACGTGCATTATAAAGTGATACTGCAGATCCACTACCATAACCAGTACCACTACTTGCAATACTTACTGATGTGATTCTGTTTAGTCCATGATCAATATTTGTATAGATGGTATGTGCAGTTCCTGCTACATTTGAAACAATATTAGTAATTCCAAAACCTACATTAATATCATCTAGATTCTTGTTAATTGTTTCTTTTGTAACACTGTGCTTTGGATCATCAATTACAACCTGACCAACTGGAGTTGCTACTGCATAAGACACAGATTCCTGTGGATCAGATGCAGGATTATCACGATTGGTTTGTGGATATAGATTCTGAACAGGTTGTGAGAAGTTTTGTCCAGAGAATGGTGTTACTGTTGGTTTGTTAGATGCATTTAGAACAACTAAGTGATAGACACCATCTTGCTCACCTGGAACATATCGTTGAATCTCTTGAGAACGATAGATGTAATAGGTATCGTTAAATCTCTTACGTCTAAATGTTGGAAGAGACGTTGTTCTACTTGAAAGATCGTTTGTGAACGTTCCAGGATTCTCTCCAAGAGCAACTTGGAATGACTTGGCACTACTGACACCGACAACATTAAATGTATTGTTAAATGCAGCACTTGCAATACCAGTCGTGTTATTTGTACTGGTTACATTCAGAACTTCAACAACAGATCCTACAGATAGATTATGAGGAAGTTCAGTTTGATAATATGCAAAAGTACCATCCCAAGTTACATTTGAAATGAACTTGAAGTTTCTTTGCTCACTTACATTTGACAGAGAAACTGTTGTTGGACTGAAGTAACTTTGAACCTCAGCATTTGTTGCTCCTGAAGTATCACCAGATTCCTGAATAACAAATCCATCAATTGGAGGTCTTGCAGAAGTGATACCAGAACCAGAAGGAATTACATATCTAACTTTATAAATTGTATCTGCAAGGTTTCTTGTATCTGGTTGTCTTGTGATATAAGTTCTTGGAGTTGCGGCACCAAGAACAGAAGAACCAAGAGATACAATAGTTGAGTATAGATTATTATCAGTTGATGCAGTTGCAACGTTAATATACCATTGACTTTGTAAAGAATCATATTGAATTGGATGTCCAATGTCTCCAGAATTCTTGTCAGAAACTCTAGAAACTACATTGATTGATCCACCCTTATTATTAATCGTAAGTTCTTGGTCATTTAGCGCATCATTAAGTGTCTTTGCAACCTTAATTTGATCTGTGTTGATGCCACTAGTAATTGAGTAATAAATTCTATTATTCTCAAGTCCATCAGGAAGTTGTCCAGTATCACTTAAGAAGCGAATTGATTCACCTTCAATAAAACTATGTGGTCTTGTAAGAGTAATAACGTTAGAAGAAATGCTATTGATACCTGAAGATCTTCCTACTACAAATTTCTTTTCTGAAGTTACTTCATCAGATGTAAATTGAGTATTAGGAATAATGATTCTTGCCGAATACTCAATAGGTGACCCACCTTGAGAGATCAGACACTGAATAGAATCATTTTCTTTTGCACCAATACGATATCCTTCGATAACATTATCCGGTCTAACGTCTTCGTTAGTTCTATTATATAAGTATAGACGATTGGTTGATGCAACTCCAACAGTTGCTGCAACATCAATTGCATCAAATTCAATGTTTGTAGTTGGAGTAGTGAGTTCTTTTGGTGGAATGACATGAGTAATGTAACCAACATCATCTCTAGAAAATGCATCCTTTCTGAAACCAGATGCAATCAGTGATTTAGCACCGAAGTTAGAGTTAGAGTTGGTGATTGATTGATCTCCACCAGTTTCTCCAACAAAGTGTTGTGCAAATCCAATCGCAAATACAGAAACAATCTGTAGGAATGAATTATTTGAACACTTAATATGGTAGTTTTCGTATGTTGGTTTATAAACTGCTAATGAATCACTATGAATGTTCTCATTTCCAGCAAAAGTGGAATCCTTATATGTTCCACTATTTGGATCATATTTTACAAATGCATTGTTATCTTTTTGTAGTCCAATTCCAGTGAATTGAGCAACAACCATTGACTTGAATCCATCTGCCTTATCTCCATCTGCATGAAGACCACACATACCATAAACGGATCTTAGTGATACGTTAAAGATATATGGAGAAGCAGAAGAAACTGTATCAACAGAAAGATTTACTGTTGCTCCTGTTGGTGTTGGAAGTGGATTTGAAGGTGCAGAAGATACCTGATACTTAAATTCATTTGCACTAACAACATCAGTTACAACATACTGACCATCATATCCAGTTGCAGTAATTCCATTAACTTGAATTGCAGTATCAACAGCAAGTTGCTCAAATACATCAGTAGTTGTGACAGTGATCACTGTGGATGATGTTACTCCATCACCTGCTCTGATGCTACTGATACCAACTTCACCGCCTGTTGGACCAACAATACGAAATTCATCAATCTTTGGTTGAATATCAAGTGAAGATGAAGGATAATCTGGTTCGATTTCACGTCCAGAAGAAGGACCATATGCAAGTCCTACCTTCTCATAGTAAATGTCCAGATCAGTTCTGGTTGTACTATAAGTTAGGAAAGCATCATCAATATCTACTGGATTAGTTCCATCAGCATACTCAAAACAGGTGAGTTTGTGGTGAGAGAAGTTAGGAACAAATGTGTTAGTTGTATAATCTTTATATACTACGCTACTTGGATCACCATCAAGAATTGAATACTGCCAAAAGTAACATGCACCAGTTACTCTGAAAATTGCAGATCTTTCAATATTATCATTCTCAGGATTTGGAATATACTTTGGACGAATTTTGGTCTTACGGAGATCAAGACCAACAAGAGAAGTACCTCTTGGAATAATTACACCACCGTAAATACTGTTAAGTTTGTAGAGTGCATTACCATCAGTCGTCAGATCAAAGTTAGTCGATAAATCAAACTGAGGGAAATCACTTGACGTGGTTCCATTTCTAAGTTTAAAACTACTTGCACCATCCGGAATCCATCCAGGTCTATTGTCAATTAAATGATCGCCAGGATATACAAGAATTGTTGTTTGACCAAATCTATCATTATCAAGACCTCTCTGATATGAAAATCTTGATGCCTCAACTAAAGCACGTTGAATTGTTTTAAAGGGTCGGGCAAGTGAATTACCCTGATTTTCAATGCTATCTGTTGCATCTAAATCATTTGGATTTACATAAAGGATATTTCCACGCGCATTCTTCAGGAAATTATCTAATCTTGACAATGGCATTTTGCTTGCACGATAAGTTCTATTATAGATTATTTATCACAAGAAAAAAGAGGAAACCCCATAAGGATTTCCTCTTTCGCACTTCCTTCACACCATACTATTTTACCACTTCTCTTCTTTCCATGTCAACCTTTTTTTCAGATCCTTATCAAATATCATTAAGTATCTATGTTTGCGACTACGCTCTCTCCACTCACCCTCTACACCTTTTGTTGGTCCTCTTGAATGTTTAATGTATGAACCATCGGATTGCTTAATCCAGAAATCAGATTTCTTATCGGTCAGACCGTAATACTTGAAATTTGTTGCACGATATATGACTCCAGTGTGGTGAGAAAAGTCAGCATAACTAAGAATAGCACGAACTGTGGCATCTTTTCTAAATCTCCTTATACAACGACTGACGAACCAAGATGTAATATTATACTCTTCTTTTTGAACATCTGGATGAATACACAAACGTGAGAGTTCGTAGATACCCTCTTGCTGGTTTCTTTGTAAACCAAAAGCACCAACTGCTATTTCTGGAACTGGGAGAGTGCTGAAAACGCAAGCACCAATACTGCCGCCAATATTAAGGATGTCTGTGAATGACTTGCGGTAAAGTGAGTAATTATATCCACTTTTAAAATCCTTTGATTCGTCTTTAAGATAGTGATGAGTATAAAGAAGTTCTTTGATTTCTTCTTTACCTACTCTATCTATATAAAAATCTGATTTCATCTAAGTATTTTTACTCACTTTGTTTGCATTCTAACATATATTCTACAGTATTTGCAACATCATTCATTGCATCACGAAGAAATGGTCTCTGTCCAGATTCTTGTTTACGAATAGGACGAGAAGAATCTGTTAGCGTCCACCGCCACTGATTCATCTCTGGACAGAACCATAAATTAATCTTCATGCTTGAAATGCTCAAGTTCGACCCAGTTAAGGAGTGTTTGGAATGCTGTAATGGAAGCATCTGTGCAATTATCGTCCTTAAGTTTTTGAACATAATATTCAAGTGCTTCAATGACCATTTGACGGTCTTGTTGTGAAATAAGTGACATTGGAGTTATAAAGAACTCAAGCTGGAGACAGGATTTGAACCTGCGATGCCCTTTCGGATCCGGATTACAAAACCGGTGCGTTCGACCTCTACGCTAACTCCAGCAATAAAAAGATTATAAAGTATTTATGATAAACTGTCAAGTTCTTCAAGCATTTCTGGATTTTCTATATCCAACTCAAATAACAGTGGATGACACTCTTCACTTATTAAATAAAATGATTTTTGGTAAAAGTACTCTGGTGTATATGTGAGATTTTGATTTGCTTGGATTATTATTTCTGGATGGTCTTGAAAAATGGGAGAGACATTATCGAAAGTAAACGCAACTCCACTAATATAATATGTTTTTATAATATCTCTACCTTCCTCACTTTCATACCAATTATAAGAAAAAGAAATCTTATATTTCATTGGTTTTGATTTTATTTAGTTCTACAATAATACAATCTACCAGGTTTCCACTCTTCTCCTGGACATTCTTTTTTCATTACATTTGATTTACCATTGTTCCACCATTTCAATCCTTCTCTTCTTTTTCTCATTTTTTCTTTAGATTCCTCACTTCTTTTTTTGCCCAGATTATACTTATTTCCTTTATTCATTTGTCTAATTCTTTCTATTTCTTCGGGAGTCTTTTTTCTTTTTTTACTAGAACGAACTTTAAAATGTGAAGTGTCTAAATTTAATTCCTTTATTAGCAAATTTACTCTATTTACACTACTTCCTCCGGTAGGTTTTATACCCAATTTTATTAAAATTTCATACACAGAATATGAAGATTTAACGATATCAATAAAATTTTGTTTATATGATTTATCTAATATTTTTCTCCTATGACTAAATCCAGTTGCAAATTGATTTACTCTGTTTGCAAAATGTGGATTATTTTTCACATCATAGAATTTATGCAATTTTTCTTCCGCTTCATAAGACTCCTTTCTGGTATCAAAAGTTTGTAATATAATTTTTTCTTTTGGATTGAATGTTTTATCAGTAAAACTTCCAAAATATTTTATATCTTCTTCAGGTAGACACCAACATTCTCTTTTTCCTATGTATCCTCTTCCCCAAGGTTCATAAGAATAATAAACATAAAAATATTTTCTATTAGACATAATTCTACTCTGTAACCGGCATTATTATTTATATTAAAATGGAGGGACTTTCACCCTCCTCCTGTAAGTTTGCCGGTCACAGGTATTATTATTTAGTACCCGTGGTCGGATTCGAACCGACCCTGGAGGCGTTTTAAGCGCCCTGTCTCTGCCGCTGGACTACACGGGCAAAAAACTTACGCTTTGTAAGTAACAGGATTATACTTCAGATACTCCCAGAATGTCAACTTCATTTCTTTATGTGACATTCCGCAGTGTTTTGCTGCTTGAGGAAGATTCCACTTCGCACAAAACAAGTTTTCATTTGCTTCCTTTACATTCTCTGGTGTGGTTTTCACTGGTTCTTCTTTCAGTGCTTTGTAGCTAATGCGATAAGGATTCATTTTAAAAAAAGTATCGTGCGTAAAAATTTACCGGGATTTTTTTCGGTCCTTTTTGGAAACTAAAGTGGATTTGCGTATGAGAGTGTCTCTGCATCTACTGTAGCACGAACAAAGTCCAACACACTCATAAACTCTTCTACCGTATCACAGGTGACTTGCTTTTCATCTCCTTCACTAGAGTAAAGGTAGACGGTTCGCTTGATTGGATCTACCACGCAGCGTGTCAGGTACTCGTCTTGCATTCGGTCGTCCTTTGATTACCTTAGTAGTATAGCACCTCTCAGTCCTCTGTGGCAACCCTCTGTTCCGCTTTGAGACGTGGCACATCATTGCGCTCACCGATGACTAGGTAATAGCAATCAATGGGCATACCACCGCTTGCTTGAAGAAACACTTTATTCTCACCAATACGTTTTACGATTACATTCTGATGAGCACCAATAGGAGTTAGGTGAACAGAAATTGTTGTTTGCTCTACGAATGCTTCCCAATAACTTGGAAGATTAATTTCATTTTTACTTGTAACTCTACCTCGAAAGAATACTGCATTCTCTGGACCAAGTAAACTTTCAAGATTTAAATTATAATCTTTAATTGATGGATGTGGAATTTTCATAAGTTCACAAGCAAGTTGTTGTTCCGTCTAATGTTTCTTCAGTATCATTTATATAAGTTTCAAGCGCATCATATTGATCAACTTTATCACTTTCTGCACCAATAGTTTGTCTCATTCCCCAAATCTTAATTGAATAATCATTCCTTTCGGTCCGAAGAGCATTTGCTGCATCTACTTTTGTCTGAACACAATTACCACCAGCAGAAAGTGCTGACTCTGCTGCATCTCTTGCTGAGATTGCAGAAGTTAATGTATTTTCAATCGCAGTGCATCCACCTGGAGGACTTATAGGTGTATACAATGATGTAAGAAGGTTTACTGTAATTGTGGTTCCTTCTGTCTGAGCAATACCAAGATAAGTAGGTTCACTTGTAAATCCAACTATATTATAGATTCTACCAGCACCAACTTTTGGTTGTTTAATTTTTTCACCATTCTTTTCTATACCTTCATATTCAGGTCGCCAACTTTGTGCATTTGGTGGTTTTGCACTATTATCATACTCAATATAAGTTCCAATTCCAATATCACCAGATGTCATAATTCCAATCGTTTGTGGAGAGAATGGATTTTTAGTAAACTTAACTTGGTATCTAAACCTAGTTTTAGTTTCATCAAAAGTATCGGGATCAGTTACTACAGTAAACTCAACAAAAGAACCATCACTTTCTGGTAAAGTTGCAAACCCAACAGTAGATGTTTCCAAAAGTATTGTTGATACGTTAATAGAAGTAGTTGCAATACCGACTACTTCTTCCATAAGAGTTGTTGTGATTCCAGTGAATACAGTTGATCCAAATCCAACTATTTTATTATTTCCACTTGGAAAAACTCCAGATTTTGAACATATAATTAAATTTCCAACATCAAAATTAGTAATAAGTTCTTCAGATGATTCTGAAATAATTGATAGAACCGTAGAAGCCGCCCCAACAACTCCTATGAAACTTCCAAGAGTTGTATCACCAATATCTTTTGTATATGGTTCATTGTAATATTTTATTGCATGTAAATTATCACCTTCTACACCAGGTATTTCAATCGTTCCATCAGGATATGAAGTAAAAGTTCCAGAAGCACTAACTACAGATACAGTAGTTCCATATCCAACGATTGATAGTTTTGTAACAATTAGTGAATAATCTCCAGTGCTAGTATCCAAACCAGCAACACTCCAAAATAAATCACTTCTACATCCAGTATCAATGCGATCTTGATATGCTTCCTGTACAGCATATAAAGTATCATTGACAGTTGTTATATCAGAAAGAAGATCAGTATCAATTGATGCTATTGCACTATCATAATCTTCCTTAAGAGCATCGGTTAATAATATTTGCTCTTTAAAGAATTCAATATTTTCAAGTTTTTGTTGCTTTTTCTCAGCAACATCTTTTTTAATTTTATCAGATAACGTCATTACTTACCTCCTTTCATTTCAGTTCCAACATACTCAACTTCCAAATCAGGAACATCCTTTCTCTTACCATAGACAACATAACTACAATTTATAGGACCACCAGAATTATTTTGAATAATAATTTTGGTTCCCCACTCAATAGATTTCACAAATAACTCTTGATAACAACCATGTGGAGTTAAGTTAACTGTGATTGATTCTGCATCCACAAGACCTCTCCAATACTCCGGAAGATCAATAGATGTATTATTTTTTAATTTACCCCTATAATAAACGCCAATTTCAGGACCTTCAATACAAGCATGTGCTAATCTATGATTTGATTTAGTTGGATGTGGAATATCGAATTCCTTCCATCCTTGAACATTAATCGTTCCTATTAGAGATACATTACTGCAAGTTAGTTTGCCATTAATTGTAACATTACCGTTAAAAACTTTTGAACTACTTCTTGCTTCAGTGCCAGCTTGCGCTTTTGTTCCCGTTAAGGATTCCGCGCCCGTTAAAGTTTTTGCACCAAACCAATTTAAAATTCCATTCCCTGTTGTTACAGGTGATAAAATATTAATCGAAGTGTTACTTGTAATATTAACAACTAGTGCGACACAAGTTATTCCGACTGGACCTGCTGGATCTCCAAGCATTACATCGATTGGAGTTGGAGGAAATCCAAGAGACGAAACCTTAAGAATAGATGGTGGTGGTGGAAGTGCTTCGGGATTTCCACAACGAGCAACCATTAAATTTGCTTCATTTACATTTGGACCTTTAGTAAATGTAAAAGGAGAACCTACTAGAAGAGGACCTGCAATAAATCCAGCACCACGAATTTTAGATCCACCTATACCAAGTCCTACAGGAGGAAGTGGAGCACCAGCATGTTCTGCTACTCCACAAAATAATTGACTACCGACGTAAAAATCTCCTGCTTTTGCCATTATGCTATCGTTTCTATGGTATTCTTAACTGTTTGAAGTATTTCTCTAGGAGTTGCTGGTAAGAAAGGTATTAAAGTTCTAGATCCTTTCTTCGATGACGGACCATCAAGCATTTCCATAAGTCCACCATATAAATTACAAATAGAATTTCCCACTACTTCTACAGTTTTTTCAGAAAAAATATAAGTAGATACTGTAGATTGTACTGCAATTGAACCTTTAGAGTCAATTATAATTTTTTCACTAGCATTAATATTAATTACACCATTCTCACCTTCTTCACTAGGAACTCCAGTTGCAATAAGATCAATATTTTCTGCAATGATTCTGATACGACCATTACTTTTTAAAATCAGATCACCATTTTGTGAATCAATGTATACTCCAGGTATACCTTTTTTAACAGAATGACCTGCTGATACTTGAAATGCTCCTGGACACTGGAATATAGTGCCTCTTCTTGCTTTTTCTTTAGCATCCCCATCCTTATCCATTCTAAAGTAATGAGGAATTCCATCTGGCGCTGAAGTTCCAACTCGCATGGTGACACCAGAAGTCACATTATAACGATCTATTTCACCAAAAGTTATTTCAGCATCATTTGTACCTATTCGTTTATAGTCATAATTAATATTTTCTGACATTATCCTTTACCTACACAATCTATTACTGAAATAATTTTATCTTGTGTCGTTGGTTCTTTAACTTGATCAACACCAACTCTATCTATACAGAATCTAGGAACGATTTCTGCATTAAAACCAGTTTCACTCTCAATATAAATTGTAGGAATTTGTTGGAATCCTTCTCCACCAGATATAATTTTGACTGAAGTTAGTTGTCCAAGTTCATTAAACTGTGGAGTTATTTCTGCACCATAACTTGGTTCAATGATAACTTTGTCGTCTTGTTGATATCCAACACCAGGATTTTTAATAATCGCATCACACATATAAAGAATAACAGGATATTGTTGATTATCTTTGATAGGATAATCGCCCGTTTTAATCGTTGTAAGATTTGGTTCTGGTGAAGTTACAATTCCTGGAGAGTCAACATTAAAGTTTATGCCTCCTGGAATAGAAATAGATGAACCATCAGAATTAACCAACTCTGATATAGAACCAATAGGAGTGCGAACAACATCTCCAGATAATACTTGAATAAGTTCTCCTGGATCATATGGAATATCCCATGTTCCATCAGATCTTTTTACAGTGGTTTGATTTGCATCTGCCCAAACTCTACCGTCACCACCTTGAGAACCATCAGGAACTGGTAGGTATCCATAACCAGAATTTTCAACAACTACACCTGTTACACCAGTTTCAGTTCCATTTGAATCGGATTGATATGTTCCATCTTCTTGCAATGATACTGGTCCAAGTATCACTCTTCCAGTTGCACCAACACCTCTACCACAAGAATCTTCAAAATTTAAAAATGGTGACCTAGTTCCATATCCAAATCCAGAATTTGTAATATCAACTCCAAGGATATCACCAACTGCACTCACAATTACATTTCCTGTTGCTCCAGATCCAGATCCTCCCCAGAAAACAGCATTTGGTGGTCCACAGAAAATGGCATCTGTTCCACAAGTATCACTAAAGATGTCACTAAAGTCAAGATCAAAATCAAAATTGTCAGGATCAATTGCTTGAGTAACATTACTCGCAAAATCTCTGATTTTATTAATTAGTGATGTAGGATCAAAGTTTGCTGCTGGAATATCTGCGCCATCCCACAAACTCCAACCATCTATCTCAGGGCACTCTGGTTGCTCTTCACATGATAAGAAAGATAGAATTCCTTCAATGAATCCAAGAACATCACCAACAAGATCAACAACTCCAAATATTGCATTAAGAGGAGCAAGAATTACAGAAACCGCTGCATTTATTAAACCAGAAAGTTTACCAATAATTGCAGCAAGAATATTTTCAGCAGCACACAAAGGAACATTAATAAAAGTATCGACAATTGTTAGAAGTGCTTTACGAATAATATTTAAAAGATTCTTGATTATTTTTTTAAACAAACATGCTAATAAATCCATCGCAGTTTCTACTGCTGCCTTGGCATCAGATTGTTTATCTGGAAATAATAAAAAGTAAAGATCCTTCAGTCCATTATTAATTTTCCTAGTTATCCACTCTTGAGCACCTGCAATTCTATCTCTTACCCATCCACTAATTGCTGCTGCACCTCTATCAATTTGTATCTGAATATATTCTTGAATGCTTACTTGCTGGCCTTCAAATTGAATTGGATTGGTAATACTATACTTGAAATTCTTTAATCCTTTTTGTGCATTCTGGATATTCTGAATCATCTTCTGAATATCTTTTTGTATCTGACCAGGAGATTTACTTTTTTCACAAGTATATGGTAGTGGTAAAGGTTCTTTACTTTTACCACTTTCAAACTCTTGATCTCTTGCTATATTATTATTTTGAGCAGAAGATGGAGATCCCACACCTCTGTTTGCATTATCTGGAGTTTGTGTTACATCTGGTCGAGTTGGATTAGATTCTGTAGAAGATAGAACTCCATAAGCTGCAATAGGATTTGTATTATTATATCCTCTGAAAGGAACAAATGGTCTTGGAGAATCTTTATAGATTGCTTGATATTGGTTATACCCCAAGATTCCCATGATGATAGGTTGCTGAGCATCCTCACCATCTAAGAAAAATCCATAAACAAAATTACCTTTTCTAAGTGCAGGTGTTTCAAAAGAAGCATCACCACCTCCACCAGAGGTAACAGGATACATTACAGATGCCCATGGCAAATCTACATCTTTTAATTCGTTATCATCCGCAGTATGATAACCCATAATACGGACTTGATATCGATAACCAAATCCAGGTTGATCTGATACCAAAGTATTTGTCGGCTTACTTCCTTGTAGGTTTTTTGTCCAGGAATCATTAGCAATCTGACCGATCCACCAAATGAATCCGTCTCTACCTACAAAATGTCTCTTGAATAAACCTTGTTCAATCATTATTAATCTTCATATATTTTACATTCCGAAGCACCAGGATTTTCGTCACAAAATAACTCTAAAGGAGTTGGATCATGATCCACATCTGGATGGTTTGCTTGATACTTTTCCAATGAATCAAGTTCTCCCTCTAGATGACGACGACGTTGTGAGGAAAGTTCTGGATTGTCCAATGCATCTTTATTATTATTAATGTGCTGTTGAATACTTCTTTCCATGTTACTACTTAAACGGTTTTCTTCCGAAGGTGTCTCTAACGAGTGCCAAACTAGTATAGGTTTTTCCAGGTGTAATACGATGACACAAACTTGCTATCATATATATACCGCCAGATTGCTTGTTGGTTTCTGTATTTTGGTCAATAGTCAGTTCTGGAAAGTCGCAATGAATTAAATCGCCCGCTCTTAAACTAAAATCTCCAGGTATTATAATATTTGTCTTGATTGTGAACAACTGATTATATCTCATGATGGACTGAACCATTGTATTAGCAGCATCATATGTTGGTTTTTCTTTATTCTGCTTCCAATGATTTAACTGTTCTTCTGGAGTTGCTCCTGGAGGAAGAACACCTACATCTAAAATATGATTCATCAACCTAGATGGACCTTTTCTGAAGTCCTCTGCAACCCAAGTAATATCCTGAGAACCTGCATTTTTGATTCTATCTTTCTGGTTTTCATCAATGTTGTAATCTCTCACAACATATTTCATTCCTGCAAAGTCAAAAAACAAACTACGATTTGCATATGTTCCTAGTGTTAGATTTTGTTGCAAATCAATATCTCTTTCAATATTTACTGAAAGGATTTTACCATCATATTCTTGAGGTTTATCTGGATTACCAGTGTATATGTACTTCTTGATTCCAGTTCTACCTTTTTCGTCTAATAGTTTATCTAAAGATCTAAACTGAAATCCATTGTAATTTTCAAAAAAGAAATATCCAGCAGCTCCACCTATACTATTTTTACCATCAACACTTAACTCAGGAATTGATTTTGATGCTAACCATGTACAAACATAAAAAGGTTTTCTATCATTACCAATAAAATTATAATCTACTGCACTCACATCAATATTAACATCTTTTTCTACGTTCAATCCTATTTTATCTGTAAGTAATTTTCCAATACTATCAGATATCTTTCCATCATATCTTTTTACAACTCTTGTTTGTTCATTCACAATAAACTCACGAGTACATAAATCAATCGAATAAACATCTTTCTGAGTCCCTGGATCAATTCCACGAACACGATTTACATAGAATGACTTCTCTGCTTTAAATGATAACTTGTTTGGTGTGGTTTGTGCATCTTCAAATTCAAGAATAACTTGTTCTCCACCACGAATAGGAAGAGTATCTATAATTCCTCTTGGTTTTACTTCACCACCAATTCTTTTATCAGTAAGTCCTGTTTCTACAATCGTAACACTAGCAGATACGGAGTTTGATAGAACACTCTCATAGTAATTTAACTCAACAGTGCCAGTAGACATGTCGATAGAATCTCCACCATTCTTTGCTTGGTAGATTTGAAACCTAGTAATATTACCAGAGAGTGCTGCTGAGTTATCTGCCATTAACCTTGCTTGTATAAGAATCCCATAAGTTGGGCTCTGTAGTAACTATTTAATGCATCTGCTTTACTTAAACCTATAGGAATTAATGATGATGATCCACCCATCATAGGAACAGAAGTTTGTGTATTAATTGGTAATGGTATAATAGAATTTTTTTGAGCACCACCAGGAACTTCATAGTCTGCTTGATTGGATATTGAGATTATCATATCCTGATTTTTTGATTTTGAAGCAACTTGTTGAAGTGAAGATAAAGGAATAGATTGTGAAGTTGGTGGTGTTGGTTGCGAGGAAACCGAAGGAGGTTGTGTTGATGGTAGAAGAGAAGCAGGAGTGGAAGGAGAAATGGGAGTGGAAACTCCTTTACCAGATCTAGCGATATCTAAGGCAGCCTCAACTCTTTCTGGAGATATTGATGCACGATTACCCGCAGATCCAGAATATCTAGATTCGCCTCTAACTCTACCTGCCTCAGGAAAAGCAAGTCCAACAGAAGCAAACTCTCTTGCTAATTCTTGAGCAGCTAATGCTCTGTTAGAAGATTCACCACGAATATATCTACCAACTGCAGGTCTTTTATAGTTAATTACATACTCCTTGAATTTTTCTTGAGTGGTTGCATCAAACTTATCAGAATCGGAGATTTTCATTACTCTTACAAAACCATCCATGGTATCAGGAATGATTTGATACTTACCAACTGCAAAAACTCTTCTAGATTTTTGAGCTCTTCTAACTTCTCCAACTGTCATTTCAGTTAAAGGTTTTCCAAAAACTGATTGAGCACCACCTGGAGTATCTCCAGCATTTCCTCTGTTTACAGAGTTATATCCACCTTCCCCACCAGCAATTATCTCAAATAGATCACCACTAGCAGTAGGAAGCCCACCAGGTTGTCCTGGAAGTTGACCAGGAGTTCCACCAAATCCAAGACCCTTAACAATATCTTCAATTCCTTTGAACAAATTACCTATTATAGGAATACTCTTTGTAATTTCACTAAGATTTTGAAGAATAGTATTTTTATCAGCATCTATAGAAGGAACACCTATAATTTTAGCAATCAATTTTGCACCTTCACCAACAATCCATTTAAGTCCATCCCAAATAGGATTAAAAATAGGTTTTAATGAATCAAAAAATAATTTTATTTTCTCAAAAATATTAGTTACGAAAGAAACTATTTCCTCATATTTGTTAATCAGAAATGAAACAAGAGATCCTATCAATATTGCTCCAAAAAATTGAGAGATTCTATCCAAAAATGGTATGTCAGGAACTTTTGGTTTTAGTTTTCCTAATCCAAAAGTTCTAGGTTTTCTTTCAAGTTGTGACTCTCTTTCTCTCTTTTGTGTCCTTTTCTTTTCCTGATTTTCCTTTGAGAGTTTATCTTTTTTAAATTTATTAGTGCTGATTATAGTCCTTTTAATGCTAGAAAGAATATCATCTATTTTATCCAAAACATCATCAATAAGTTCAAAATCACCATCACTTTTTTCACCTCTAACAGTTGCATTTTCTCTAGAATCTGGAATCTTAAGATCAAGTAGTTTGGTAGTAGATATAGTTTTTATTAATGTTGAAGGTTTTGTAGTAGAACCATTTTCACCATCACTTTGTTTAGATTGTCGTTTAGTTATTGCAGAAGCTACTTCTGCACCGGACTTTTTCTTCTTTACAGAAGGTAATAGTAGTTTAGATGCAGCGCCAGCGAGTAAAGGTAACATACTATCCTACCAAATTATAAATTGCCTTTATTGTCATAATATTTGTATTATTAGGATCTTCTGGAGAAAAAGCAGGAATTGATGGTTGAGATGCAGAAGAAGCACTCGTAACTTGCTGTTGACCCCCAATAGGTACAGGAACAAATCCACCTATTCCACTCCTGCCCGTTGGAGAAGATATTGTAGGAATTGATGGAGATGTCTTTGCAAGTTGTGCTGCTTCAACTTTACCAGTGAAAGGTGTCTGTGCAGAAAATCCAACTTCTATTGGATCTATAACATTTTCTCTTGGTCTTCCAACTTCACCCATTACACGTGATACTTCCCAATGAAGATGTGATCCTGTGCTTCGTCCTGTAGATCCAACTCTACCAATAATATCTCCAGGAGTTACACTGTCACCAATACTAAGTGGAGATGGTTCTATCATATGACCATAAAAATGTTCCACTCCGTTAGCGTCTTTAAATACAACATAATTTCCATATGTTCCCTCGGTTCCCTTATCAGTAATTACAGATTCTGAAGGAACTGTTAAACCTGTACCTGATGGTGCAGCGATGTCTCTTCCTCTATGCACTCTTCCTCTAGAGGCACTATATCCTGCTCTTTCACCAACAGTTATTGGAGCATTTCCAGTTATTTTACTTGCCTTTAGCATTTCTCTATCCCTTGCTCCAGCAAAAGGACTTACATAATCAGAAACTGCTGGTGTTTGTGGTTGAACTTGTGGTTGTTCTTGTCCGAATAACTCCAATGCTTTTTGATCGTATTTTCTTTTTATTTCTTTACCCTTTTGAGTTAATACTCTAGCAGATCTTGGAGATCTTTGAGTATAATGTTTTGCCAATTCAGAATCTCTTTCTTCCTTTAGCTTTCTCAAAGCATCTCTTTTTCCTTGAATTTCTTCATAAACTTTTTGCTGAGATGCTGATAATTTTTGCTGTTTTCTACTGCCTTTTTTAAAAGCCATTCCAGTTTCTGTTATTCCATAACCAGCAAGTTTATTTCTAAGTTGTTCATCAACTTTAGCAAAATCTCCACCACCAGCTATTTCTCCACGAATGGCATCATAAGTTGCTTTCATAAGTAAAGCAGTGCCAACCGCACCAACTGCACTTATTCCAATTGCTGCGGCTGCAGGAGCAACGGCAGTGGCAGCTGCTCCAAGGCCAGGTATTTTTAATAGTAATCCACCTAGACCACCTATAGCTTTTGTAAGCATTCCAATTCCACCAAGAATACTTCCAGTAAATCCAATCAAAGTAGAAGCAACTGGTAGTAGTGCAAGTGCAAGTATACCACCCAAAATTAATGGTGCATTATCAGTTATAAAATTTCCAAAATTATCAATCGCACCTTTATTGGCAGGATTTTGAAACCAATTAACTAAACCAACAACAATGGATCCTGCAAGGATATTTCCAAAATATCTTTTGATAGTATCAAAAAATCCAGTTACTGGACCTTTAAGTTTTTTGATTCCTTCATCGGATCTCTTTTTATCTTTCTTTTCTATTTCACTCTCTCTCTGTGCTTTTTTTGATTTTGATTCTGATTTTCTTTCCTCTTCAGAAACTTTCTTTTCTATACCAAGCTGTTGTTGAAGTGTCCTATTAATATTATCTAAAGAATTTGCAACAAGAGATAATCTATCAAGAAGATTTCCCATCAAAAACTTTTTAACTTTTTTGTTTTCTTTCTCTTCATCAGGTGGAGTCAAGTTCTGTGGAAGAATTCTTTGTGGTGATGGTGTTCTACGATTCATCACCTTATCGATGCTAATCTTTCCTCTTTTAACTTTAAATCTTCCCGTTTTTCCTCTTACTCTTTTAAGTTCGTTTGTAACTAGTTCAATTGACTCAGTAGTCATTTGACTACTTGACATTCTACCTCTAACTGCAGCCTCTTTCAAAAGAGTTGCATATTCTTCATAGGTAAGATCAAATATATCTTCCAACCCAATGATTGAAAGAATTTGTGAATTTATTTCTTCCTCTACAAAATCATCTCTGTTTTTAGGAACAACAACCAATGCTCCTCCTGAAGAAGGAGCATTTTTTTCTTCGGTAGTATTTGTTCCTTTATCATCCATTTTGCTGTTGTTTTAATTTTTCTTCTTCTAAATGTTGCTGAAGTAGAGAAACATAAACATCTCTCTCCCAAGGTATCATATTTTCAATCTCTGTTAATGAATATTTATGGAACTGCATCAAAGCAAAATTAATTTTATAAAAACTCTCAAGGTCCATATGGACCATACCTATCCGAAAAAACTGGATAATCCCTCCAAAACTACATTACTTTTTACTTTAGTTTTTGGATTTGTAAGTTCGACTTCATGAGAAAGTTTTGGCATTGTTTCAAAAAAATGCTCTATTTGTTTAAACTGCAAACTATTCATCTGCTCCAAAAATTCTATTATTTCTTTTTTTGTACAATCGGCAGTTGTCCAAACTTCCTCTTCATTATAAATTTTGTCAATACATGTAGCAATCAATTCGAAAGATTGATCCAATCCAGAATCACCAGAAAAGTCAAAATTACTCTTGATAAATTGCTCAAGTGATGGATATTTCATTTCCATCATTAAATGATCATCTAGTTTAATTTGTTTACTATGATTTTCTTTCGTCTGAACTTTTATATCATCAATATTAATTTTTACAGGAATGGTCGTTTCACTATCATCAGGTGCAATAATATTAACTTCTATTTCTTCTCCAACGGATTTGCCGCGAATATTTAAGAATAGATATTCAATATCAAAAGTAGGAAGTGTTTCAACTTTAATACCTTTTGTTTGAATACAATTTTTTAGTACAGTTTTAATTGCGTTGGATATATCTTTTGTACTTTCACTTTCCAACGCAAGAACTAAAAGTTTTTCCTCTTTTACTAGGAAAGGTCTATACTTAATCGTTTGTCCAGATGAAGGCAACTCAAGTTCATAAGTCGGAGTCGCAATAGTTGGTAAAGGCATAATGTCCTATAGAAGTTTCAGTATTATTATTTATTTTAGTATCTAAAATGGAGCAATTGGTCCAATGTTTCTACCAACATAGGGAAGTCCAGCTTCAACTCTTTGTGGTTGAAATACAGAATAGTCAACTATTTCATCAGATGAGGTAGATTGGTTGGTTATTGTATTTCTTTCTGAAAGAGTATTTAAAAAAGGAATATTGGGATTTCCAGGAGAATTTGGATTTTGTAATAATGTCGGATTTGATGTAATAGATCTAGTTCTAACATATCTCATATAGGAAAATGAAACTGTGCATTTTAAAATACCACTTGCTTCATATGATATAGGAGATGAAATTATGTTTATAGGAAATGCACCAATAAACTGATAAGTCATTGAATTTTTATTATCCTTCTCAAATTTTGTGATATAGAGATTGTCTGTCTTATAACTTCTAGGATAATTCATCCTATAATAACGAGTTCTATCAACATATTCTGTGGTACTAAATGTGCTTCCTTGTCCAGTAATATAATTAATCCAAGTATCTAGATATTCAATTACTTTGTATTCACTATCTACATAAAAAGTAAAATCAATAGTGTCATCATATATTCTCCTATAGGCAAACTTTTCAGTTACTCCAGGATAATCATTGGTTACATCATGAGTTGCTAATGATGAACCCGGAAGATTTGTTTCTGAGCACAAAAGTTCCAGATTGGAAATATCTCCACTAGTAACTCCTCTAAAATCACCGAAAGACGGCAACCCAGGAGAAGGTCCTAATTTTACAAGGTATACTGAAGTTTGAGCGAGGTTTAAAACTCTACTCTTAAGTTCACTAACCGAAAGCGTATTTGGAGATGGACCTGCCATTTATAAATATTTTTGCTTATATATTATGTAGTAAGGATATGGGAGAAAAAAATGCCGCGTGATTCAAAGTATCATCAAGGGTTTTTCCATCCACAAAATCCAGAAAAATATATTGGAAATCCGCGAAATATAGTATACAGAAGTTCTTGGGAATTAAAGTTTATGAGATGGTGTGATAGAACACCGAGTGTATTGAGATATGGTTCGGAGGAATTTTTTGTTCCATATTTCAATCCAGTGAAAAATAAAGTTTGTAGATATTTTCCAGATTTTATTATTGAGGTATTGGAAAATGATAATAAAGTAAGAAAATATATTATAGAAATAAAACCAAAAAAACAAACTATACCTCCAGTAAAAGGAAACAAAAGAAAACAAACATACCTAAATGAAATGAAAACTTATATGGTGAATCAAGCAAAATGGAAATCAATTCAAGAATGGTGTGACGACCGCATGATAGGTTTTCGTGTGATAACCGAATCTGAATTAGGTATCAAATAATGGCAGAAGGTTTTGGTAAGGATATTAGATCTTCTTCATCAAGAGTGAATCAACTTAAAAGAAGAGTCAGAGGTCTTACTGATCCAGATTCTATCATGATGGAAATTTTAGATGTGTTTCGTGAAACTGAATTCATACCAGACGTTGGAAAATATTATACCTTCATATATCTTGCAAAGACACCAGGAATCACTTTTGATGTTCACCCATTGATTGCATGTATTGATATTCAAAGATGGGGATTTAAAGGATTAAACTTTCACTGGGGAACTGTAAGAAATTATACATGGCAAGAGGTAGCAGGACCATTGCATATTATAAAGAACAATGAGATTGACTACTTACGTTCTGTTCCATATGCCAGGTTCTTGAAGAAACCCTAACTAAATAAATAAAAAAGAACTATAAATGTCTCATACTCTACAAAAAATTGAGATACTCAATCCTCTTGTAGTTAAGGAGGATTTCTGATGGTTACTTATCAAGACGCAAATCCACAATATTTTCCGTTAAATATTCCAAACAATTCTGTCAAAAATGTAAGTGGTTACTATGTTACAGTAACTGATACTGGAATAACAACTATTTTTAGAAAAACAAAAGATAATCAAATCACAAACATAGGAGAAATACCTAAAAAAGGAAACTTTAATAATACAGGAAATGCTAGTAGAGAAGAAATTCAATTCATCTCATCAAACAAAAATAAAATTATAACAGAACAAGCAATTCCAGTTCTTAGAAGAGGTATTGGAGAACCAAATGATTCTGGAAATGTAAAAGTAAATGAAATTTTAGGAACCAACTTAGCATCAACACCGCAACCTATACAGGATGGAGTTCCTCCACAAGTTGGAACAGATCCAAGTGGTGCAACTGTTGTTCCTTTCTCTGCAGAAGAACTTACAAAAATAACAGAAAAACAAGGATTTTATTCAGATACTAAACCACTATTGAGATATCCTCTTAATCAAAGTTCTGAGCAATATGATTATATGCAAATTCAACCTGTAGAATATGTTGCAGGTTTTAATATCGGTCGTGATCCAACAACTCAAGTACCATCTGTTACTGAAAGGATAAAAGATACTAGATCATATCCAACCATTTATCTTCCAATGTCCACAAGTATATCAGAAACCAATTCTATTGGATGGGGTTCCGATGAACTAAATCCTATTCAAATGGCATTTGGACAAGCAGCTGCAAATTCAATTAATGCCATTGCATCAAATCCACTTTCTGGAATGAGAGAAGCAGCTTCAAATATAATCAATGCGGCCCAAACAGTTTTAAATGATTCACAACTAGCAAATGCTGCTGCAATTTATTTTGCTGGTCAAGCAGTTAGTGCAAATTTTCTTGGTAGATCTGGTATAGTTCTTAATCCAAATCTAGAACTTCTTTTCCAAGGACCAAAACTTAGAAGTTTTAGATACAACTATACATTCACACCTAGAGATGAAGAAGAAGCAAAAGAGATAAGAAGAATAATTAAAGTATTAAAGAAAACAATGGCTCCAAGAAAAACCGCAGGATCTCTATTTTTAGGAGTTCCTGCGGTTTATCAGATAAGATATATCTACAATGGTGGAGGTGATCACCCTTTCTTAAATAAATTAAAACCATGTGCATTAACTGGATTTAATGTAAACTATGCACCAGACGGAAGTTATATGACATATCAAGATGGTTCAATGACATCATATACAGTTGACATGCAGTTTGATGAACTAGAACCAATATACAATGAAGATATTTCTCAAGATCTTGAGTCAGAAACAATGGATTACTAAGATGACAAAACCTTATTTCAGACAAGTTCCTAACTTCCAATATGTTGATAGGTCTACAGGAGATCAAACTATATCAAACTACACAGAAGTAAAAAATCTTTTCAAGAGAGCAAAACTTCGTGATGATATTTTTTCTGATTTAAGTTTCTTTACCAAGTATTCTATTCTTGGCAATGAAAGACCAGATAGTGTTGCATATAAGTTCTATAATGATTCAACACTAGATTGGATTATTTTACTTTCCAATAACATTATCAATGTTCAAACAGAATGGCCATTAAGTCAACAAGCATTCTACAATTACTTAATTGATAAGTATGGTTCAGAGGAAGTTCTAAATCAAGTTCATCACTATGAAACTATTCAGGTCAAAACATCTGATGGTGCTATAGTAGTTCCTGCAGGTCTCACTGTTCCATCTGACTATAGCATCTCTTACTTCGATTCAAACACTGGTCAGACAGTATCCAATACAAACATTACTGTTGAAGTAACTAACTATGATTATGAAGAAAAAATTCAAGATAATAAGAGAAACATATTCATTCTGAAACCAACATATCTAAATGTTATCTTCAATGACCTAGAAGATATTATGCCATATAAAAAAGGTAGCACTCAATATGTGAATGCTACCTTGAAGAGAGGAGATAATATTAGATTATTCCAATAATCACTCTTCTGCTAGACGTTGAAAGTATGAGAGTGCGTCATCTTCATCTTCATCAACTTGCTTGTTGACTACAGGAAGTGAAGGTGAAGGTGACTTAGAGCGAGCAAAGGATTGTTCCAGTTCAGCAATCACATTCTCTTCTTTAGAAGGAGTTTGAACATAGGATTCATACTGTTCCTCTTGCTCCTGAACTGCAGCACGAGCACTCTTCTGACCTAGAACCATTTTCAGACGCTTCTCAAGATCTTCATAGGACTTGAATTGATCTGGAGCAGTTACCGCTGCGAGCGAGTATTGCTTCTTCCAGACGGCTTCAAGAGCATCATCATCATCCAGGAGTGGTGCAACGCGGTCAAATTCTGACTTGTCGTAGTTCCAATACCCATCTTTCTTTACGATTTTGAGTTTAAAGTTAGCACCCTGCCAGAAGTCAAAAGGATTAATAGGAGTTTCATCCTCAAACTCAGGTTGCATTGCTTCCATGATCTTATCAAAGATCTTCTTACCATACTTGAACAGGAAAACCTTACCTTCGTTTTGAGGATTAGTGGGATCCTTTACAACATAGATGTTAGAGTAGTAAGACAGTTTACGCTTCTGCTTACGAACAGTTTCTTTGTCTGCATCATGACCACTATTCCAGAGTTCGCGGTTGTGCTCGGACACAGGATCTTTCTGACCAAGAGTGGTCAGAGAGTTTTCAATGTACCAACCACCAGGACCTTGGAAGGCATGAGTATAGAGTTTTGCCCAGGGAAGTTCTTCACCTTCTGGTGCAGGAAGGAAGCGAATCACTGCAAAACCGTTACCAGTTTTGTCCATTTCAGGTTTCCAGAGACGCTCATCTGCGCTACCAGAAGTTGTACTCATCTTCTCTACTTCTTTTACCAGTTTTGCAGTGAGCGAACCAAGAGAAGATTGCTTTTTAAGATCGTTAAAAGACATTCGGATTACCTCGTATTTGTACGGATTTGGCTTGTGTGTACCTCGTTATTCTACAGGTCTGAACCTGTTTCGTCAATCCTTTCGCGCATTGCTTCAAGCATCTTGCTCATGTTGTTAAAAATCACATTCATATCAACGTTTGATGGAAGACCCATCATTGACGCTGATTCAGCAATACGTTTTTTCATTTCTTGTGCTTCAGGATCATCTGATAAACTCAGGCGAGTATAAAGCACTTTTTGTTTTTCTAAAAGTTGTCCAAGAAGATTTACATGAAACATCTTTTCCTCTTTAGTCATACGAGGAAAATCAAAAACATTTTTATAAATTTGTTCTTGCATTTCTGAGATTTCAGTCATCTCTGCACGGACGACTTCAGATTTAAAGAAACTCATGCATCTCCTAGAATAATTTCTTTTAGAATTTTACGATAACGGAATACATCAATATTTAGAAAAGGATTGTACTTTCTAATTTTACGACTGACGGTTTGCCACACCGGGTCTTGTAATTTTTGGTCATAGTCATTCCCGAACAGGAATATTCTATTGTAAATGACCATAGTTTCCAAGCTAATTTTACCGCTCAGGAACTTTTTAAGAATCAAAGGATGACCTTTTGAACACTGAAATACTTCGTCTACTTTAGTTTGACCGAAGAGTTCCTCTGATTCTTCTTTAAAAACATAAGAGAGCGATTGAACCTTTCTCTTCCAGTTCGTGTATCTCTCCTCTCCTTCTTTAATCATTTCGCCAATCCAGAGTGTTTCTGGATCGGGACAGGATACAAAATTTGCAACAAAGAATTCAACAATCTCTTGATCTGATTTTTGTCTTGCTACTTTTTCGAACCAGAATCTATCTTTCCGTTTGTAGAAAGATTGGACTGTAGCACGACTCTTACCACAATACTTATGATAATCGTAACTATCTTTAGTAAAGTGATTCTTCAGTGCAAGATACTGTCTATAAGCATCTACTGGCATCATTTAAAAAATCAATTTAGCACGGGAAGTTTTCTTTAGAAAGTTAAGTTCCATTGCCTCATATTTAATCTTTTCCTTCAGTGGTTTTGAAATAAGTTTAGGAACAGATTCTACATCGATGTTGTTCTTTTCACAGAAATGAACAATCGCATCGATGTAGTTCATATCTTCATTTGTTTGTACTAAAGATTCAATCTCTTGTGCAAACCTGGAAGGACAAAAGAATTTACTTTCAAGTACTTTCTCTAACTCATTCTCCATTTGACCCAGTATTGTGATGTACAAATTCTTTGATATAACGAACTAATAATCTAATATAGTCGTCTTTGTTTCTTTTGTCAAATACTTTGACTTCTCCACCTGGAGTAACCATTAATGTGATGAGTTTTTTAACTACCTTACCAGTCAGTTCATAATATGCAGCTGCATAGAATGTTTCTTGAACAAAGTAATTTTCAATCCATGCTTCTGGTTTAATTTTTTCTGATGTCTTAAAGTCAATAACAGCAAGTTCACCTTCGTATTCTGCAATGCAATCTACTCTACCTGCTAGTCCAAGATATTCTGAATAAAGAGTTCTTTCAATTGCATGAATATTATTTATCTTATCGAGATATGGTTTTGCATGATGAAACATGTGTTTTGTCAGGAGTTGATAATCATCCCAGTTCAACTCTTTATTTTCAAGATAGTCCTGACATACCTGGTGAAAATCAGTTCCTCTTGCTGTTGCTCTTTTTGTAATACGATTTGCTTCTTCAAGTCCTACTCTTTCTCTCCACTTTACAAAAATCTGACGATTGTAAAATGAAGTAACTGAAGTAATAGAAGGCACCCAATCTCCATTAGGAATGTTATAGAGACGGATGCTTTCTGTTGTTTTACATTCTAGTTCAATATCACCTAAAAAATTATGATGAACAAATGTCATAGATTCAATTCCGATTTTGCAATTAGATATTCCTTACAGAGACCTGAACGAACAATATCATCAACACCAAATTCAATTACATCCACGGAGGGCATAACATTTAGAATTCGCATAAAATCAATAATACCATTCTTTTCTGCGGTTTTCACTAGGTCAGATTGTGTCGCGTCACCACAGAACATAATCTTAGAATCTTCACCAACACGAGTGATAATAGAATCAAGTTCGTGGAAATTTAGATTCTGAAACTCATCGACAATAATAATGCAATTGTCAAGAGTTGTACCACGAATGAAAGAAGTACTCCAAAAACTAATTGTTCCCTGAGTTTTAAGATTACCATAAAGCATCTCAAATGCAGAGTCATCAGGCATCTCAAACATATACTTTACCATATTCTTATATGGAATCTGATAAAGAGAGGACTTATCCTCATGGTCTCCAGGAAGAAAACCAATCTCACGAGTTGCAACAAGAGACCTTACAATATAAATTTTTTCGTAAGGAGATTTTTCGTCAAGTACATCTCTTAGTGCATTGTAAAGAGTGATGAAAGTTTTACCTGTACCAGCGGCACCATATGCAACGATATTCTGATCTTTCTTATAAGATTTGAATAGCAATTCTTGGTTATCTGTCAGAGGTTCAACTGTCCTCATCAAGTCAAGATTAATTGGCTTCTTCCTCTTCATCTGACGATTACTCATTCCAAAAGGAACAGGATTTTGAGGAGTGTTTCTTTTCTTAGAGGGCATAATTTATCAAACTGGTTTTACTTTTGAACCGGGTGCTTTTGATGCTTTATGAAGAACATCATTCCAACCTGGATGAGTTTTACGAAGTCGGTCATAAACTTCACCGACTTCTGCGGATGAAGGACAAGTTGATGGATCAGACCAATCTCTTTCCCATTGTGGATTGTCTTGTTTCCATTGATCCCAATCAAGGACACTCATTTTAACTTCTTTCTGTTCACCAGTTGCTTTATTAACTACAGGATACGTGGGCAATTTAAACCTCCATTCTATATGCAGATATTTATTCGATAGTAATAGAAGGTGCGTCAGTACACTCAGAGCACCCTTCACGAGTCCAACCAAGTGCTTCAGATACCGCAGGAAACTGACAGGTAAAGATACAACGAACAAGTTCTGCAATCTCCATGTGTTCCTTCTGAGTCCCGTGTGCAGAGCGAAGATCGATGTAGTGTATCCATGACCTTACAGAACCGGTCATATAGAGTCGTGTAGGGGTCGCTAGAGGCAGTACAAACCTTGCACACTCCTTTGCTACACCTTTCTCTAGAAGTCGGTTGTAGAGTCGCAGAGCGCTCTCAAAATGAACGCGAATATCTTCTGTTAGTGTCAGAGCCAAATAGGCAGGAATGTCATCAATACTATTCTGACGATTCTTATCGTCCTGACGACGCAATTCAGGAAGAGGAATAGTTTTGTTTAGAAGATTGGTATCAGCATATCGTTGTGAAAATTCTTGATATGTGAAAGACCTATGACGCAAAATCTGAGCCGCAATACCTCTTGTAGTATTGATTTCTACAGTCATCGTTGCTTGCTCAAAGATGCTCCAGTGTTGATGCTGGATACAATACTTAAGAAGTCCAGAGAACTTTTCATTCTCTTGATTAGCAGGATTACTCACCCTTGCGCAGTAAGCCATATGCTTCTCTGCATCGGGTGTAACACTGATGAGTTTAACTTCTGGTTTCATAAACTCAAATTCTGTATAGTTCTCAATAGTCATCTAAATCACTATCCTCAAAGATTTCATCATAGTCGGCAAGATAAGGAACAACTTCCTCATAGTTTGGTTTGTACGAATCTACATCAGAATAAATCTCTGACTTTAGACATTCTACCAGAGATTCAAGGTTTCTGACAATTAGCTTAAGCTTTTCTCTATCCATCAAATTGAACGCTGACAAAGCTAATTATACACAAAAAAAGAGGGTTCGTCAAGAACCCTCTACATTAAACATTTTCTCAAACCATTCCACTAGATGAATACGATAACAAGACCAATAGCGACAACCACGATATGTTAAAAGATAACAAGCGGGACCTCTATTGTCCTTGTCCATATCATCATAGTGATAACGGTAATTTTCCACTACCTATTAAGTAATAGAACTTCAATATATATGAGATAAATGAATGCTGTTGATGCGCCCATAATAGCCGCGATAGTAGCAATCACTTACCTGCTCCTGCGTTTGCTAGAAGTGCTTGATAACGACGATTCTCTTTTTGCTTCTGCTCTTTAATGAGTTGGAGCACGTTGAGTTTCTTCATCACTTATGACCCTCCTTTACAAAACGAACACCACGATAGTTTTCGTTGTATTGTTGGGGTTGTTGCATCATCTGTTGTTGATACTCCAGACGCTTCTGGGTATCATACTCAACACCACGATATACTACTTTAGACATTGGGGTTTCCTCCAGAATGAGAGTTTTAATTCCCGTTCCTTTGGGCGGTTTGCGTTCGCTATTTGCAAATAGCGAATGAACGTTCCGTTCCGCCGTCCTACTTGCGTCGGATTTCTCCGATGAACGTAAGGTCATTATAGACCTATCAATATAGTTATGCAAGTAAGTTTGTAAAACGTTATACCAATTTTATTATTTCTTAATCTCTCTGTCTCCAGTCCTCTGGTTTATCTCCTGTAAAGAAATCAATGATATCATCAGCACCATTAAATCTGCTTCTATGGTTTGATGGATCAGGATCACCAAGGTCCAACGCATTCATAAAGTCATCTAGACCACCTTCCTGCATATTAGGATTAGATGCACGGCGTCTTGCTTGTCTTAGAATAGTTGCTGCAGAACGATTTGCTTTGGCAAGTTTTTCTGCCCAAATCATTTCACTTAACTCTACGGATTCGCCTGCAACAATTCTTTCACAGATTGCTTCAAGGCGCAAACGATATTGTGTAGAGAGCATAGAATTCTCCAAATATAGTGTATTTAGTTAACGCTCAATATAACTTAGGGTATGATCTTGAGCATAGAGTTGTTGAATGATAATATCACATCCAATTTTTGGATTACAATCGCCGCAAGTATAAACATCAACTGCCGCCTTACCTTCTTCAGGCCAAGTATGAATACTAATGTGACTTTCTGAAAGTAAACAAATAACAGTAACTCCTTGTGGTTCAAACTTTTTTGATATAGTTTGAACCACTGTAGCACCGCTTGCTGCTGCAGCATTTTCCAGCAGATCTATAAGACAACGCTCGTCGTCCAAAAGAACAAACGAGCATCCATACAAATTAAGGAGATAATGTTTTCCCATTATTCAATTGCTTCGGGGTCTATTCCATATTCGTTTAGTAATTTATCTATCTTGGTTTCTTGTCCTGATAGTTTTTCTATTTCGAAAATAGATGACTTTTGATACTTTTTAATTTTCTTATATTCTTTAATAAGTTTTTCTACTTCTCTGTTTTTAATATACAGTTTAAATTCTTTATCTTTTGCTGGTTTAGCAAAACCTCTAAAACCTTCACTCATCTTCCTTTCTTTTTCTTCTCAGGTTGCTTATATCCCCACAGTTTAGGGTTAGTTCTTCCATATCCAAAGTCAATCTTTTGAATAACTCCTGGACCGTATTTGTCATAGTACATATCAAAGATACGAACTCTAGACCCTCTTACTAAATCAAGACGTTCAGTTCCATCATTGTTGTACCAAATCAAGTATGCATCATTTGGAAAAGAAGGATCTTTTACATTGTTTAGTGCAGTGTCCTGAAGTAGGATATCACACCCATAACTACTTGGCAGAATGTTTTTTTCTTCTCTTCCATTTTCTGCCATACTTTTCTCCGTACTTACAGCGACCGTCATGAACGCCCACCCCATTGAATGTCGGGATATGCTTCTTTGACATTTTCAAAACTTATCTTATATTTATCAGTTAACTTTTTATCTTTTGTAAGAATTAATACTTCCGCTTCTCTAGGATGAAGACCTGTTAGAAGATTAATAAACATCATCTCTCTACGGATTGTATTGAGACCCGCATTGCCACCTTTTACATAGTGATAGAGATTTTGATACTCTCTACGTAGAGATGTGCGTCCTCGTCCATCTAGATCTTGACCAGTAGCAGATTCTCCACCTGATGCTTCTTTAGACAAGTTTTCAGAAAGAGTGCCAGAATAAACTGTTTGCTCTTCAGCATTTGCATAAGGAACATCACCCTCTGGAAGAAGGCTAATTACAGTTTCGTCAAAATTCCAAATAAAAATGGTCTTTAGAGAATCATGCTCATAAGTTTTAAGCACTTCAACTTTCTTTGCATTAGATCTTTGCTTTGATGCAAGATCTAAAATTTCATAAACAAATGGATTGATAGGAAGAGTTTCGATTGGTTTTTCAGTCGTTGTCTTCTTCTTCCTCGTCGTAGTCGTAGTCATAATCGTTTTCAAATCTCACAGCTAAAATTTCGTCGGGTATTACATTCCCATTTGAATCAAACATCTCTGGGTGAGTGTAAACTGGTTGAGTTTGGTAGAAGTGTTCCTTTGCTAACCATCCTACTACTCCTCCTACAAAAAAGAACATAATTGAAACTAATGTTCCTATGGTTAGAGCTACTGCTAGCATTTGTCTTCTCCAGAGAATTTACTTTTTCTTTATATCAAAGTGAAGATCAATAAAGAAATGAAACTCTCTGTGGAAGAGAGAAATCATCTTACCAAACTTCACTTGAAAAGTTTTTGGTCTTTCAGATTTTCTCCTCCTATTGCGTAGTAATAACTCAACGCCCCGATTAATCTGGGGTTCACTGTTATTTAGTTTGCTTTTTCCTTCGCCCTGGTCTTTTGTCATAACTGTACTTTCGGGCATCCTCTAGTATTCCGTGAAGGTAATTTCTAATTTTTCTTGCTTGTGGTTTTGGAATATGTCCGTATCCTTCACGAAGTTGTTTATGAACTTCATCTGAACCACCTTCAAGATATTCATTAAGGTCAACTACTAAACTATCAATTTCTTTAGCAGTTGCGCTTTCAATAAACTCGTCAACCTCAATTTTTTTTGTTCCACGAACCTTTAGATAGTCATAAAATTTTAACACAAATTGTCCATTAAAAGCATAGTCAATTGCTTTTTCAACGTCATTGTAAACTTCGTGAAAATTGTTAATCATTAAACTAGGTTTTGCTCCTTGAGATATTGAACAGTATCTGTACAACCTCCAATGGGTTTTTCATCTACAATCACTTGAGGGAATGTAGAACCATTACCAAACTCTGCATAGAATTCTTCACGACTAAAATCCACACCAAGTTTATAAACTACGTGTTGTAGTTCTGCTAAATCTAGCACCTGTTGAACTTTTGTGCAATATGGGCAACCGTCTTTCGAATAAACTGTAAACTTCATAATTGGTATAAAACTGAAAGTTATTTAGCGTTAACTGGAATTCCTTGACCTTCGGGAAGCCATACTTGCTGCTGAAGTTCTATTGGAGGTAGTTCTTCTTTTGCTGCTGGCAATCCTTGCTGACCAAAAAGTTGTTTGTCTGTTGTTGATGTGACTGTAATCACTTGGTCCATAATAAACTTTTGCTTCCTGTATGTTCTTTTATCAGGAGCAAAACTAACCATCAACAATGCGTCATGTTCTTCACCACAGTGAGCTATAACTCTACCTGCGATTTTATCTGTCACCACCCAATAATCATACATTCTTTTTCTTCTGACTTTTTGTATTATAAGTTTCTTTTGATGGTCTGTAAAGATTTGGCCAAGTATCTCTAATAATTTCTGCAAGTTTATAAGGTGTCTCAGAAGTAATCATTTTAATATCTTGATGGTGTATACTCAAGGTCTCCAAGAATATCTTCCAAGATTATACCATACTCTTTAAATCTTTTATCACCTGCAATAAAACATCTTTGACGCATCCATACCGCATCCGCCAGAAGTTTAACCTGGTCTTCTGTGAGTGTTAAAGTTTTCATTTTAGTTTTGCAACTCTTATATGTATAAAATTACTAGTATCTAATATTTTTCCTTGGACGATAAGCAAAAAGATTGGCTGGTTTTGGTGGTTTCATCCACTCTTCTATAATATAAAACTTTTCTTCACAATAAAAATCTTGCTGAACATACCACAATTTCCAGTGATCATGTCCTTTGGATTGATTACATGACTTACAGCAACATACAACGTTCCTTGTAATATCTAACCCACCTTTTGACTGTGGAATAACGTGGTCCAGAGTTAAATCTTCTTCCGAACCACAGTAAGCACATTTATGATCCCAACTTTCCTTTATTTGTTTCCTCCATAATCGTTTTGCTTCTGATTGACTTGTTGCATGTAGATTGAACAAGTATTCTTCGGGCGATTGGAGAGGTCCCATAAGTGCTTGCGACTTATGAGTATTTATTTTACAAAATACATACGACGACGATACTGCTCACCTGGGCAGTTTTCTAGATGCTCAATCTCTTCATCAGGAAGAAAGTTGACACCACCAAGAAGTTTGGCACCAACAAAGATTTCTGCTGACTTCTCACACATTAATGTAGCAGCAGCACAATCTTTTTGATAAGGTGATGCTGTAATGATACCATGATTTTCTAGAAGAATCAACTTGGGAATGTATCCATGATAATCCACAAACTCACCAACATACTTCTCCACATTGGCAAGTAGTCGCGCCCCAGGAGGCGCATAAGGGACCAAACAGGACAGTACACCATTCCTTACGATTTGATCTGGGAACCACCTCTGACAGGCAAAATCATTTACAGCAGGAGAGCAGAGTATCTGAGTTGTCTTAGGTGGATGTGTATGAGCAATATAATTGATTTCTGGGAAGTGCTTCATAATCCAAGCATGAAACAATACCTCAATGCTTGGTTTCTTATGTTCAGGATTAAGTTGTTGCGCGTCTGTATCTACAAGAACTAAATCTTCTTCTGATAATGTATGAAGACTTGTGCCACTTGCTTTGATTAGAAATGTATCCTCAGTATGTCTTTCCGATACATTACCTTCACCACAAATAGTATAGTCAGCAATTGTGTGTGCTAAGTCTAAAAGCATCTTTAAGTATTGTAAAAAATTATTTAGAAATTGTACCAGATATTTGATATAAGTTTTGTCTTGATTTCTACAAAATTCTCAGTAGTGAAGAACTTCAATAATATCCTTTTTATTTGGATTTTCAGATTCGCCAACCTTTACCAAGGAATCAAATGAATTAGAGTATGTTCCTTTACGATTAGTATCAAGATATCTTACTTTTAACCTACATGGAAAATGGTTATGCATATCCAAAGTTTTGTCATAAACGAATCCTATAATCTCAAATTCTCTTCCATGTTTTTTCTGAAGAGGATTATCTATTCTACAAATGTCACCAATATTAAAGTTAACCATAATTCAAAATAACTACTTAAAATATTATATCACGTCTTATCAATAATGATAATGATCTGTGAGTGATAGTACAGTTAGAAAGATGCCAAAGGTTATGAAGAATACTAGAATACCAGTCATAAAAAAAGGAGTTCGGGGAACTCCTTATATTTATTTTAACCTCTGTAGATTCTCCACTAAAGTTTTAAGTTCTGTTAGAGTTGCATCATTTTTAAGAGTATTGGCTCTGTTGCTGATGACCCACACATTACCTTTGATATATCCTTTGGAAGAATCAATACGATCTAATGATGGTGATTCCATAGGAGTGCCTAACAAAGGACAGGTGTCTGGAATAACAATATCTTCTTTTGTGATATTAAAATCCAGACCCTTTTGCTTTGCTCTATATTTTGCCCGAGACCACATAGGTGAACGAAGATCTCTCCCCTTCTTTCTATCAAGTTCTCGTCTATAACATCCACAAGATACTGTTTGCCCAGGTTTCATAGATGATCTGCGAACTGTTTTTATAGTTCCACATTCACACTGAACTTTACAGTATCTGTGAACCTTATCAGACCATTCATCAAGAATGGTAAGCATTCCTATCTTTTCCATAATTCTACCACACGATAGAATTATTTATATCATAAAGCATTTCCACGAGGTAAAACTTCCTCTGGAAATACAAAGTTTGCTCCGGGTTGGTCTACTGGAGCCATCCAAGCACGAAGACCTTCATTCAGAAGAATATTCTTCGTGTAGAAGGTCTCGAACTCTGGATCCTCCGCCGCTCTAATCTCTTGAGATACAAAATCGTATGCACGTAGATTGAGAGCAAGACCAATGATTCCAATAGAAGAAGTCCAAAGACCCATGACGGGAACAAATAGCATAAAGAAATGCAACCAACGCTTGTTACTAAAAGCAATACCGAAAATCTGTGACCAGAAACGGTTAGCAGTAACCATCGAATAAGTTTCCTCCTCTTGAGTTGGTTCAAAAGCCTTGAAAGTGTTTGACTGATCACTGTCTTCATAAAGTGTGTTCTCAACTGTTGCACCGTGAATTGCACAGAGAAGTGCTCCTCCCAGTATACCAGCAACTCCCATCATATGGAAGGGGTTGAGTGTCCAGTTGTGGAACCCTTGTAGGAACAGCAGGAACCTGAAGATCGCTGCTACACCAAATGATGGTGCGAAGAACCAGGATGATTGTCCTAGTGGATACATCAGGAACACGCTGACGAACACAGCGATAGGACCAGAGAATGCGATTGCGTTATATGGTCTGATACCCACCAGTCTAGAAATCTCAAACTGGCGAAGCATGAATCCGATCAGACTAAAGGCCCCGTGGAGCGCCACAAAAGTCCAGAGTCCCCCAAGTTGGCACCACCTGACGAAATCCCCTTGAGACTCAGGACCCCAAAGTAGAAGAAGAGAATGACCCATAGAATCTGCAGGCGTTGACACAGCTGCCGTAAGGAAATTAGCCCCCTCAAGGTAACTAGACGCCAACCCGTGGGTGTACCAGCTTGTAACAAACGTTGTGCCAGTAAGCCAGCCACCAAGGGCAAGATAAGCAGTGGGAAAAAGTAGTAGTCCAGACCAACCCACAAATACAAAGCGATCTCGTTTAAGCCAGTCATCCAGGACATCAAACCACCCCCGTGATTGAATAGGTTGTGAAAGTGTTGAAGAAGTCATATCCTCCTATGTATTTCTCATATTTAGTTTACATTAGTTTACAATAAGAGTCAATAGGTGTTAGTGCTTAAATATTGATTAGCATATTCCATAATTTCTTGAATGGGCAAATCTTTTGTAAAGTGCTCAGACCCACCAATTATACCATCAATCTTTTTTTGATATTGTTTATAAGTATTCAAAATATATCTTTCGCAGTCAAATACTTCCTTATGAGACGCCTTCCATTCACCAAGTTCTTTTACAGTTTCAGTGAAGCGATATTTTATTCCATGAAAAGACCTACCAATCTTATAAGTTCCATATATGGTTTCAATAAAATATAAGTAATCTTCTCTATCAGACCACTCTTCTTTAAATCCAAAAAATCCATAACTTTTTGATACTCCAACAGTTCCAGCATTCCAAGTTGGTTTTCCAAATGCAGGATTATTTTTTCCAACTTTTGATTTTCTTTTGCAACAGAATGCTTCCCCACCCTTTTCATAGGTAACAATAAAGTTTCTTATACTCATAGTTCTTTGGCCTGTGCAAGGACAACTAACAACCACATCAGTAGAACGGCGAACAAGTTTTTCTGGAAGATGTATAAGTTCCAATCCCCTTCTTTCACATTCAGATATTACTAGTTGGTGTAAATCCATATAAGTTGCTCATAACTTTCCATAACTATTTATACATTATAGCATAAAAAAAGGAACCCGAAGGTTCCTTTCTTGTTTATTCAGTTTTTAGAAAATTCAACCGATGGAAGGAGCGGTCATTGCCACAGGAGTGGTTTCTGCTGCTGCGAGGTCAAGAGGGAAATTGTGCAATTGTGTTATCGTAAAGACTCTTTATTCTTTACTTCTTACTGTCGCCAGTAAGTTCAGACTATCTCTTCATCCTTATGTTTATTAAGGAGTCGGGCATTCGTGGG